CTCTGTTCGGCTTCTGCCCTCTGTTCGGCTTCTGCCCTCTGTTCAGCTTCTGCCCTCTGTTCAGCTTCTGCCCTCTGTTCAGCTTCTGCCCTCTGTTCAGCTTCTGCCCTCTGTTCAGCTTCTGCCCTCTGTTCAGCTTCTGTCCTCTGTTCAGCTTCTGTCCTCTGTTCAGCTCTCTGAACATCTTTATTAATATTGTCTTGAGATATGTTTCTGGTTATTTCTTGTTTTTTCTTTTTTGGTTTTATAAATGGTTTTGATTGTTGTTTAGATCTGCTTGGTTTAATATTAGATGATTTTACAGACATAAGAGAGCGTGTACTTTCATTAGTGTCATCGTTTACAGCTTGATTCCTTAAACTTTGTGACTCTATTAACTGATAACGTCTCTTGAGTACATTTAATTCTGAACGCAATTCTGCATTTTGTCCAGTTAAGTTTTTAACTACTGAAACATCTGAAAATTGTTGTAGTTCATCAATCTGATTATATAAATTTTTAACGGTTTTAGAATGTGATTCCTTTAATTTTAACATTCCTTCTAAAATTACAGATTGCATCTGAGATACAAGTTTCATCTCATGATCATTAAGATTAACAGATTTTGACATATATATTATTAATATTACCACTTTTAAATACTTAATATGTAAAATTGATTCTATTAATTATAATATATTAATGACCGATTTATCAACAAAGGTTCTTCAAGATGTTGCTGCAGGATTGATTACTCCTTCAGAAGGCGCGATTTTACTAAAAAAACAACAAGAAAAGACAAAAGGGGTTATTTTAAAAGTAACCCCTAAAGGTTGTATTGGAATATACGGATTGCGTAGAATGCCAATTAGTATATATTATACGGAACTAACGTCTATACTTAATTATGTTTTATCAGAAGGTTGGGAATATAGTGATGACATGAATACATTTTTGAAGGAAAATGACGATCGTATTAAGAAAACAAAATAAAACTTAAAAACAAACTAATATTATTTTTTCTTAGTTTTCGCTACTAAAACTTTACGAGCCTTAGTCTTAGTCTTAACCGTAGTTATTGTATTATGTTTACTAAAATATTCCAGATCATTGAAATAAAAACAAATACTTGATCTTAGATCTGGTTCATTTTCAGGAATATTTTGTTTCATTATTAAATATTTGATATTAGCTAATGTGTATTTCCCAGTCTTTAATATCTTAGCACTTGGTTTACGAGCATTGTATTTTTTATATTTTAACATATTACTCTCTTTATACACTAATTTTTGATGTTGAGATGTTATAGGTGCTTTTGTACCATCTTTTCCATATAATATATACCATAATCCTTGCAAAAAACAATCTGCTAAATCATCCTGTTTTTTTTGTTTATCTATTATCATTTGAGCTTTTCTATATCCTCTTTGTTTCAATATATACATACAATACTGTACACCATACCATTTATTACGATCATATTGACCTTTTAGATGACAGCTGAGAGGTGGACCATCATACAAAGTTAATTTATTTTTTGCATCAACAAAATAAACCTTGTCCATCTCCTTAAATATAAAATAACTAAACAGTGCATAGGCTACATGTTTCATCTTTTCACGAGCTCTTGTTGGCTGTCGTTCAATAAGAACACATTTAATATTTGTTAATTGTATTTTAGACAAATGACTATATAAAGTAGATATCAATTCAAATTCAGGTGTGTTTGCGACCGTTATATTTCTACGATATTGTCCTTTATCTAAAATTCCTTTATAATGAGTAGAACACAGCCCAATTTTATTATTATCAACATTTTGATAATATGCCTTATTTGAACAGGATTTGTCCTTTGATTTTAGTTTTGAACTACATAAGAGCTTAGTGTCACCGTTAGCCATATTAATTATATTCCATTCAATAGGCTCTCCGTCTTCTGTCATAATACAATAGGCTAAAGTTTTTATTGCTACATCTATACTTATATAATATGGTATCAATACACGTTTTTCTTTTTCTTTAACTGTTACTATACGTTTTACATTTGGTTTTATAGTTACATTTGGTTTTATTTTTACATTATTCATTAATATATTAATATTAATAAGTTTAATACAATTATTACTCCATAGTTTTTCTAATACCATTTTTATATTTCATTAGTTCTTTTCGAGCTTTTTCTAATTTTTCTACATTAACTGATAGATTGCGTATCGTGCTACGATTATCGGTTCGGGAATCAGAACATTCTTCTATTTGATAACCGATTGATGCTAGAGGCATCTTGAACGTATGAAATATTGTATTTGTTGAAAAACTTTTACGATAATCTTCGATTGATACATTTCCACCAAACATGTTTAGTACTAATCGTCGCGGCGACGCTTTTAATGATATATCAATTGCTTCACCAGTTTCAATATGATATAATAACTCTAATAGTTGTAGTTTTTCTCCATGTTCGTCACCAACATACAAATCACTATATGTTTGTATTGATGCCATATCATCTTCATCATTTTTATTTGGACATAAATACCGTTTAGCACAGTTGTAACTACAGAAATTTCCATAACACATAAATGAACCATTAATAATATTATGTGGTATTCCTACAGGCGATGTTTCAAATTTATGACAACAGTACATACATGCATAATAGGAAGATACTGGCCATGGATCCCCCGATACATGAATAGAAGAAGAAATATTTCTGGTAATTCCTGAATTAATTATTAAATTTTTTCTTTTATCGGATGCAACCGATTTATTATTTTGTTTTACTGTCTTTGCAAAGGCGTTTAATTTTCTACTAATCGCTGAAAGTCCCTTTTCTGTAGTTTTATTATATAATGCACTATTATTATCCCAATTAGCATGGTTTGCATTATTTGGATCCCATGATGATGGATCTAATGGATCGGTTATATTATCAAGTAGAACATTATTACTCTTTAACATATGTTCTTCAAGTTCTTTTATATCCTTTTTAGTAAGTTTGAGAGTTAGTATATTATATTTTGTAACATGTTCATGACTACTTGTCACATTATTTAGATTAGATGTAACAGAATATACCCTACTATTTGGAATGATGGGTAAATTATTTATTGGTTTAGAAGATCTTGGACTAATCTTTCTTTTAGGGAGTTTAGTTAGTTTAGGTAGTTTAGTTAGTTTAGGTAGTTTAGGTACTTTAGCTTTTATAACAGTCTTCTTTTTCGGAAAAACTTCCTGACTTAATTCCATGTACTTACAAACAAATATAATCTTTTTTTTAGTACACCAAGATTGAATAGCTATATGTCTATTTAATCTTGGATGGATAACTTAATGAAAGATTAATTTATATTAATTATTTACCTGCAGCTTTATCTAGTGTAGCTTGTTCAAGGTCATTCATCAATAAAAATAAAATATCTGTAAAAGTATTTAAATATGTCATTCGATTAAAAGAATTTGCTGTGATTGGTGTTATTATACTGGCATCCATAGCTCTAAGATGAACATTACTTGCTTTTGTATATGGACTATTTCCAAGTGTTAATGACCCTAATTCCCATAGTTCGGTTATAACTATTTTTAATCTTTCTCCTAATACAGGATCAACTCCAACTGTTACCAAATATTGTGTATTTGGTATAAATGCTACATAATTTGCTTCATTCAAATCTGTAGATGTCTGATATTTTATTAGTACCACATCTAAGTATAATAATGGTGGATAACGTGTGCCATAGGCATCAGCAAATTGAAAGTTATATACCTGTCCTAATACTAGTGCATCTTGGAATGACTTTGTTTCTCTATCATATATTTGCTGCCCTGTCAATATTTCTAGTTCATACTCAGCCGGTGGAATCAATAAGCTTTTTTTAACTTTTTTGACTTTAATTCCATTTATTTCAGCATATCTCTGTTCTATATGTATTATATCATCTTCCGTAAATTTTGAACGTGTAAGTGGGTCAATAAATTCTTTACTTGAGTCTATGTCGGTTTTATATTGATGATGTATGGACTCTATACTATAACAATTACCTGTACTTAGTTTAATTAGTTTTAATTGGTCCTCTAGATACATATCTACAAAGTCTTCCATTGCGAATATTTCAGTATCGTTATTACATTCATCGATTAGTTTTTGTGCCCTATCTTTTAATAGTTTAGCAACATCTATTCCGTTTTTCAGACATTCTTCTACACCCTTAACAAATGCTTGGTCAAGTGTTCCGTCATCTTGATTTAACCTCATTGTTTTTTTTGTAATTGGATTAATAAAGGGATTTTCCAACCACTGCATACATTGTTCCTTATTCAATTCAGTTTTTTTTATTGATTCAATTAATTTAATAGGTTTAATTGATTTAATAGGTTTAATTGATTTAATAGGTTTAATTGGTTTAATTGGTTTAATTGGTTTTATAGATTTAATAGGTTTAAATGGAAATTGAAGTTTGTCGCAAAGTGCTTTTAATATTATATCACGTGTACCAGTTGCAACTGTACCTTGTTCCCTTGCAAGTTTTTTTATCTCAGTAAGATTCATGCCTCCATTACTTTTAGATTTACCTTTACACGCAGCCTTAAGTGCATCCATATAACAAAGTAATATAATTAATTTTCTTTTAATTCTTCTAGTCCACTTAAAAGTGTTTGTACTATGCTATCAAAGTTATTTCCGTTACCAGTCATTGACAGTGGTAATCCAGCAACGAACAATCTCCTCGCAAGGACCTCTGCAACATCTTCTAATGGAATACTTTCTACTTCAATCGCCTTTATAGCATATTCCTATTGTTCTTGTTTCGTTCTATGTAATGTAGGACTATACACCGTGGGTTTTACTAATTTCTTTGTGGTAAGTTTAATTGATTTAACTACTTTCTTAGAGTCTAGTTTAAATGGTAATTGAAGTTTTTTGCAAAGAGCTTTTAATATCATGTTTATTACCACTCGTTGAAACGCCTTCTTTTTTTGCCAATGTTTTAATATCAACAAGATTCATTCAACCGTTATTTTTAGTTTTACCTTCACAAGCTGCTTTAATTTCATCCATATAATATACATTATATTTGATAAAAACTCAATTGCATATAACATAACATCAATCATGTTATGTTATATGTATAACATTTATTATACTAAAGAGTAAAATACTGTTAATAACAATGAATATTATCAACATATATCCTGTAAAAATTAACCGTTTAGCTTATGCATTTGAATTACCTGCAACAGGTACTTTATATAATTTTGTATTTAATTCACGTTCAGCACACTACAATTATGCTAATAATTATTATGTTCCTCCACCTGCGCCAAGTGAATTGTTACATTCTATACATTTATGTATAGATAATACACCAATAGTTAGTTTACATGACACTGCAAAACATACCGTTCCACACTACATAACATGTAGTACACCTGTATATTTTTTCCGTGATAATATGCCATTATTTACAGACGATATAAATAGTAAAAATATATGTGTTGTTGTGGAATTTAAAGATGAACCTATGGGTTCAGTCTGGTTGTCATGTACAGAAAAAAAATTATCGAGTTTTTTTCCAATACATACAACAAATGGTTTTCCAATACAGTATAAATTAGGAAAAATAATAGTTGATCAATCAACAAAGTGCAATAGTTGTCGTTGTGGAATATAAAGTCATATACTTAACAGACAACCTACAATAAATATTTTATTTTATAAGTATATATGGAAGATTCTAATGAATTATATGAACAATTAAAAAAATACTTAGATCTTAAACTTCAGAAACCTTTTAATGTTACAAAGGTTTCATTATTACTTGCAAATGGGCTTAAATTTGTAAGCCGTTCATCAAAGTTATCTGATGAACAAATAAGGGATATAACCCTTCGTGCCGTAAGAGATGTTGTTCACGACAGCGATAAAATAGATATGAATGATAAACAGCAAATATTTGACCTATTAGATTTAATTGGTGCAGATGTTGTAGATAAACTCATTGATTTAGCTAAAAATACATATACATTCCTTAAGAAAAATGTATTTCGTTGCTGTTACAAAGAAAATAAACGCGTATCAAGCGTTAATCGTTCCCTAGGCTCTTCGCTCGGTAATACAAATGATGAATTAGATAAACTAAAAAATTATCTTAAACTTAAATTGAATCAACCAATTAATGCTTGTAAGATTGTGGGTATTATTGCTTCAGGTGTTAAATTCATAGAAGCATTTCAACACCTTTCAGGTACAGAGAAAAAGAGTTTAGTTATTAACTCTTTGCATGAAGTTATAACCGACAGTAATAATATAAAAGAAACTGACAAGACGGAGTTATTAACATTAATTGATATATTTGCTGATGATTATATTGACTTATTAGTTGAATTTGGCAGAGATAAATTAAAGATCTTTAATTCAACTAATAATTGCTTTAAATGTTGTAAATAACTTTTAAATAACTTTTAAATAACTTTTAAATAACTTTAAATAACTTTAAATAACTTTAAATAACTTTAAAGTTATTTAAATAACTTTAAATAACTTTAATAACTTTAAATAACTTTAAATAACTTTAAATAACTTTAATAACTTTTAATGTTTGTTTAGTCCATAGAAAGTAAGTTTAGTCTATGTGCAAATTCCTTATCAATTGCAGCTTCTACAGCTGTCGTTTTTCGAATTAATACACCATTAATTCCGAATATGTTAACAATACTATTTAATTTCATATTTATTAGTTGTCTAAGTCCAGGATAATCTAATATTATTCTATGTATAAATTTAATACCCCATGCGTATCTCGATAACATAAGAAATATGAAATGGCTATCTCCTGTCATTCTATGTCGAAATACACTATCTAGTAAATTTATTCCAAAGTCTTCGATAATTTCGAAATAATATTTTACTTCAAGTCCAAGTTTATCATCCTGATAACTTATTTTACCCAACCATTTCCAATCATTATTAGATTCACCATGTAATATGAATGCTTGGAATGGACTTTTATGAACATGTAATAATAAATTGTCTAAATTTGGACTATAATCATACTCATACTCAGATAATGTCTCTAGAATATATAAAGCATCTGATTGATCTTTGTTACCAGTATCTTTATGATCAGTCCAACCATGCTGAGAAGAAAAATAGAATGTAGTTGTATCATCTATCTCTAAACTATTAAAAGTTTGTGAAGTAACACTGGTTTCATAATAGTTTAAAGGATTAATTCCCAATAAGTGTGTTAATACACTTATTATATTATTTTTGGTGGGGACAATCTCGTGTAATTTACGTATATATCTTACACCTGGGATACCACTAACTACTGATGCCCAATCTCCTGCAAAAAGAGAAGCATTTGTGTCTAATTGAGCCTTCAGTGATGGATATTTTTCATAAAAGTGTCTACATTGAGATATTGTAGATATAGGTAATTTATTTATGTCAATATCTTTTATATTCCATATCAATCGGTTTAATATATTAAGTGTAGTTTTTTCGCCACAATCTGGAATACGTTTACCCATATGTGAAAATGACCAATCAGCAACAGGGCAATACATACCTTGTTCTGGGTCAGAATTCTTGAGTGAATATAATGTGTAATATTTAGCCTTCATTGATAAATTATCCCGTTTAATTTTAGTCTGATATTTTCCTAATCTTAGGTGTAAAGTTTCCGTATTCATAACGGATGGAGCTTGTTCAAAACTTTTAAGATTAAAGTATGTTTGTAAAAAATTAACAGGATGTATAGGTAACATAATATCATTTATTTTGAGTCTTTGTAGACAATATATATTAATAATATGTGTAAATAAATCAATATCGATATTAAGAGTTTTAGAAAATATATGTATTTCATATTTATGACACATCAAAGATACTATATCAGCTATAAATTGCTGATAACATTCCTCTAAGGATTTATTTAATTCAATATTAGAAGCCTTAATTAAATTCTTATTTACATTTGTTTGTAAGGTCTGAATTTTACTATATATATTAGTTATGTTCTGTGTATGTGCTAATTTATCTTGATACGGTAATAATGTGGTATAAAAATGGTTATATAGTTTTACAGACATTACCGCCATATATCTATTTAAATCATCGCCTTTTACAGTATATCCCATTATATGACGTATTTTTGTAACGGTATCATAGTCATGAAAAGTATTAATAAAAGTATTCATATTCTTCCATATATAAGACATTGATTTACCTATCAATGGTACAGTTAGTTTATTTTTAAGTGATACAACATGCATCTCTGTTTTAGTTACTAGTTCTGTTAAGGGATTTACAGGTGTAACATAATGTAATAGATTACAAAACATTAATTTATTTACTGCATTATTATTTTGTCTTGGTTTAAAATCTTCCGTTGTAAATAACCATCGAATAAAATCTTTGCATTGATTGTGTTCACCTGTATTATTATACACATTTCTTATTAAATTGTTTGCATTAAAATAAATTGTATCATCTATCTCTCCTACATAGTCCGGTGTATCCTTAAACATATATCTTCCATAATCTTCTTCTATTTTAAATATAATCATACGTATAGGAAGTGTTTTTATTTGTTCTATCCTGTAATCATCGGTTAATTTAAACATCTTTGTGCTACCTGTTCGTGTAGACCCGATTGATTCTAATAATACATAATTATCTTTATCCAATAAGACATAATCTAATATATTCTTTTTATATAAATATACTGATAAATATGGTAAAGGCATCAGATTTATCAGATCTGGAACACTACTTTTTATAGGAGCTTTATTGTTACGTTGTAGTTTCTTGTCCTTTGATATCCAATTAACCTGATATTCTGAATTAATTTGTGGGCCTCTATATGGATCGTCTATCAAAGTTATTGGTTCTTTGTGAATATAACCGCCTTTTTGCATATATATATATATATTTATTTAATATAATAAGTATAATCCTTATGAAATTTATTATCGGTTGTAAATGGAATATTTAGTAGCATATCTATAGTGTAACGAAGAGCACTATAGATATTACCATTAGGTATTGTTATAGTATTATTTTCAATTTGAAGACTATTATTACCTAAATATTTTCGAACATGTTTAATTATTTCGTTAAATGTATCCTGTATTTCACTTAGATAATCTTCTTCTAAGTACTCTAAGTCCATATCATCATACTTTGATTTATCATCTATTGATTTATCATCTATTGATTTATCATCTATTGATTTATCATCTATTGATTTATCATCTATTGATTTATCATCTATTGATTTATCATCTACTGATTTATCATCTATTGATTTATCATCTATTGATTTAATGTAGTCAGCAATCATCTCTGCTCGGGTTTTTCGTTGGTCAATCGAATCTGGTTTATCTGTACTAATAGGTGATTCATTTATGCATTTAATGTATTTTTCAATATTATCAATGGCATCAATAGTTTCTTGTTCTAATTTTATATGAGACCACAATGATATATGAGTGTCATTGTGTTTTAATAAATAATATTTAATAAGTTTATCTTTTGATATATCCATGTATTTTCCAATCAACTCTGTTTTTATTATATTTATATTATCGGCGGTTCTATTTAATTCAATTAAATTTGCTGGTTCATGTACAATAATCTTAGCATTAGAGTAAGATTCACCATTTATTTTTGATATAGCGTTTTCAATTGATATTAGTTTTGAATTTACATCTTTGGCTAAATCAACAAGATTATAAATTTCATTATTATTAATATATTTCATTGGATCTATATATTTATATGGTATCTTCTTTAATGATATATCATATGTAGGGACTGATCCAGTAATGTCTGTCATGTAAAATATATGTTTCATCAATAATTCTATTTGTTGTTTAGTATAATCATTAATTGATACGATATGTCCTGAGAAGTCTATATCATATTCTTTATTCATTATTATAATCACTATCATCACTTTCACAAATCATACTTTCTAAATTTGTATTATAATTTGTTCCTACATATAATGTAGGAACATAACGAATGACACTGGTTATACTATTAGTTTTATAAACAAATGTACCAGTAATTTTCCCATTTACAATATAGGGTATTAATAATCGCATATTATCTATATTATATTTATATTTATATCCATTGTTTTCATCAATAAAAATAAAGTCCTTGTCATGTGTTTCAGTATATATTAATGTTGAAGTAAATTGAGAGTTACATGCTAATTCCCAATTAAAGAGAGCCTTACGTGATATGTTTTTATGTGAGACCAGGTTAGTAGGTATTAGGGTATCTCTTTCTATGCTGTTTAAATCGTTATAACATATATTATTATAGGTTCCATATTCTCTGATTGATTCATTGGCAATTTTATGCTGTGTTATTTTATATAGTGTACATATCTTATCGGATTCAATATGAACATCGTGTTTATTGATAATAATTGTTTTATTATGTAAATTATATATACTATATACACCATTATTATATATTGAATATATTCTATAATTTTTGTGCTGTGAAAGAAAAAATGGTTTACCGTTTAACTTTACTGGAAAGATTTTATCATATGCATTACAATCGTGTAAATTCAATAATGAATCTATATATGTTGCACTATAAAATATATTTGGATTGGCGGTGTCTGTTATGACAATTTTACCTACTTTATCTATCAAATGTTTACCAACAATTTTATATACTAATTCACATGAGGAGTTATCATAAATATAATAGTTCAAAAACTGTTTGGTAGAAGATTTATAATTTAGTGTTAGTTTGCTTCCAGTCAATATAAGGGTTAACTCAAGAGAGGTTGTGCCATTGGTACTATTATTAGATGCAATAGTTTTAGACATATTACATCTATATAATTATCATTTTTGATAAATTAGTAATGTATTGTTTAAATTTATGTTGTAATGAATCATATCAAATATTAAACCCATTAATATAGTGGGTAAGTATCCTTATCAATGGTAAAAAAATGATATATATTATTTTATATATGAAACGTAATTACATGTCGATAAAAGAAAAGAAATACAGAAAATATTTTCTGTATGACCAAGAACATGATCCTTATCATGGAATAATTGGGGATATACTACCGGAGAAATACCGAAAGTATAACTTTAAATATTATTCAACAAATCGTTCACTTAAAAAATATGACTATGGTAAAAACAAAGAGGGACAGGCAGGAGATCAATTCAAAAAGACAGAAAAGAGTTTTTAATACTTGTTGTGCACGAAATGCTATCAAAGATATTTTAATTTATTATATGTAATTTAACAAGGATTTTTCTTATTAAAAAAAAGTATATGGATTATTAATGTTTTGGTTATTTGTTAAAAATAAATAACCTAATTATTAAATGAGTTGTGCAATATGTCTTAATGATTATAATAAAGCTACAATATCTTATACTGTCACATGTGGTCATTTTTTTCATAAGACGTGTATCGATACATGGCAATCATATAATACAACATGTCCTTTATGTAGACAGAAAATAGTTTTCAACCCTTTCAAATCAGGAATTAGTCTTTATAGATACAAACCTAAAACTAATTATGCTATAATTAATTTAGATAAAAGTACATCAAGATTAAATTTTGTTTATTTTAACAAATTGAATGAGCTAAAGATACCAAGCCACGAAACGTATTTTATTTGTAAGATTAATACGGATTTTGACATAACTGCTAATCATATTAAAATTTATAATAATATATTGCCATTATATAGAAAATTGGAATATATTACAGGACATAAATATAAATATAATCCATTTCTTCCAATCAATGAAAATAAAAAACTTCTATTTTTTAATACAAATAACAAAAGAACTATTGTTCCGAAAAGACAAAAATATAAAATGATTGGGTTAGTATTCAAGGTAATTAAAAAACACAATAAACCTATAATAATACCAGTTCAGATTAAATATAAATTGCTTATCACTTCTATACAGTGATAAGCAATTTAAACAATAACTTTCATTTTTAAATGAAAGTTATTATTTAAACAATGAAAATTCAATCATATGAAAATGTATTTAATTTAAAACAAAACCACATACATAACTATGATTTTTTCAAACATATTGGAGTCAATAAAAACAAAATTACATACAAAGGTAATTGTGTACAATGTACACCCATACGGGAACTCAATAAAGGAACATTTGGAAGTGTAAATTTGTTGTTAGTTCATACACAAGACGGAAATTTTGAATTAGTTTCAAAAACATCACATAAAACCATATTAGAAGAAGTATCAATTATAGAAAAATATCCACTATTATTGAATAGCAATGGTATAATTCCAATGATTATCAAAAACAATGAAACAATACTTATGCCCTATGCAAACGGAGATATATTAAATTTATATGGAAATTTATCTTTTGAACAAGCTATAGATATTGCATATAGAATAGGTACATATCTAAATTGTTTCATAAATCTAGGTCTCCATTATTATGACATCAAACCAGCAAACATATTATATTTTATCAATGAAAATAACCATATAGACATTAAAATAGGGGATATTGGAGCTGTTATGCCAACAGAAAGAGATGGGTTTTATTTATCGACATATCCTCCCCCTGAATATTATGATGGTAGATGTAAAGTACTTACATATGATTCCTCATATTATATTTGGTCATTACTAAATATAATACTAATTTTACTATTTGATTGTAATATGCCTATATGGAATGACGATAAAGATGAATATGATAAGGATTTTAAGAGGTTATTAGAACAAAGTATATCATACCTTAAAAGTTTAACACCGAAATCACAAGTACTTATAGATATGTTACAGACATGCTATATTACAGGACCAGATAACCACCCAGTTCAAACACTTCCGCCATTGTCTGAATTTTTAAAGATATTAAAAAACATATGAAATGCAAAGGAACTGTTTCAGTAATTAATTAGTAATTACTGAAACACGTGTTAAAAGTTGTAAAGATATTTAATATACAATCTACAAAATCATTTTATATATAATTATATATGCTCTTTAATGCTTTCAACTTTGTTGAAATTACTATAATTATTCTTATAGTAATTATGTTGGTTAGTCATACTGAAGCATTCAGTATGGAAATTACTACAGTAGAATCAACAGTAGACAATATTAAGTATGTTGTATTAAATTTGCCTGATAAAATCAATGCCGCCAATAGATTGGCACGATTAAGACTAAAATTATTGAATTTTATTGAACATTTAGATAGCAAAGTTATTAACAATAAGGAGTTCAAAAAAAAGATTAAACGTATCCAAGGTAAATTCAAGGCTGTATTAACAGAGTCACGTCCCGGTTCTAAGTTTACCAGTTTTACAACAGATAAAGGAAGAAAAATACACATGTGTATAAGGGAAAGAGATGAGAATAATAGGTTTATAGATGATAACACATTATTTTTTGTTGCTTTGCACGAATTAGCGCATGTTATGACAATAAGTATAGGACACAAACAAGATTTCTGGCAAAATTTTGAATATTTATTAAAACAGGCTATAAATATGGGGTATTATAAATATCATCCATATCATACGAGTCCCAAGAAATACTGTGGTATGGAGATATCGGATACACCATATAAAATATAATTATTTAGGCCAATAGGTTGTTCTATACTCGTTTTTCTTTAGACGTTCATATAGTCCTGGAATATCACTAATAGGTGTAGTTAATATTGAATTACATGAAAACTTATACTTAATATTTATACCACTTAACTCAATATCACATTTACATGGTAAATCCTCATCATCCTCGTTATCAATAAATGTTAGCTGATTAGTATTGTCAAGTACAATATAAACTGGATGCTGATATTCATCAGTATCAGAAATAATGTATTTTATATTATTTCTATCGTTTACATCAAACCATTGTTCAATTATTGGTTCATGTATCTTTGTCGCAACAGTTACCATGTTTCCTGATTTATAACCATTAACATGTACAGTAAGTTCAGAGTTTGAAAACTTGTCAATACTTAATGTAGTATCATCGATATAATACATTAAATGCAATTTACCATGATAGTTAAATATTCGATATTGAATAAACATTGTTCCATCATAATATACATAATCTATTGTACTTTCAATGATTCTTTTTACATATTTTCTAGTTTGTGTTGAGAATGGCTTTTCATTTGTAATTATGTTTCATTCATTTTTATCGCAGTCATCTACAACATCGTAATAAACATGATTTATACGTCGTTTGTACCATCATCATCATTCAAATAAGGCATCTTGCTAATTAGATCTTTACTTAGTCTTATCCTTGTCTCATATGTTGTCAATTTAATTATATGAGGGGGAGAAACGCGGATGAAAGGTCGATTTCTTTGAAGTTTCGCTTGGAAACTCTACCAAATTATTATATGTACGACCTGTATAATATAACCTCCATTTTCCATAATCTGCTCCCGGTATAATATTAATGTAGAGATAATATCCCTTTTTAGTTATATTCTCCTCTGTAGGTTCAGGAAGATTAAAACCATGATGAGATTTTTTACTATCTTTCCCACTCCAAAATTTACCATACGATGATTGAGATTTAATAATAGTCGTACTTTTTCCACTGTTAAAAGGTTCACTAAATTCATCTGGTATTCCAGATGAATTTATGATACTATCAATAAGCGTTTGAATCTCTGGTTGATTATAAAAATTAGAAGAAAATTTTTTAGTTTCACCCCACTCTATGTTCTCAGATTTAAGAACCTCTTGCTCATCATCAGGAAGACACCCTTTTTTAGGAATATGTGCAATCCAGCGTGTTGTACGCATTGTCATATTAGATTTAGTAATACCACCATTTATCATTTTTGTAGATGGAATTGACTTATGACTGAAATCAGTCATAACCCAATCCCGATAAAGCCCTGCTGCATCTACATTGCAATAAATCTCTACACCATGCCCCTCTTTATTATAGCCACAAGCCCTTCCTAATAACGACTGAGCCGTAACATCAACAGCAGCATTGATATTATCATGAACAAGACAAATATGTCTCGTATCTAGTTGAATACTTGCACGAGCACGATTCAAGATCAATATAACAGTAAATTTTTCTGGTTCATCTGAGACCAAACTACTTAGAGATGTCTTATCCTTATTTTTAGAATGGTGTTCAATAGTTAGTATTCCTACCTGATTAATCTTTTTAGCTACATCTTGTAATTGTTTTGTACTTTTTGTTACCCGAACAATAGCATATTTCATTTTATGTACATTAGCTGCCAAAAGATCACATAGTTTATTTTGTCCATCTTCTTTGTTCAAGTCAAACGATTGATGAACCTTTTTATTTATAAACATTTTAACAACACCATAGTAATCATCAGTTGTCTCAAGAATTACGTGTGTTTTTTTCCCAATAATTTTTTTACATGACATACTAGCCATCTCTGCATTTGCTGTGGCCGAAATAGTCAACATATAGTTGCTATTTCTAGTTCTAGATCCATTGATATAGATATTTGCAAGTTTCAATACTTCGCTTGTAGTAGCAATATCTTCTTTATTAACTTCACTATTGAGATGACTTTCATCAACAATAAATAAAAATTCATACTTATCGTCATTGTAACATGTATCAATAATTTTTCTAATTATTCCATGATTTCCCATCATTTGTACAAGAGATAAAATATTTTCATATGGTACACCAATCTCAGAAAATTCACGACAAGCTTGACCATGAATTCCATTATCGTTCACAGGAATAATTACAAATGGAATCAAAATTTTAGGACTAACTTTATTATTAAGATTAAGATAAACATATTTAGCCACACCGGTTTTACCAGCCTGCATTTGTGCAACCAATAAGACATTTCTCATTCCATCCATGAAATTAGAAACAACCTTATCACCGGTTCTAATCTGACTATCATAAAAATCTTTTTCATATGAAAAAGTTACAGTAGATATTCCCGATGATTTAGGTAGAATTGACAAATGAGTTATAGGTTTAATAATAGTTCTAGGAGAAATAGGTTTAAGATGACGGGCATGAAGACCACATAAACCCTGTGTAACATATTTACCTTTATTACCACAAATCTTTCCATAATTCAGTGATGTCTTTGACGTTATAATTGAAATACATGTTAAAGAAAACATACAACTTGATGCACTTTACACATGATCATTTTCTCAAAAAAACAGATCTAAAAGATATCCATCTCGTGGAAGCCAATCTCATTGGAACAGATCTTAAAGGATCTGATTTTACCAGCTAAGCTAGAAGTAGCCAACCTCAAAGGTGTTACTTTATTAAATACCAATTTTACTTCGGCTAATCTTGAATAAGTTGATTTAAAAAGAGTTAATCTTTCATACGTTAATATCAAAGAAGTCAATCTTTAAAATGCGGATCTCACCAAAACTGATTTCACTAGAGCTAATCTAGAATGGTAGATGACTCGGATAAAAATGGATAACATAATTTATACGTCGTTTTGTACATCATCTTCATGATTCAAATAAGGCATCTTTTTTAATTAGATCTTTCACTGTTCCAATTAAAACGATAGTAGTAGTATATTGTGGGGAATCTAAATATTATTTACAATAAAGAAGTTTTTTATTTCACGTAATAATGTAAATTGTATTTTCTCTATAATGTTTCTTAAGTATTATATATTAAGAAAATGAAGAGTGCAATTTATTAATTAATGTTCACAAACATTGGGCTACCAAACTTGGGTAATACATGTTATTCTAACTCAATAATCCAGATATTATCAGAATTTAAAGAATTAGATTTGGTATCCATATCTGCAATGAAACAAGGAATTGATGAAAAACAGTATGTTATGTGCAATAACATACTGAATTTAATAAAGGAAATAAAAAGAGGTTCTCCTAAAAAAAGTACTTTAGTACAGATGTTTGTTTCAATAGCTTGTAAATATCCGGAATTTGGTCATGGACAACACGACCAAAACGAGTTTCTAAATATAGTATTTTCTACATTACATGATTGTTTATCTGTACCATTAACAATGCAAATAATTCAAAATACTAATTTAACTCCTAATGATAAATTGGAACTTAAATCTTTTAATAATTTAAGGATGGAGGGTTCTATTGTACATGGAACAAATTCTGTAAGAACCGACAATGATATATTATTAAATTCGCCAATCTATCAACATTTTACAGGACAGTTATTAGCACGTACTAAATGCGCAAATAAAAATTGCGGATACATATCCTCAACATTTGACATTTTTCGTACTCTAGAAGTTGCTATAAATCAATCCTGTTTAACCTTAGAGGATTGTTTAGCTAAATTTACTAAAACTACAAAATTATCTGCTGAAGATGCATATGAATGTGATAAATGTAAGACTAAAAACGAATCTTCCATAAAAAGACAATTATGGAAAACTCCAGATGTATTAGTAATCTGTCTTAAACGTTTTAAAGCAACGAATGTAAATAATCAATGGACTATAATTAAAAAACAACAAACTATTACTATTCCGGATGTACTTGATATTAAACCATATGTGTGCGTGGATAGAGATATAGTAACTAAATATAATTTGGTTAGTGTGGCTTATCATATAGGTCAGATGGGTGATGGTCATTGTTACTCAAGCATTAAAAAAGATAATACTACATGGTATCGATTTAATGATGAAGATGTACAGGAAATTCCACATCCATCTGATAAAAATGCTTATATGTTGTTTTATCGGAGACAAGGCTCATCATAATTAGTAACCATTTTCATTTTCATCTTCATCTTCATCTTCATCTTCATCTTCTTCGTCTTCATCTTTGTCGTCTTCAAGCCATTTTGGAAATATTATAGGTTTATAATTAATATTGGCAATAATTGACTTCCCTGTTTGGGAATTTTTTGAAACACAATTACCTGTAGAAGGATTAATTATATCTCCTCCATCCACGGCTTCATCTTCAAGATTACATAAGTCATGCTCTTCTAATTTACGTGCAGCAATAATAGCTTTGCCTAGTTCAGTTCTCCGCAACACACACTTATTTGTAAGTGCATTACGAATTAAACTTCTTTCACATGCAGTATGTTCTGGTGTAATTTTAGCTACTTTATAACTATCCTTAATTTTAATTAAATATCCTTTTTTTTTACCATCCTTTGTAAACGTGTATTAAGTTGTTTGGTTGTAAATGTACCGCCTAATGTTCTACGTATAGCTGTTCGAGAAACACCTTTTGTACTACCATATATTTTTAGTGCCTTAATTCTATCGACTATATCCTTTTCTGACATCAGCATATAATTATATTTATATTTATTTAAACATATATTCATTAATCTTATGAAATGTCCGGGTAATTACATTATGTTTTATTTTATTTTTTAATATATTGTGCATAATACTTGCCCAGTTTAATGCGTCTTGTTGCGACATACTTCCATATTCCCATGCACACACCCCTCCTATATTAGGGTATTTCGTTTTAAGCTCATTTATGACAGAAGACTGACCTGTACCATTTATGCTTCCCATGAGTATTTGGTTAGCCTTATATCCATTACGTATACATAAATCAAATGCATTAACATCAAATGTACCGTAGAATTGACCGCAATAATAATCTACAATATCATATTTATATATATCTTTATATATAAAACCACCCATACCAGAAGTGTCTGTTTGTAAACTTGTAGCTAATGGAGACATACTAATCTCAAAGTGAGGGTACTCACTTTTAATATCTTTTATAAAAGATATTATCTGTGTTAAATTTACGCTTTCTTCTATATCTAAATCAATGCCTGTTATAATAGGATGGCGTTTTAATAACCCTGTAAGTAAACTGTAGCATTCTGAATACCTAGATAAAAAGGTTTCCCAACCACCTCCTGCACCTCCTATCATAAGAGAAATAGATATTTTTTTCTCATATGCTATCGATAAATCTGTCCATACAGATTTAAAGCTTTCATGTTCAGGATATAAATTATTTAAATGTATATATGGTTGTCCATCAGACTCTATACCAAAATGTATAGAACTTAAATGAATGTCGGTTATACAATTATTTACATTAAGTCCTTCTGTGAATGTCTGATAATAAAACATTGTTTTTCCACTCATATTATGATACTTAAATTATGTAAGTTCTAAAATGCAATTACTAAAAATGTAATTTATAAAAATAATAAGTAAGTATAAATATAGTAAAAATATTTTAATTAGAGGATAAAAAATTGCAGAAATTCAAAAGACAGTGGAATAAGAAATATCCTAATGGAGTTGAGATTGTGCTTTTTGAAGCAGTTAAGGATCTAGAAAAGAGTAAACTTAGAAAGGCACTAGTAAAGCTTATTAATAAATCACGTAAAGAACAAGAACGTTCACATGAACGTGAACGTATCGAACGTTCACGTTAAAGACTTTCAATACGTTCACGTTTCAGGAGAGAATGTGCATAATCTTACAGAAAGTTCAAGTGCACTTGAAAGTGACATTGCAAGTTTATGCGGGTACGAGCCACATCCCTCCTTCCACTCAGTAAGTAGACCGTGATTCGTCTTCTATCGACTAAAATAAGGATATTTTGCTTAAATAAAAATGATAAATTATTTTTATTAATGTGCTGGGATTATACAATATTAGATAAAGACTGGGTACAATCACAGAATTTTAAGTTTGATCATTTCGCTTCATATCGTAAACCATATGATAAATTAGTACAGGACGCAATTGATCCTAAATATATAATACCGTATTATATTGATAATTTAGGAGGTGATGCCACTTTATATAATGAACTTATTATTGATGTAGATTTTTTAAAGCTATTGACTTCTTACATGAGACTTAAATCATTAGAAGAAAAATTAGTATTAGTATTAAATACTCTTAGAACAAAATTTAACAAAGAATTTTATGATGAAGGGTGTATATTAACTATTTTATCGACAACAGTATCTCGGCTAAATATCATGATGCTTTATAAAATTCATGATATTAATCTAGATATATATGAATGGATGCCACTATGTAATTTTATTCATACATTGGAAACACTTGAACATAAAATGCCATATATTTGTTCTATATCATCAAAATCATTAACAAAGCACCTTGATCGATGGACAAATTTTATTAAAGAAATTAATATGATTAATTCAGCAGCTGCCCCAAATAGGATAGGCTACAAGAATATGTGATAATAAATAAAATGTACTGAGAATAAAACCGTCAATATGCTCGCCCATAAACGGTATAATACGAATGAGTGTAAAAGGAATTTTAAGTATTGGGACAATACCTATAATGGTTGTGAATAAAAGTGCTATAAATCCACACATAAGGCCTTTTTTAATACCATATGAAATTCCCCATGACTTTGATTTTCCATCCTTATCAATACAAAATCTCCGAGCTTTACTTATATTAGTAACCAGTGTGATCAATACTATAACCAAAATAGTAAGTAATTTACTAAGTGCCATGGAGACCATTAGTCCTCCTGGCATAGAAAACTTTTCTATAAGCCCTGGAACAAATATTACAAGTATACTTGAAATTAATGTTTCAATCATATATTTATTGTTAATAAAATAAAAATTGATCAAATATTAAATTTAATGAGTGAAGAATTTAATATTTCTGAAGAAGACCTGTTGCCTCGACTCCCGTGTGATAACGAAATTGCATCAGACACATATGAAAATGTAATTACTAATCATATAGATTCCGCTATCGATGCTTTTTTTGATGAACTATCTGAACCGGAATCACTATCTGGTTCTGAGTCCGAATCACTATCTGGTTCTGAGTCCGAATCACTGTCTGGTTCCGGTTCAGATAGTGATTCGGACTCAGAATCGGATAGTGATTTCGGTACAAGTTTTGAAAGTTATATGCTTTCAGAGTTATATAGTCTCAAATCAATTACAACCAAACATTCTAATATATTGGTGTGTATATATATCTTGTTTATATATATACAACTATATATATATTATATTATGTTCTGTCATAATTCTACAGATGCATCTATTACTACGTCAAATATTACAGACCTTGTAATATTTAACCCGTTTAATTAATTGAAAATATTCTATATTATATATTAATCTTTGATTAGTTTTTGATCTTTGTTAGGGTTTTGGATGGATCAAAAACTGATCACTGATTTAAACTACAATGACTTCTCAACCAACAACTTTCAATCCATTGAAAACTCTTATATCTGAACCAAACCTTCCCGGATGGAAGGTTACGTTAAATCAACGTAAAGCCAGAGTTTATCCACGTGGAACCATTATGACTGGAGGGGCAATGAGGTTCCAAGAACAAAAAAAGAAACATAAGAAAGGAGAGAAACCTCGGACAAATATAATTCCTGTGTATGATAATGGTCTATTAGTTCCATGGCAAATAGAATTTGCTACGGCATTGAATCAAGGTGATAACACTGTTGTTGCGTCTGTAACATCAACAGGAAAAACCTGGGCCGGTGTACTAACTGTAGCTTATGAGACATTATCACGTGATGATGCAAGATGTCTTATTTTATGTCCTAACTCAGAGGTAATGAGGGATACTGTCAAGGATTTAGAAACATGGTTTACTAAAAGATACTTGTATGGTAAAACGATGATATCTACCATGACACGTAATTTTATAAACTATGATCTTACTCGCAAGGGCCCGCCGGGACAAATCATGGTATTATCTATTGAGAGCGCGGTAACATTTTTAACTGATCCTGATAACAGAGGCTTTATCGAAGCCTTGAAATTCATTGTATTTGACGAAGTTCATATGCCGTCTGTAACCGAGGCCTTATGGTGGTCACAATATATTCCTCATACAGCACAGTTAGTTTTATTGTCTGCAACTATTGGCGACCCTGTACATGTAAAAAACATCGTTAATACCATGCAAGGTCATAATTCAAAACGTCCTCAACGAACACAGATATTTACACGTGATGTACGTCCAATTCCTCTTCAATTACTGACCTTTAAGGGTGGACACTGTCCTCGAATGGGTATTCGTAGTACAGAATTGCGTTCATGTAAGGAACTGTCTTGTATTATTAATCCAAATGATCCAACTATAAGAGACCTTAAAAGCCTATTAGGTACTAAGGCGGACATTCCACGTGACAGAGATTCTCAATTTAAAATGGGTATGGAAATAATTCCAGAACATATGGACATAATTAAGACTAAAAACAGTCTTGCGATAGAAGAAGCTGTAACAGATACCTCTTCTGAAAATATTTACAATCTAATGTGCTATTTGAGCGCTAAAGATATGTTACCTGTATTGATATTTAATTCTACATCTGAACAAGCTAAAGCTATGACTGAATCCTTGGTAGCACATATAGAGGAATTAGAGCGTAATGATCCAGAATATAGGTCTGCGCGTACTATTTATGACAGATATGTTACATCTAAACGTAGAGCCCGTGATGAAGACATAGGAAAATGTGAAGGTGGAAAGAAAACAACTAAAGAACAAAATGACTGGTCAGCGCCTCTACCAGAAGACTCTGTGCCAAAAGGTATCAATATGACAGAGATTGAAAATACATTGCAAAAATGGCGTATTCGATGTGACTTTAAGCTACAAAGAGAGGGCACTACACGGTATGGGGCTCCAGCAAAGGGAGCGTCTTCTATTCGTGAGAAAGAGAGAAAGAAAAGAAATAATATAGAACAATGGATACTTGATGCACTAGATTGTGGAATTGGTGTATATATAGGAACTTCTAGCACGCGAGTGCGACACAAGATATATGACGCTGTGAGAGAGGGTAAAATTAAAGTTCTAATTTCAGACGAAAGTATCTCATGTGGTGTTAATCTTCCTTTTCGTACAGTAATTCTATGTGGTGTAATGGCACATTCTCTATATAAACAAGCAGGTGGACGTGCAGGAAGACAAGGCATGGATGATAGGGGATACATCGTACATCTTATGCCTAAAGAACAAATAAACCAGTTTATTTATCAAAAGAGAACAGATGTGGAACTATATATACCAAAGAATATGTCTTTTACAGCATTGCTTAGATTGCAAATTCCAAATAATCTATCTAATGCTGTTGAACCAAATATGTCAGAGGTCGCTCATATCAAGAAACCAAAAGAGCGTGAAATTATGTATGAAAGATTATATATAAGCACATTCGTACCTGGGACTCCATCCACAGCTATTAATGATTATCACACAATTATTCTAGAAAATTATATGAATACATTGAATGTAGCGCACCACCACGCATGCGTAAAACAATTACAGGTCATTCGGTTAGAACAATGGCACTACCATCGTCTAACTAATCTATTTAAAGTAATTACAGAGGATAACAGTATTCTATTTATTAAACTCATGTTATGTGGTAAGTTTTCTGTTATGACAACTCGTGAAATGATTAATTTCATGGCTATATTATTGTTTCGTGTAGAGGCCACAGACGATATTGATGCAGAAACTCTTGCAAATGACTATTATGTTCCAGACTTCAGTAAGTCTCAAATTCCTGAGCTATCAAGAGCTATTAGTGTATGGAAGGATAAATATGGAATTGATATTGATTTTACAAAACCAATTCATAAATACCTATTAGCATTCTGTTACGATGGAAAACGCTATCTTAAATATATGAGTGAATTAAACTCTTTTAAGGAATGGATATATGCTCTAAAAAGTAATATAATGCGATGTGCACCAAGCACACACAGTGAATTTAAAGATAAGACAAGTGCATTATTATATAGTGTTGATGCTATATATTTGTCCTCATGTGCTAGAAAACATATGGAAATCATTATGTAGTTAAATTAATATGTAGATACATCAATTTTCCCCAGTGAACTGTATTCCTATTCCATCCAGTCTCAGTTCCACTTTGAATCCTTCTAATATTAAGACAAGACCTTGTTTTGACAGAGGAAGTTGAATAATTGCCTTACAAAGAAAAAATGGCTTATAGCACGTGAATGGAGAAGTATGTGGTAAGGATAGATCACTTTATAAAAAAAAGCATATCTCATAAAAATAACAAGTAATTACTTATTATTTCCATCCTCAACTGCATTTAAATAAATATATTGTCAAAAAAATATATTGTCAAAAAAATATATTGTCAAAAAAATATATTGCCAAAAAAATATATTGTCAAAAAAATATATTGTCAAAAAAATATATTGTCAAAAAAATATATTGTCAAAAAAATATATTGTCAAAAAAATATATTGTCAAAAAAATATATTTATTCTTTGAACTCAAAGTATATATATTTATAAATGGAGTTAGTCCTGTATAGGTATAAGAAAGACTATGTGGAACTAAATCTTTCTTATATCGTCGATAGTTTGGATCTCTGCATTTACAACAACAATTACCACACTCAGCCATTTAGTAACATACTAATTTTACCTTTAATATAACCTCATTGTAGTCCAAGAAATGCCAGCTACCAACCTTTTTATATGAGATGGTGTTAATTCCTGGATTAAGTCAGAACGAATTAAGTAACGAAATAACTCTCGAGTGATACAAAATATAGAATATATATTGTTCCTGACAACATGTCCGTATCTGAATGCATTAGGAGTAAAAGCCATCAATAGATTAAATCAGGGAAATGGATTCCAATAATAACCCATTTCACGATGTGTCGTAAATATTATTGTTTGTGTAAAATTGGGTATTCCGCGTATATCTAAGAAACGAACAAAAATAGTCTCGTTGTGTGGGACACCTAAAGAATCTTTAATAGGTTTTAATATTTCTTTAAAATTATCTCCGGGCTGTTTTCGATTGAATTCAGGAGATAATAATATTTCGATACTATCATTAAGTTCATTAGTTGATGAAAGACCATCTAATCTATTCATATGCTTTAGACTGTTTAAAAAGTAGTTTCTAAGTTGTTGTTCACTGGTGTTCGTCATTTGTTATTTTACGGAGATCAATTTTCCCTAAATCATGACTAAACGATAAGCATATAAGTGTTTTCATTTATATTATTAACGTTCCATTTTTTAGTTTTTTTAGTTTTTTTAGTTTTTTTAGTTTTTTAGTTTTTTAGTTTTTTTAGTTTTTTAGTTTTTTAGTTTTTTTAGTTTTTTTTTAGTTTTAATGTTTTTAATGTTTCAACAGTATGCTGGTTTTCCTTTCTTGTTGCATTAATATGCTCTATAAATGATATGTAATCCATATGTGGGTAGTATTCCGCTAGAGTATCCCTTATTATTTTTAAACTCATATCAGCTGGTTTAGTATATTCATTATAACTAATAGTATGGTCGCTAAACTTAAATTTTTGTTTGCTTAATCCTTCTTCTTTGATAATCTTAATTAACTGTTTTCTAAGTGGGTTCAGTTGTTTAGATGATTGTTGTAGTTTATCATATTTAACGATTAAAGACCGTAAGTTTTCAGACATATAATATATTTATATATTATGACTATCTCTCCATAACGTAATGTTTACTCCTTTATTATTAAGTTCATTTAAACCATTGATATATAGTTTAGTTTTAGTCTCGTTGTCAATACTTTTAATCATGCCTAAACGCTCAAATACACTATGATTTAAAATATGACAATATATTTGCGTTCTGAGAACTAACATTTCTGAACAGATATTGGAAAATATTAGATCATTTGGAATAACATTTAATAAATTACGATCTATATGTGCGAATTTATTATAATCGATAACATGATTATTAAAAAATATTCCTCCATTTAATTCCAATATATCTACTGTAGCGTGTTCAGTAACATATCCAATAGAATTTCTTTCTTGGGTTAATGACATGTCTTCTCCATTTTGCAGACATTTTAGTTCCATATCCATCTGTTTCTTTGGATTATTTCTAAGAAATAATCCAGATAATCCTAATATTGTTCCTTTGTATTTAGCATCTTTATAAGTGTCTTTTATTTTCTTATGCAATGCTTTATCCATGTTAGGATATGCTTTAATATATTCTTCTAATGAATATTGAGGATATTTATTACCAGCCGTTACTAACCAGAAATATACATCTTTCTCATCAACACATGTATATTTTTTTAGTAATTCAGGAACAATATTAAAGACATCTAATGGTCTTATATTTAATGTATTTAATGTATTAAATACATTAACATTTTCTATTAGGTTTATACATGGTGAAACTCTACTACTTTGTACTATTCCTATTGCGGTAGGAGCTGGTACGCAATTATTTAAGGATGATATAGTTATATTGAAATCTATATGTTTTTCACGAGAATCATATGCTATCAAAGCAAATACTTTCATTATTATGTATGAACCGGAACTTCTTAAGTCATATATTGTAATATAAATTCATCCTTACTCACCATTTTAATACCTTTGGCAATAGCTGCAATTGTTTTCTTATTTTCTAGAGTATTATTTTTTCTTACTACCATATCAGTAGAGCCATTAACTGAAGTTTGAACCTTACCACCATGTTTAATAATATAGTCAGAAATTTCAGCATCTCTAAATCCTGTAATACATATTTTTTTATCTTTAATATCAGCATTAATAATATGTTCTTCTAATTCTTGAGGTCCGTTAGTATTCTCTATTATTTTGGTCATTTGCTCATCACTCATATACTTATCTACAAATTCCCAGAAAGTTTTCATGTCGACAGCAGCTGCTTTAGCCAATTTATCACCAAATCCTTCAACTTTTCCAAACATATCATTATATTTCTTAACATCGTAACGTGGTTCTAAAGCAAATTTAGGATAATGTATAAAAATCTTACGCAAATTTCTTTCACCTAGACCCGAACCAAACACTCTACTGGCAGCCATTAATGTAGCCATATCTATATTAGATAGTGCGTCACGGATTGATGCAACCATTTTTTTTCCTTTTGTTGGGCCTAAAAATGCAGTTTGTTTTTCAGTGATATTAACAAATGCTCCAACACTTCTCAGCAATGGATCTGATTCATACAAACTTTTAATGGATGCAGGGCCTATAGAACCGGCTGCTATTTTATTAATAAATTTTTCAATCTGTCTTATTCGCATAGTATGCAGTGGATTCTCTTCATCATATTCATCTTCATATTCATCTTCATGAAGAGACTCATCTGTTAATCTAATATCGGTCTTTTCACCTTTGTCGTTAACTATCCATTCATATGAAACTGACGGCATAGTGGGTTTGACTGGAGTGATAACGGATTGTATTTGAGGATTAACAGTTCCGTGATGTACTATCACAATTTTTGCTCCTACACCTAATCCATGTTCGACAACTCTTCTAGCATTATGTCCGGTAACACGATGAAGTATAGCATTATTTATCATCACTGGTTCATAATATATTCTTGGAAATAAGAGACCACGTTCCTTAGTCTTCCATTCAATATACAAAATTGTTGTCTCTTCACCAGTCTCATTTTCTTTAAAAGCTTTGGCATAATCTGGGTTATTGGTTAATTTCCTTGTATATTTATCATCAATTGTAATTACTAAGCCATCTGTATTGTAATCATATTCTGACATCATCTTCGAATTTGCTTTTGATAACGATGTGTCACTAATCGTATCTGTCATATAATTAAATGCTGTTTTAAACCCATCCCGTTCTAATAATTTATACTGTTCTGTTTTTGATAACTGTAGGTCATCGTCAATTATAACCTCATATGCTATGAAATCAAGGTCAGATAGAAATCCAACATCGATATTATTAATCCCTGTCAATGCACCACTAACCGAACTACGATTTAATCTACGAAAAGTATTTCCTGAATCAGATAGTTTTCCCTTATATTTAGTGTCGAATATTTTTTTACCTATCACTATTTCACCTCTTACACTATAATTGACATCCGGAAGCTTCAGTAAAGAAACAATATGACTTATATCTCTTCCCATAACAGCATTGCCTCTAGTATACATATTTCCATCATAATATAATCCAGAAACACCGTCCATTTTAGCAGAAATATGATATGGGCCCGTATTCTTAGACGCCCATTTTTCTACATCACCTGAACCCTTAAATAAATTATCTAACGAGTTAAGAAAAAATGGAAGTTTTACATCGCGTCCCCTTACAGGTTTTTTATCAAACCCGACACCTGTTTTAGATAAACTTTTCATAGTAACTTTTGTATCTTTTGACTTCGTAATACGTTCATTGTACAAACGTTTAATGTAATCATATACAACATCATTAAGTAATTTAATTTCGGTTTCATCTTCTGGTATATAATAGTTCTCATCTGACCATAATAATATTTCTTTCAGTTGCTTATTGTCCATTTTCCGAGTAATCTTATAGTCTAACATTATATCCGTAACAAGTTTTGTCATTTTATCGGATTTGACTGGTTTGACAAATTTGACTGGTTTGACAGATTGGACAGCTTTGACTGATTTGACTGGTTTGACAGATTTGACTGGTTTGACAGATTTGACTACACCGACTGGTTTGACAGATTTGACTACACTGACTGGTTTGACAGATTTAATAGATTTAACAGGATTGACTACTTCTACACTCACCGGTTTGACAGGTTTTATTGATTTGATTACTACACTTACTGGATTAGAAGGTTTAATTGCTTTAATTGCTTTAATTGCTTTAATTGGTTTAACAACTTCACTTATATGTTTATATGGGTTAACAACTCTTATGGGGTTTACAGGTTTTACAGGTTTAGATGGTTTTTCAGGTTTAACGACACTTACTTGTTTAATTGGTTTGATAAGTTTAAGGGGTTTAGAGGGTCTAATTGGTTTAACAACCGTTTTTGAATATTTTTTAAATTTTGCTTTTGGTTTTTTCCTTAGTTCAACAATACCTTGAACAGTTAATGTAACATCATGTGGTAATATTTTCATATTAAGTACTGTTTCCAGTTGTTCTACTTCAATACTATATGCCAGAGATGGATCTTGTGTTAATATGTCCGCGACATGCTGATATATTGCCATACCTTTTATTTTCTCCATAATTAATTACTATAACGTTTCATTTTTTTCTCAATAATATTATATGGCTGATACAAAAGCTAAATTATGTCATGATGGGAGATGGGGCTATCACTTTGATATAGGTAAAGATGGAAAAATAGAGATACCATTTAAAAATAAAATCAATCAATGGACTCTAGAATTATGGATTAAACTTAAAAAATATCCTGTTATAAAAAAATGTAAAGATGGTGAAAAACAAATTGCCCCTACATTACTAATTATTGGAACAATTAATGTAAAATATATAGATGATAAGATTAGATTTTATGATACTTATACTAAACAAACAGTATGGATTAATTATCCAACAGAACAATGGTTTCAATTGGTTTTAACTAATGGACTACACGATCAATTAGGTCATGCAAGAGGTAATATATATATAAATGGAAAAAACATGAAAAGTACAATGATTTTTCCTACCGATATAGATCTAATGATATTAGGAAACAATTTATCGAAAAACGAAAGAATTTTAATGAATACTAATTATGATTCTGAAAGCTGTTTAGGAATTATACGTATATATAGTACTATTTTAGATAAACATCAGATATATAACAATTATTTATCACATGCCAGTCAATATGGATTAATTATGAATACACGTGCCAGTTCGGTTAAAACTAATCTAATAATGGAATTTATACCTAATAAGGAACATTTGGTTCATGGTCATTGGTTAACGACTAAAAATATACTGAATAACCGTAAAACACAAAAAAATATTGATAAAGAGTATATGGATTCTCATAAACACATAAATGAATTAACTACCTTATTAAAAAGAATGAATAATCAAACCCAAAATGAATATAAGAACACTGTCGATAGAAATCTTATGGTAGTGAGTCAAAAACCAAACACCTTTGAGAAACATATGAATCAAGGGAACCATAGGAATCAAGGGAACCATAGGAATGAAGGAAAACATATGAATGAAGGGAACCATATGAATGAAGGAAAACATATGAATGAACAATTACCGTCTAAGGAAAGTGACTATCAAAGTATATTTAATAATCCATTTAAGTTAAAATTACTTGTTTCATATTTACAATCTAATCCTGTACATTTTTTAACTATTCTACGAAAGGATACATTAAATCAAGAACAGTTAGTCCTATTAAATAATGCAATGAAGACACAAAGAGGTGGTGGACACCATAATCCGGATTACAATGTAGCTCTTAACTTACTGAATAATAAGATTCGTGAAAGAAGTAAAACAATGAATTTAGAATCTTCTGTAAATAAAATAGCAGATATTATGCAATACCGTCATGAAAAGCAAAGAATAATGGATAAATCACATGAAAAACAAGCAATATTATCTGCGATAAGTAATTTAAATCACCAGGTAAAGGATTCATATGTTAGAACATTAGCTCTTGAACGTTTGTTAAGTAAACAAAAAAGTGTAAAGGGATTGATAATAAGTAAACAAAATAATAAATGTGTCGGTACTATTGATAAAAAAGGTACAATGAATCACTGTGATCATAATGATGCTATATCACCATATGATATAGTTGTAAGTCCAAATAAACATGGAATTGATATGACAAAAATTCTCAAACAACATAGTTTACATACTAAAAATCAAACTGTCGATGAACTTGTACTAGACAAATCACTTATAGTTTTAGGACAAACTGTTAATACCGAGGGACAAACAGTTGGTATAATTGTAAGACTTAATAAAAAGGATAATACTTATTTACCTGTAAAGAAAAGCGAACCAAGTAATAAAATACCAATACTCGCTATATTAAAAGCAAGTAAAACACAAAAGAATACCAATGATAAAAAGAATACAAATGATAAAAAGAATACAAATGATAAAAAGAATACAAATGATAAAAAGAATACAAATGATAAAAAGAATACAAATGATAAAAAGAATACAATTGATAAAAAGAATACAAATTTCGATGATTTGAATGATTTGACGAAATCATGGATACCTGAGAAACATGTTAATGTACATAAGAAACATAGACGAAAGCATAAAAAACACAGAAACAATAAACATGTTGTTGTAAATGAAGATATTAAATCTAAAGCAGAACAAGAACTTGAACAAGAAATAATTAATGCCCATCCTGAAGCCATTATTGAAGAAGAGGGATCCCCTGCACTAGAATCAGAGGATGAGATTGAAGAAACTAGATCAGACAATATTAAAGGATATCTCAGCAAATTTTTTTAAATTTGGATTTGTAATGATTTGTAATGATTTGTAATGATTTGTAATTAAATAATTATTATAATATCTATTTATATATGAGTTTTTTAATGAATCCAGGCAAATTAATGACGAATATGGCAGAAAACATGGCAACCAATATGGCTGTAGCGGTGTTACCAAAAAAATTGGGGGACCTTATTAAAGAAATGAAGGAGTTGCAAGGCGAAACACAGGAACTTAGTGATAGATTACTCGATCCCGTTCATGGTCCATTACTTCCTTTTTGTCTAGCTGACAGTGGAGGAAGGGTATTATTTTGTACAGATGTCACACGTGATATTATATTAATTGCCGCAGGGGGTACCGGATTTGCCACTTTGGCAGAAACAATAATTATGCAACCTGACATGGTTTTTATGTTCCTTGTGGAAGCAGTGATTCCTATTATTGATGATATGGCATCAGAAGGGAAAGATATGTATAAGAACAATTTAGATAAAGCATTTGATTATTTATTAAAATTAAAACTAGACGATATTAAAAACATGACATCTGAACAATTCATGTCTCATATTATTGGTTTACATGAAGAACATGTAGATACAATTCAAACAGGAGGAGGAGGAGGAGGTAAAAATAATAAATTAAGTATTAAAAAATTTAATGAACTTAAAGAATTATGTAAAAAATATAAATTAAAATGTTCTGGGACAAAAAAAATATTGTTGAAGACATTAAATACCTATTTGGATTCATTGTGTGTTAAAGACCTCAAAATTTTATGTAAAAAATGTGGGTTAAAACACATTGGAAACAAAAAAACTTTAATTGATAGACTACTATATTAAATAAAATATATGGATTATTATATGGATTTTGGAAAATATAGTTTAATTGAATTAAGAAAAATATGTAATGATGCTTTATATATAAGTTGTCGTGACAGACGCGGAGGATTACTTACTAAACCTGAACTAATAATGCTTATTAAAACGAAACCATTTCAAATAGTACATTGTACTGATGAAAAAAATACTAATTTTAAATTTGTAGCAAAGGCTTCAGAGTTTCTATTGAAATCTGCTACTTGGAATTCCATGAAACTTGTAGACCGTATCAATACTATACAGAGACTTACTAGTCATTATATTGGTTCAGGAATATATGGTATCAATCCCAATAGTGATTATTTTAAATCAAGGACTGTTATACCTGGTAGTAATTGTGATTTTTTATTCACGTTACATAACCCATTAATTGTATTCAAACATATGGACGAAGAGCTTGAGCTGTTTTTGATATCATTAAGAGAAATAATGTTGACAAAAAGTTACAAAGACTCATATGTTCTGTTATGTAAAATTACTAAAACAAAATTTAGTGACGCAGGTTTTACTACTTTTATAGATTATATAAACGAATATATTTCTACATATGTCATGAATGATGATGTTGATATTTTACCACTTATAACAGGATTTATTTTACAAAAATATGGATATGACGGTTTATTCCCATTGTCTGAATCAATATATAATGGTTATAGTAGAGGCGCTATAAAATGGAAAATTGATATAAAAAATTATGTATTAATTGAACGTAACGGAACAAACCTAAAAAAACGTACTTTTATTGAAGGCAAAGAATATATAAGTCAACTTTGGAGACCTACCAAAGCCAGTCCCCGTAAAGTACGTAGACCTTTGGTACTGAAATCTAATTTGGTACGGGAATCTAAATCTAAATCTAAATCTGAACCTAAACCTTAATTATAAATCTAAGATAAGAAATACGTAAAGTAAAAAAATCGATCGAAGTAATTAACTTAATGGAAACTCATGAACAGAAAAAAGAACGATCAGAAAAACATAAAAAATCAACGAATTAATGCACAAATAAAAGCTCAAATCAGATCTGATTTGAGCTTAGCTAATTGATATAGAACGTCAAACCATAAGAAAAACATGGATTATATGGCATGATAAACATCCTTATTAATAATTTGATTGAGTTATTAAATTATTATGAGTCCTGAAATTGTTTTACTTCATGGTGCCGGTGGTCATCCGGTTACAATGTCGCCAATACAGATACTATTAAAATGTAAAGGATATCAATGCCATAATATTAAATATGACCATTCAGGTAATCTTCAATCATGTATTGATTCAGTTAATATTATGTTAAATAAATATATTAAAAAACACACTGAAATTATTATAATAGGTCAGAGTCTCTGTGGTGTTATAGGATATACATTACATAAATATGGATGGAATATCAGTAAACTTATTACTATTGCATCTCCTCTTAAGGGTGCAAGAATAATAGAGAAAGTACTGAATTTTTACCCCTTACTATCCGTAACTTTCTCGAAACAGTGTTAATGAGAGAGGTATTCAAAGATCTCAAAGATATTCAATTAAATGAACCTTTACATAAATGTTTTACTATCAGTACTGCATTGGGAAATGGTGATTTTGACGGATGTGTCTATAGAGATGAAGCTACTATCGACCCTGACAAACATGAACACATTCCATGGTCTGATCATCGATTTGTTGTTTTATCATGGAGATTACTTAGTATAATTAACAGAGAAATAGATAATTATAAGATTATAATATAATCTTTATAAAGATTATAATTACCTTTTTGTACAGAGTACTTCATTAATATATATTAATATGATTAACAATTTTTCACTCTGTATTTTTACAACAGATGTTCTGAATAAAGATACATAATTATCTTTGTCGCTTGTAAAAAATGACCATTGGTTAGTCACTAACATGTATGTCAAATGGATTAACCGTAATATGTGTAACAGAAAACTACAATTAAAGGTTGGTTTAAATACGGATACAATTCCTTTTAGCCAAGAAGGTGATTGTGTACCTGGTGGAATTTATTATTGTGATGCAAAGGATATCATGAGATGGAAAGATATAGGTTATAGTCATTTATGTACAGTTGAAGTACCTGATGATGCACAAACCGTAAAATTTAAATATAAATATCGTTCAGATAAGCTAATTATCATTGATACCCCCGTTCCATTTCAAGAACATAAAATGTGGAAAGACATTGATATATGTAAACTTATAGTAAAACAAAATGGTATATTATTAAAATATATTGACGTACAAACTGAAGAAATTTGCAAACTTGCTGTTAAACACAAAGAGTATGCCTTAAAATATGTAATGGACCAAACTAAAGAAATCTGCAAACTTGCTGTAAATCAACATGGAAGTGCATTACACTATGTAAACGTTCAAACTGATGAAATATGTAAACTAGCAGTACTACGCCATGGATTGGCATTATACTATGTAAAGGTTCAAACTGACGAAATCTGTAAACTTGCCGTTAACCAAAATGGATATGCCTTACAATATGTAATGGACCAAACTGATGAAATTTGTAAACTTGCACTTAAACAACATGGATCTGCATTACAATATGTAAATGTTCAAACTGATGAAATCTGCAAACTTGCAGTTAACCAAAATGGATATGCCTTAAAATATGTAAACTTACAAACTGATGAAATCTGCAAACTTGCTGTTCAACTGTATGGTGATACATTACAATATGTAAATGTTCAAACATACGAAATCTGTAAAATGGCAGTTCAACAAGATTATATGGCATTTAAACACGTAAAACATAAAACATCTTTTATCATAAAACTTTTATTTTTATATAAAACTTTTATTTTTATATAAAACAGATGTCATATGTGAACTGATATGTTGCTGGTATGGCATTAAGATATGTAAAAAAAAACTTTGTAAAAATGATCACATTATAGAACATATTATGACGTCATCACCTTCTAAATTTATTATGACTGACTGTACTGACGATGTATTAAGTAGCGATGGTCCTTTTGATGATAATGTTCAATTATATTTACAAGAGACTACAGATATGTTAGATGAACTACCTGAGATGAATATCTTAATTGATAAAAGAATATTAAATAGTAAACCTAAATTAAAACAAGCAATTATATCAGGATTAGATCCTGATAATAAAATGACAGGAGAGATCACAGATGATATGATACTTGAATCTATTAATATGTTTCCAAAAATAAGGGAAGATTATTGTAATCTGTTTTATGAACTTGATTTATGCAAAGAAAGAGAAGGAGAATGTACCTATTATCCGAGTATTCTTGATGTTGATAATATTGATGATATAAAGAGTATACAGAAACTGTCTGGATTTAGAGAATTTCATCAGGAAATTCCTCATAAATATATACATTTATCTCATAAATGTATTGAATTAATATATGGTAATCCACATATTAGAAAGCTTGTTAGTAGAATGAAACCTGAACATATTACAAATAATCTAATAACGTCTATGTTGCATTAATAATATTAAATACATAGTAATATGCCAAAATCAAATATAAAGATTTTAGTACGGAAAAATAAGAAATCTTCAAAAAATAAGAAATCTATTCCAATAAATGTTCCTAAAGATTCAGAAAAGTTAGAGACTTTGAAAACGGAAGAAACGGAAGAAACTGTAAAAACTGTAAAAACTGTAAAAACTGTAGAAACTGTAGAAACTGTAGAAACTGTAGAAACTGTAGAAAAAGCCTTGATTGATAAGAGAGTTATAACTGAATTAGAACATGGGATAGAGTTTATTTCTATAAAAAGAACAAAAGATGATATATCAAATGATATATTATCATTAGACATTAGAACAATAGAAGATCCTGTAAAGGTTAATGAACCTGAAACTATCGAAACTATTGATTCTGATGGTTACATGATGTTATGTAAAGAAGAGAAATATTCTCTTATGGAACAATTAGAAGATAGGAAACATGCGCTTAAATCCGCATATAAAAATTCGAAAGACCCACATAAAAAGAAAAACATTAAAAAAGAATATGAAGATGCTTCACGTTTATTGTCTGTAGTAAAAGAATGTGATGTTATGGAAAAAGTAAATCTAAATAAGAAAGATTGTCAAAAAATACGAGATGACTTTAAGAAAAAATTCAAAAAATTAAAAATCACCGATTTTCAGAAAATAATTGATCTCACTGGTTCAAAGGAAGATATTAAACCAGATGAAAGTACATCTCTTTGGGATCGGTCTAAAAAAGTAGTATTCAAAACTAAAAAATATCGTGATCCGTCTCAGGAAAAATTTGATAAATTTAAAAAGAAAATGCAGTTAAAACCAATGCCAAAAAATATACGTAAAACCATAAACAATCAAAGGGATGGTAATCTAAATGCAGTTCATTATCATAATAATATGGGATCTGAACTTCACGGATATTCTAAATATGATCCATTTAATAATAAAGGCAATTATGTATATTAAATAATAATTGATTTATGCACAAATAGATACAATAACTTAGAGATAATTGTGCTAATAAACATAATATGGAGTATTGTGAGAAAGGTATAAATGAAGGATTTGCTAAGATATCTGATAGGTACGAGATGCAAGTAACTGTCATAGATGATATGAAAAACATGATATTAACATCGGTGCGGCAATATATAACACAAATAAATAACAAAAATATGAAACATCAAAGTGCTGGAGGTGAAAGTATACCAATTAAACGAAAAAGGAATGGATACAATTGTTATATACAATATAAATTTGCTCAATCACAGTTAGAAGGAGGAAATGAAAATAAGAGTCAACAATTAATGACCAGCTTTGCCCAATCATGGGCAGATATACCTATTGATGAGAAACAACGTTTTCGTCAAATGGCAGAAGATTTTAATCGTGAAAATGGAACATGTATTAAAAAGAAAGGAAGAGGTGGAAAACGAAGAGTAACTGGATATAATGTATTCTATCGCGACAATATTGAACGTATTATTCGCGAAAATAAGGAAAATGGAAAAGATATTACAACAATGAAAGCAGTAGGTCAAGAATGGCGGTCCCTTGGTGCAAAAACTCAATTTGAATGGACACAGAAAGCTCGTCTTGAAGAAGAACTATCAACTAGTATTACTACTGACACATAAGACTAATTTGATGTAATTTAAAAATATAAGGGTGCAATACTTTTCAATACAATATATAGTTTTTAGTATCCAATTATTAATTTTTTTAATTTTTTTAATTTTTTTAATTTTTTTAATTTTTTTAATTTTTTTAATTTTTTTAATTTTTTTAATTTTTTTAATTTTGTATTTTATTGCGTATATTTATAATTAAATTTACATAGGATTATATAGTCCAGAAAAATGTATGTTACTTGTAAACACTGGTATAATTAAGCCTGAAAAATTTTAATTGTAATGGTTTAATGAATATTCTGAAATTATTATTAAATTCCGCCTTTGAATTTAATAATGCTTATCATATAACTGGTGCATTTAAACACCTGAAAGATATTTTATGATGCTTTAAAAATACAAACATCTTTATCATGGAACCTCTATCAGCCGTCTGATAATTTAGTTTTGAGGCTAGAAAACTGTTAATAAACAAAAAGACTAGAAAAATGACTATCAAACAGATGAGAGTCCTGTATAATAATAGAAAAATATAGATTGTTCATATGATAAAGATGTCAATATTATTTTAACAATATTTATTCAAATTCATTATATGGACTAACTGAAAACGGTTCAATTTCATTACCATATGTAGATGGAGGTATAGGTATAGAATCAGTTGCTGCAACGGTAGCAATAGCTTGAGGCACCTGGGATGATTGAGGCACTTCAGATGATTGAGGCATTTGGGATGATTGAGGCATTTGGGATGATTGAGGCATTTGGGATGATTGAGGCATTTGGGATGATTCATGGCACATCAAACTACCTCCCATAAAAGTATATACTACATATGCTACAATTAAACTCACTGCTAAGGCAGGTGGCAGTGTGTGACTATATGTCATTAATATTATATATAGCATCACTGCACTACCTGCAACAACAGATGCTAAAAAAGGACTCTTTAAAATGGGATTTATGCAGATCATATAATCTAAGCTAGTATTTTCTTTATATTTTAATTACTATAGCTTTTCCACTACTATCTGTAATTTTTAGACTTTTTGGTTCTATTATAATATATTCATCTCCTATTTCAGTTATATTAATAATATCTTGTTTATCTCTATATTTTTTATTTATATATAATCCCTGACGATTAAAACTAATATTATAATGTGTTGATGGATAAATACATTTAAATTTCTGTTTACTTACAGTTATATCGAGTTCTGGATCTTTTATTGTTTTATCAATAGAATAATATGGTATTAATACTGTATTACATTCGGATATATTATTATTATTAATTGGAATAATTTCTATTTTCTGTGATCCTGATTCAATATCAGGGTAAAAACTACCATTATCCCATGTACCGTGCAATACATTATAGGATCTAAGTCCAATTTTCACTTGATTTATGCGTTTAGCCCATTTGATTTTTAATTTAGGGAGTCTGATGTAAGACCATTGTGCAGAGGGTTCAAAATATATTGGTTTATTTTGTAAGTTTATTTGGAACTTATATATAAACTCAATCAATAAATCAAAATCCTGTGTAACATATGTAATACAAGACCAATTATGTTCTGTTTCTATTTCTATAGTTTTATTTTGTAAATGAAGTTTAAATTTATCATTAACTTCTTTGATGAGAGATTGTTTCAATATATCAGCCATTTATTATTCTAATAATGGTTTAATTATTACCATAAAGAACGGGAATAAATGTATCTACAAAGTACTCTATCTATAGTACAGGAAAAATGATCGTTGGACAAATTATAGTATGAGCTTTTCAATTCTATCAAAAATACAAGGGACAGAAGTGGTACCTATTAACTGTGCGCCCGTATGGCGTCTATTAGATGTTCTACTTGATGTAAATGATGAGTGGTTGCAGTCAGTAACTGAACTAAAATCGTCATTGACAGAAGAAGAAATGAATCTTAATGGACAAGGATATATAGTACCATCCATGCTTGATACAGAAAATACATTAATTTATTGTATTAAAACTACATTACAAAAATCAAATATACTCTCTTCTAAATAGATTATTGTCTTATAATAATGATATGCAATCAGGCTTTGTTTGGTGACTTTTTCTCAAGGGAATCCATCTCATAAATTTATCATCATATTCACATAACATATATTCTCCTTTAGATGATGACAGTAATGACCGTAGTTTATTGCTTATTTCTTTATTAGGAACTCCAGCTATATCATATTTAACAAGATTATTATTACAATCCATAATATGTAATTCATATACATCCGTAATATCAGTTGCTTTTACAAAAAAACAAATCATCTTAATTTTAGGACATTTAATCGGAATAATTGGACTTAAAATAGATGTATTTAATTCTTTTGATTGTGTGTAATTACATGCATGTATTTTTTGAATTACACAGTTTATATTATTATTTGTAGGAATAAATATCAATCCAGTTATTTTTTTACAATAAGATAAACCTAATCGATGTATTGACCACATCGAATCAATATAATCATAATCGATATAGTCCATAACTTTAATCTCTTTTTGACACATTATTGGGTCATGTATATAATCATTGTCAATCATATCATTGCAATGACTAATTCTATCATATAATGGAGTATTTAGTGTTTTATTTTTATATATAACTAAGTCAGAAATAATAAATAAATTATCTAAAACGAATCCTATAAATAAGGTGTTGTCTGTATATACATGATCTTTGAACCTATGATAACATTCATACATACCGTTCTGTGTCAATAAAACACATTGATTTTTGTTATTGTTTGTTGTTAAAAATAAATAAGACAAAGGTAAATCTATATTAAAGCATACTAAATGATCGTACTTGATTAAATTTGATTTCATGTTTTCGTTCATGTTTTTATATGAACGAAGATATGGTTCAAATAGATTTACTTTGTAATAATCACGAAGACGTTTAGTTATTGCGGTAGATACATTATCATTTAGTTTTTCCATTAATTAATATAAATCATCAATTTTAATTTTATCAATTATTAAACAATTAGTCCTATTTTTCTCATAAGTCCATAACTAGTTTGAATTTCGATAACTTGAGCAGCAATAACACTTGCCGGATACTCACGCATCAATGAATAGTTATTGTTAGTAACAATCTTATATATTATTGGATTAATACATTTAGCGTCACATTTTTTAATATAATTGTTCCCAGAAAACTGAATAAATGTATTTTCTGCATAAGCTTCCCTAAAGAGTTCAATTGTGTTTCTTTGGATTGTCATAATATCAGAAGGATCTGGTCCTTCAATCTCATCTGCAATTGAAGGCCTATCTATGTAAAGAGATACTGTATATCGTACAGATGTATAAATCTTGTAAAATTCCTTTATTTTCTTGAAGTTCATGGAATTTTTTACAGCCCAGGTCTTAGCAGCTAGAATAAAAGGTATGTTTTGTTCTAATGAATATTGTTCCTCATATATTTCTTCATTCATGTCCCAGAATAATTGTATTAATGTGTGAATTTCTGTTGGACCACGGAATCTACCGAAATATGTTTCAATATGCGCATCTTTTACTACGAGGTATTCTGAATGTGACTGCATTTTTTGTTTACGTGGAACATAAAATGGTGGAGGGCCGTATATTTCCAACATGATTGCTAATGCAATTGTTGTTTGAAGAAGGTATTCATCCCCATTGCTAATATATTTTTGAATTGCAATATATATTAAATATGAGTTGTATATCCCAATATTAACACTTGCTACGAATTTTCCTGCTTCAGTTACCATATAGATACCATCATCACCTATTTTCATCATGGATGTTTCAACAAGAGTTTTTTTAGCTTGTTCATAGCGTTCATCTGATATACGTAGTACATCAACTGGGTCTAAATATGCATCAATTAGTCCCAATACTATATTGAATATTGGAACACGTTCAATTTCTAAGGTATGATGTTTTTTCATTTCTGTATCATAATAATTCTGTGTATAGAGATGATATGCACGCCCAGGGCACGTACGAGCGGTTCTCCCTGCCCGTTGAATTGCACTATCTTGTGCAATTACACATGTTACAAGACGTGTTCCACCTGTATCGCTGGTATAAACAACTTTATTAAGACCATCATCTATAATAAAACCAACATCATCAATAGTTACACTAGATTCAACAATGTTTGTTCCAACGATAATTTTAGGACATCCATGATCCTCAAAAATATCCTGAATATCTTGTTGACTCAGGTCACTGTAAGCAGGAAGTATCATCAATGAATCGCCATATTGTTTGTATAGAGCGGTTGTTGTTTTCTCTACCTCTGCAACACCTGGTTGAAAAATAATCCCATGCCACATATTACCTGACTTTTTCATAAGTTCCAGTTCCTTATCGACTATGTCACATATTTCTGCTATAGAACTACCTTTTATTGGGTTTGTATCATTGCTGGAAAATATATGTGTAATAGGAAGCCGGTCTAATTTCACATTATATACTGGAACATCAGAAAAATAACGTTCTAAGTCAAGTTGATTAAGAGTTGCCGATGTAAAAACAAGTTTGGTATGAAACTTCCATTCATATTTGTCAATAATATATCTTAATAGACCCATTAACAGAGTAATATGTGTTGTACCTGTATGTATTTCATCAATAACGAAAACATCACCTAGAAAATCAATATCTTCAGGATTAAGAGCATCTCCCTTTTCTTTCAAAATAGATTGCAATTTATTGGTTGCATGACCAGTAGTCATATAAACAATGTCTGTTTGATCCGTATATTTAATTTCGCGACCTGCCGCAAATCCCACGGTGTAGTCAGTATTATATTTTTTTTGAAAATCAGCTGCGGCCCGTGTTGCAACCACGGTAGGTAAAGCACATCGTACTTTCCAGCCACATGGAGGGCCCTCTTTACATGCAAGCTGCGACAAAATCCTCCCTTGTGCTACAAGGGCAGGCGGAATACTAAGAGTCTTTCCGCTTGCGGTTTGAGCACTAACTGCCGATATATCATGTGTAGATATGAGTTCAATGATGTCTGGAAGATAAGGGGTAATTTTGAATTTAATATCAGTTAGTTTCCTATTACGAGAAGCACTGGCACGTTCAGATAATGAAATATGTTTGGTTGACATGATTAAGACTTCAACACTGTTCATTTTTCTGCAGTATTGTAATTAAATTTTTATAATATTAGATAATAATTATTATTTATTAATTATATAATCCAAATTATCTGATTTAAGAAAATGGATAATAATTTTAAGAAAAGGGATAATTATAAATCATATAATTACCCATTTTTTATTATATTTTAAAAATTGAATGAATACACTGATTAATAATTTAAGAAAATGGATAATAATTTTAAGAAAATGGATAATTATATAATTTATACCGATCATATAATCGGTAAAGGAAGTTTTGGTACAGTATATCTTGCTCATGATAAAAAAAATAAACAATTGGTAGGGGTAAAGATAGAATCAAAGAAAGACACTACTTTATTGTTACGTGAATATAATTTAATTAAATTCATACATGCGCAAGAGGGGTGTAAAAACAATATAATTAAACATCATTTACTGTTAAATGATAATAATTCATATTATATGTTTATGGATTTATATGGACCAAATTTAGACTGTCTTCACAAGCAACATAATAGACAATTTGATGTAGATATGCTAAATAGTATTATTGTACAAATGAGCAATGCAATTAAATTTTGCCATAAAATAGGAATAGTTCACAGAGATATAAAACCTGCTAATTTTATGACACGTTTTTGTGCCCCTCATACTAATATATATTTATGTGATTTTGGATTGGCTAAAAAATATATATGTAAAGGTGAACACATACCATATAAAACCAATGTTGCAAGAGTTGGAAGTCTAAGATATATGTCAAAATTTACACATAGAAGCATACAAGTTTCTTGTCGTGATGATATGTATAGTTTAGTATATGTTATTATATTTTTAGCAACAGGAGATTTACCATGGTCAAATAATGAAATTATTAATAAGGATAAATCACAGAAACACAATGTGTTATATTGTTTAAAAACAAATACTACTAATAAAAATCTATGCAAAGATATTAAAAATTCAATATTACATTCAAAATTGATAGAATTTTTAACACATTTAGATACACTTGAGTTTAAAGACAAAATAAATTATGATATTATTTATATGCTTTAATTTGTAAAATCATTTTCATCGTCGTCATCGTCGTCATCGTCTTCATCATCATCATCTGCTTCGAAAGCGGCCATAGCAATATACATTTCTCCCAATGTACCAATTTCATAATGAAGAATAATTGGCTTATCCTTTTCTAATAATATTTGAACAATCTTATTGTCTCCATTACCCTGTGATTTACTAAATTCGTAAAATGTAGAAAATTTAAATTTTCCAGAATACGGCCCTTCACCTGTTGGAACTTTGATAAATGTTAGTTGTTCATCATCCTCCTTCTCGGAATATGTAGTTCCAGTCCTAATGATATTACCTCTTGTATCACCTGTACTACTAAACTTCAGTGTATTTGTATCATGTCTAATTTGCATAGAATCACAGTTAATATTTTTTAATGTTTTACATATAGATGTTAGGTCAGAAGTGAGCATACTCATACGATATGAGTATTCATCAATCATAGCGGGAGTAATTTCAGTGAAATCATCATCATTTTCTGGATTTTGAATTGGAATAACAAAACATTTAACTTCTTTCTTTTTTGGATTATGAAACTCAAGTTCTACATGATTACTCTTGTATTTATATGTAAATGTAAATATTTGGTCTTCCTTTGTAACAGACTTAAACACAGCATTAAGATTTTCTGCATTAAGATTTATCTCAATATGTTGTTGTTCTGATTCTCCACGACCCGGATTGCAATAATAATGATCGAAATTCTCACCATGCAGCTTCACATCAACTAGAAATGTTTGTGCTGTATCTACTTGCAGAATTTTCATACATTCAGGATGAAATAAGAGACTAGTATCAGGTAGTTTATTTTTAATACTTTCAAATAGCTGTCTAATTGGTCTAATTTGACTAGTCCTAAACTCAACAACACTATCTTCATTATCTGGAACATTATTAATACCCATTATAGATGTTTATTAACTCTCATTTTTAGTATTTAAATATAAATAAAATATTAAAATTCACAATACATTTTAAAGTAATATCAAAGTAATAAATTAAAATATTAAGAATATTTTATTCTTAATATTCTAATTCACAATACATTTTAAAGTAATATCAAAGTAATATCAAAGTAATAAATTAGAATATTAAGAATAATATTTTACTTATATTACATCTCTTATAATTCTTATCTGTGGTTATTGTTATAATATTTTGGTTTTTGGTACATTGTCATAAGATCCCTATTACTATAATCTGTATTTAGACCTATCATTCTCTTATGTTCCTTCTTACTCTCGCAGTCGCATATACGTGGTCCTCCCCTGTAAGTACACATATTATTATATTTTGCTGTCATACCACATACATGATTGTGAACACAACACGGTTTCTAATTTTTTATGTAAAGGAATACAACTTATTGTTGTATTCCAAGGGTTCAATGGAAAGCTATCTACCAATTTGGAAAGCTCCGTTCTGGTTTTCATTAGGCTTAAATGAATAGGAACATTACCTTTGTAATCATACATCAAAATCACCTTTCTAAAATCATGACAAACATGAATGAGGATTCCCTGATGATCCTAATATTATTAAATATGAGCTTAATGAGCTCATAAGGTAAATTATTTACATAAAGATGCATTTAATGATAAAAGAACTATCATTTTTTAAAGAGAATTTAACGGTGTCCATATATTGTAATATATCTAAAAATGAACTATAAATATATTGTAATATGAGTAAACGTTCAAATGATTCAAATGATTCAAATGATTCAAATGATTCAAATGAAGAACCTTGTTTTAAAAGATTTCGCGTTGGCTCTAAAGATCACATATTGCAACAATCTATGATGTCGTCATATCCACAAATATATTATCTCAATAACGAGATAGTGCGTGACCTGCCTATTATGCAACATTTTTCTCATGAAATCAAGACTCATATTGATATAACTAATCAACATCAGACAGGTCGTTGTTGGATGTTTGCATTGTTAGAACCGATGAGAGTAGCTACAATAAAAAAGTATGGTTTGCATAATAGTTTTAAATTTTCAACTTCATGGTTAGCTTTTTGGGATAAATTTGAAAAGATCAGAACAAACATTAGATTAGCTTATGATTATCGAAAGAAATCATTACATCATAGAAAGATGAAAAACATCTTTTATATTACTGATGGAGGATTGCACGATTATCTCGAAACACTTATAAAAAAGTATGGATTAGTGCCAAAATTGGTATTTGGTGAAACATTACACAGTAAGAATACTAGTTATATGAATAAAGAATTGCAATCCCTACTTGTAAATGTAATTTACAAAGTGAGGGAATTAGATGATGACGAAGATCCATCTGAGTTGTTTAAAAAATCTGAAGATAATGTGTTTAAACTTTTATCATATTTTTTAGGCACACCTCCTGCAAATTTTACTTTTAGATATGAAAAGAAAGAAGCTAAGATTGAAACGACTGTAACAGTAAAAAAATTCATTGATAATATATATACACCTAAAACCTTCTATAAAGACATGGTACCTCATGCAAAATCCATATTTATCATCAACGATACTAATCCCAAACGATCATACAATCAAAAACATTTAGGCTGTCATCATCATCGAAATGTTTATGAAGCCCCGCCTCGTGAATATTTAAATCTAGATATATCCGAGTTAAAGACATATATAAAAAAATCTATTAACGCAGGTGTTCCTGTACCAATTTTTTGTGATGTTGATGCTGGAAACTATTATAATAATAAACTTGGTGTCCTGCACCCAAAAATGTATAATCCTGCATTGTTGCTCCCTGAACTTAAAAATACTATGAATAAACATGAAAGATGCCTATATACTAACAGTCGTCCTAACCATATTATGTCATGTACAGGATATGACGAAACTACCAAAACATGGAAAATTAACAATTCATGGGGACCAAGTACAGGTAATGGGGGTTGTTGGATAGCCTATGATTCATGGATAAATGAATATGTATATTATATTGGAATTAATAAAGATTTATTAGATGATAGTCATAAGAATATTATTGATGGGCCATCAACATATAGTTATAAATGGTCAGATACTTTTATATAAAAGTCATTATATTGAGATGATATACAAACAAAAATAAAAAAATAAACAGTGTAAATGTGTGTAATGACTTTTCACACACACACATTTACTAGTAGTAATCTACCATCACTTGCATTTATGAAGTCATATAATGATATTAAAGCGCTCGGTGGACTTAGTAGTTATAATCTTATTTTTGACCTTGCTGAAACAATATATGTTATCATATATAAGGACGATTTGGATATACCAAAAGGTATGATTATTGGAGCGGTCTACAAACATGGGACTGTTAGTCGGAATGATCAATGGAATTTTGGTGAGAACACAGAGCGTGAACTGTGGATTGATTATATTTGGTCAGGTATAAAGGGAATAGGTAAACAATTAATGCATCAGATGGAAACACTTTTATGTCAACACATTGATAACGTACACAGAAAGAACATATATGTTCTTTCAGCCAATGGTACTGGTTGGTTCTACAATATTAATGGTTATTCTTGTATTGATACACCTCCTAGAGATGGTGATGTGGAGTGTACAGAGGATTTTATGTATGGAGTAGCTATTGGTTTCTGGTATGCTAAGAATATGAGTGTTATTGGTTCGTCACCAGAACATGAATATATAAGAGAGCCTTCCATTTCTAGTATAATTGAAAATAAACGCAGGGGCCTATATGGGCTCCGTTTTGTCAATGTTATTGAACAAGATGACCTTGTAAATCTATTCGAAAATAGACAATGGGGTACATTAAAACCAACAGATCTTGCAATTAATAAAGAATATATAAATGACACAGACCATATATTGGGGCTTCTAGAAGAAGACTCCGACAGATTTACGGAATTAAATGATATGTATAGGGACAAAAATTGATCAATCGAGATGAATTGTATCATGACAAAAACTTACACACTATCTATATCTAAAGCAGCTAAAAAATCAGGAGGCGATAAGTACTCTGTTGTTTTCAATGATTGTTCGTGTGATAAGGAACGGTTCCTTTATATCCCACAATGTTATTCAAGAAACATGGAAGGTAAAGGCATAAATAATCTTACGATTTCAATTAGTACTGCTGAACATGAACCTGAAACTGAACATGAACCTGAAACTGAACATGAACCTGAAACTGAACATGAACCTGAAACATGGATTATGTTTAAGTGTATAAAAAGAGCAAAATCTAAAGGCGATGACAGATATACGGCAGAACATGACGATACATGGCAAGGAGACATATATCTACCAACAGAGTTTAGAAATAAAGATGAATACATTTGGCTATGTATTAAATAAACAATATATTGTAATAACCACTTTACTTTACTTTGTTTAAAAATGAATAATTTTTATATTTAATGGAATGTTGTCCTATATGTCAAGAAAAATTCATAGAAGAAAATATTATTCTAGTTAAACATACAAGTGATAATAATATAGAAACTAGTCGCAAAAAAAACCATTGTTTTCATAGAGAATGTTTATTAGAATGGAAGAAAACTTTATTTAACAATAATTTAGAATATACATGTCCTCTTGATCGTGATAAAATACAAAGTGTTCATAAAGTACCAATATACATTATAAGAGGCCTTGATTTAAACGAATATGACCATAATTTTTTAAATTTAGTCAATACCACAAAGTTAAATGATAAAATGTTATCTACATTTGATGATATTAATGAAACGGACCAATATGGAAAATCCATAGCATATTATGCTTGTATGATGGGTAATTATAGTTTAGTTACTCGTTTATTGAAATTAAATGCAGATTTTAATAAAGGAACTATTAATGGTTTTACACCATTAATGGTAGCCATTAATTATTACCATAATAAACTATCACTTAAGCTTCTATCAAACAAAAAAATACAAGCAAATATAAATTCAACTGATAATAAAGGTATGAACGCATTTTACTACAGCTGCAAATGTGTTAATTATTCCATTATAGTAGATTTTCTTACAAGAAAATTACCTACTAAACATCATGTACGACATGCATTATATTCATATAGAGAAAATATAGAAAATAATAAAATCATTGGCAGAGACATTATAAATCTTATGACCCATTACCTCAAAAATTATTAAATAATAAACTATAAGTTTAATAAAAAATGAAGTTATTTATGTATTTAACTATATGAATAATTTTCTACGTAAAATTTCCGATTTTCAACACATGGATTTATGGACATATCATAAAAAACCCACTAAAATTGCAGAAATAATAGGAAACTCTGAAATACGCAAGGTATTTATACATTATCTAACAAGAGGTAATTTACCTAATATAATCTTAAGAGGAGAACATGGAACTGCAAAGAGAACACTAGCACGTCTTGTAGCAATAGAATATTTGGGGAAATATTTTAAGGATGCATGTATAGAAATTGATGGCGCAATTTATCGAGGCAAAGATGTAATAAGTTCAGGTCATAATACATGCTCCTCTGGTAAACCTGGTCTGCCATCTAAACCAAATGTTATGGAATTTTCAACTTATAGAATATTATTGCCTCCAAAAAGACATAAAATTATAATTATATACAATTTTGATAATATGACGGTTGAAGCTCAAAATGCATTAAGGACAATTATGGAAAAATATGCAATTACAACTAGATTTATTCTAATATGTAATTATACAGGGGACATAATAGAAGCCATACAGAGCCGATGTGTCCAATTAAAAACAAGTGGTCTCAAGTACAATGAATCAAAAGAATTAATTGATAAATTATTAGGTAATAATATAAATAAAAAGATAAAGCATATAATAATTATGTTAGCTGATGGCGATTATAAGAAACTTATAAATTATGCTCAGGTTATAAATAGCGGAGGCAAAAAAACACAAATGACACTTGAGGAATTCTACAATCTTTTTAATATTCCTCCAATTAAAACAATTAAACAAATATTACTTGATATTATCAAAGGTGTAGATGTTTATGAAACGATTAAAACATATCTAGTAGATCAAGGACACGGATATTGTGACATTATTGATATTTTATCAAAAATACTAGTATTTCATGAAATGGATATCCCAGAAGATATCAAATATCGTTGGCTGCATGTTATTGCAGAAAAATATCGAGAAATATCACCATATACTCATGAAGTACATATATATAGTCTATTTGCCAATTTATATATTGCATAAATTATATATTGAATATATATATATATATATTGCATAAATTATATATTGAATATATATATATATTTTATTCAATGTATGAAGTATATATATATTTTATTTAATGTATGAAGTATATAATTGTAATAAATTATTATTTGCCTATTATCTTTTAAAATATCCACAACATATAGTGTGTTATGTATATAAATGTAGTAATTTAAAAAAAATTATAATTATGGGTTATGTTGTTTAAAATGTTCGTACTGTGACAATATTATATGGGTTAATATTTACCAGGATTGTGAATATTTCGATCCATGTTTTAAGTGCACTGAATGTAACGTAACTTCTACATCTAATTCAGTTTCATCTGATGATGAGGTATCGTCATTTACATTAGTAAAACCAACTATGGAATATTATGGTATTTTAGTTAAAAATTATAATTTACCATATAATAATAATAAATTGTTTATAGGCAAACGTAAAAAACACGGACGCAGTGTAAGAACATGGGCCAAATTTATATCAATTGTAAATAAATCAATTAAAATAAATCATATATGAGATTAATTTAATAAGTTCAAACTATAAACAGGACGATTAGAAGAATATGTAGATGATGTTTTACTAACTGATAGGTCTCCATCCTTTATGTATTTTTTTCTTCCGTCTTTCATTATATACTTTCCTCCGCGAGGACCTTGTTCTATTTGACAGCCTTGAAATATATCAGCAGACGTAGTAATAATATTATCATCATCTGAAACTGATTCATTTGATTCATTTGATTCAGTTTCAGACATTACAAATGGCGTTATTTTATTGTTTTTTAGATCATGTATTGATAAATACTTTTTATCCTTTATAGGAGGAGGGAAACACTCAACAGCTACCGTTAATTCTGGTTTATATACTTTTTTCCCAGAATAATGTACAGTATTGTTTTTTTCTTCATGTATTTCTTCCACCACAATATCGTTTTCTAAATCACTGTTACATAATACCCCTATCTTACCATGCAACGTATATTCAGCATGTAATTTTTTTTTGATGCATGGGTATTTATAATCTAATTCACCATCTATTATTTGTTTAATAACAGAATTGTTTAATTCTGTTTTTTTAGCAATAACTATATGAGGAGTCTTATTCGACGTAAAATTATTTTTTAGTATAACTTTAGCTGCCAATACCCCGTAATATGAATTATAGTACAAATGTGATATTCTCAGTTTTACCTGTTTACCTAATAATTTATGAAAATATCGATTGTCTTTAGATATTAACATGTACGTATACTCTTGTAATGGATAAGGACATATATTGGTTTTCATACCTAATCCATAGTACATATCAACCAAGTCTAATAATTGTGTATATGAATCACTATCTACAATTGCCCCACTGAAACTATCGTACGTGCATTTTTTTATGGATTGTAAGTGTAGTTTGTCAAATATTAAGGTATTTTTTTCAATGTTCATTATTAAATTAATATAGTACTATTTAAATTTTATTTTAACGTGAATAGTTATATGAACACATTAAATACTTCAAACAACTTAATAACTGATCCTAACTTTGATTGTTCTTGGGACCAGAAAATACCCAATGAACCTATATATGAGAGAAATCATTTATTGCATCAACCGGCAATAATACCGAGTATGAGACCAATTAACACAAACTATTGTACACGCTCACAACAACCTTGGACATCCATATCACGAGCGGATGAAAGACATATTGCAAATTGGTGGCTTGATAATGTTCATAAGACAGGAAAAGAACGTCCATCAAAACATGCTGGAATATCAACAAAACAACGTTCAAATCATACATTAAAAACATTAACAGAACAATATACGAATAAACCATGGATTAACGGTAATCATATTGACATCGTGACAGAATCACATTTACGCAATAGTAATTACCATAATCCACACGATCAAATAGAAGGACATGTAACACGGGATATTGACATTCTTTCAAGTATACGAAATAAAACATTTATCAAAGATATGGTTGATAGCAATCAAAGACCCATTGATGAAATGAAATTATGGGGAAATTCAACTTCTCCTCGCATGTTGGAACCTTATTAAAATTTATTATTTTACTGAGTACACCTTCTATAATAAAAAATGAATTAATAAAATTATTTAATGGGATTTACTATTAATTGGTCAATAGAACAACAAACAGTCGCCAACGATAACAATTGGCGACTGTTAATTGATAAAATCAAAGACATTCTGAATGATATAAATAAACCATGGGTAACACAACAGGAACTGCATAATTATCATAAATATCTTTTAACGAAAGGTATTTTAACATTTGAAAGTTTTGATTTATGGGGATATTATGATACTCGAGATGACAATGATTCATTACTATCAGACCATGCAATTGTCATTCCTATGATTGAAAGTATCGTTATCCAACGTATCGGACCTAAAATTAAAGGAAAGTTATTTTTTAAGACGGATCGTTCACTTTTTTCACATATTTACCGAATATTTGAGGCAGTTAACGATATTTACGGAGGAGTAAAAATTACAGAAAACTAATTAGCTTTTACCAGTTAGCGCCTTTAAAGGTTAATTCCGTTGTATGATATTCTTTAGCATAAGCTTTTAATGTCTTTAAGTCTAATAAGGTGTTATTGTGTATAGATTTTACATATTCAATGAATGGTGCCAGTACACTAAAATCATCCGAAGGTTTGGCTTTAGAATTAGGAATAGTAAAAGAATGAAGAAAACAATTACAATGAGTTTCTCTATTTATACTACCTTTACAGGACTGAGAATATAAGTTATAAATTATATTCCTTATACGGTTAATTTCTCGTAGTTCTTTCTCAGAATCCAAATGCATGTTGAATATTTCAATGCGGTATGTAATTTACTCATTAAATTAATTTTTTATGTTAGTATGATACTATTATACATGTGAGCGATACGTTCCTGTGTCATGTTCCATGAAATACATTCATCTGTTACACTTCGACCATAATTATCTTCTGTATTACTAAATTCAAGATCGACCCTACCTGACTTTAAAAAAGATTCAATCATAAGTCCAACACATCCATCATTATTAATATAATTGTTATTGATTTTTTCCCATACACGTTGTTGCTGTAATTGATTTTTATTAGAGTTACCATGAGCACAATCGATTACAATACCCCTATGTATTCCATCCATATCTTTTACAGTTTTATATATATTATCCAAACTTTGGTAATTTGGACCAGAATCCGAACCACGTAATATAATATGACATGAAGGATTACCTCTGGTATTAATAATACATGCATGACCATTATAATCGATTCCTGGGAATGTATGAGGTTGAGCACAACTCAAAACTGAATTCATAGGATATTTGACACTTCCGCTGGTAGAATTTTTAAATCCTATCGGACATGATAATCCAGAAGCAAGTTGACGATGAATCTGACTTTCTGTTGTTCTTGCTCCAATGGCACCCCAACTGATAAGGTCGGCATAATATTGTGGCATATTAGGATCAAGGAATTCACATGCACATGGTACTCCAATTTTGTTAATTTCTGTTAACAAGTGTCTAACTGTATTAATACCTAGTACGATCTTATTTGAACCATTGCATTCAGGGTCATATAATAATCCCTTCCATCCTACAATGGTGCGAGGTTTTTCAAAATACGTTCTCATAACGATAAAAATTTTATCGTTATACAATCTTTGAATACTAGATAATAATTTAGCGTATTCCGTCGCAGCCTTTACGTCATGAATACTGCAAGGACCAATAATTAATAATTTACGTTTATCTTTACCAAATATTATATTTGATATAGTCTCCCTTGATTTTTTAATAAAGTTTTTTAACTCTGTAGATAATACTTGTTTAGTAATAATATCATATGGCGACGGAAGTAAAGTATAACCAATAATATTAGAATCAGACATTAATATTAATGTCTAAGATCAATTAATAAATTGAGTCTACATATTAAATCAATTAAGATAGCATAAAAAAATTAGTTTTAAACATTTAAACTGATACATTTATAACATAGATTTTGTTTAACAATAATCGATATAAATTTACATTTTTTACATCCTGATTTTTCCTGGAGACGATTTCCAATTGCTTCGGGGCTTTCCCTAGAAGAAATTGGAAATTCTTCGGGGATTTCCAGAGAAATATTATTCGTCTGATCCATATACTGATAGTTCAACCATTCATTATGACTCATATAAGAGTCGGATATTGATCATTTTTATTATAGATTTGGAAACATATAATCGTCTTTGATATCTTTATCTCTATTAACATTTGATTACTCAATTTTAGTATAAAATCCATTTACTACATCATATATAATAGATTTAATATAGAAAATCTTGACCTTGTTTTTCTTATGTTTATCAATAATGATGGAAGAAAATTCTTATTGACCTTAATATGGCATTTATTTAATAAAGGCAAAGACATAATATGATCTTTACAATCAGTTATTCTTTTTTTATATATAATAAATGCTTCTAAATATATAGGCTGTGTAATGTCGTGGCGTATAAATTCAAAATTTGGATGTAACAATAAATTCTTAATATTTTTTCATAAATCCAGAAAAATTATTGTCTAGACACATAACATAATGTCCCATCTTAATTAATGCTGTACATAGAGGGGACCCAATAAATCCTGTTCCACCAGTAACTAATATAATCATATTATATTAATTATATTTTTTCTCTTCAGTATATGATTTAGTTTAAAGTAAATCATATATGTAATCAATATCATTTACAAGAAGCTGAACAACACAATTTTCCAACACTTCGCAACAACAAGAGACATATGTATTCTATTTTTAATAGTAATTCGCTTCTTTGATAAAAATGACGACAGGTTAGTCACTAAATGTTTGTCAAGTGGATTAATCATGATATGTGTAATAGAAAACTACAATTGAAAGTCGGTTTAAATACTGATACAATTCCTTTTAACACAGAAGGTGATTGTGTACCTAGTGGAATTTATTATTGTGATGCAAAGGTTGTCATGACATGGAGAATATTAGATTATACTCATTTATGTACTGTCGAAATACCAGATGACGCACAAACGGTAAAATTTTCTAAGAAGTATCGTTCAGATAAAATAATTATACTTGATATTCCAGTTCCATTTGAAGAACATAAAATGTGGTCAGATATTGATAGGTGTAAACTAGTAGTGACGGAGAATGGACATTCATTGGTATTTGTAAAGGAACAAACTGAAGAAATGTGTAAACTTGCTGTTCAGCAAAATGGACTGACATTAAAATATGTAAAACATCTCACAGAGGAAATCTGTAAAATTGCAGTTCAACAAAATGGTGATGCATTTCAATATGTAAAAAATCAAACTGATGAAATCTGTAAACTTGCAGTTCAAAAAAAATAGCTATTCAATACAATATGTAAAGGATCAAACTGATGAAATCTGTAAACTTGCTCTTCAACAGGATGGAGGGGGAAGGGCATTATATTATATAAAACATCAAACAGATAAAATCTGTAAACTTGCTGTTCAACAATATGAAATTACATTAAAACATGTAAATAATCAAACTGATGAAATTTGTAAACTAGCAGTTCAAAAAGATGCACATGCATTACAATGTGTAAATAATCAAACTGATGAAATTTGTAAACTAGCAGTTCAAAAAGATGGATTGGTATTACAATATGTAAATAATCAAACTGATGAAATTTGTAAATTTGCAGTCAAAGAAGATGGATTGGTATTAGAATTTGTAAAAACTCAAACAAATAAAATTTGTAAACTTGCTCTTCAACAAAATGGATGGGCATTAAAATTTGTAACGGAACAAACTGATGAAATTTGTAAACTATCATTTCAACGAAGTACATATACATTAAAATATGTAAAACTACAAACTGATAAAATTTGTAAACTTGCGCTTCAACTTAATGGACAGGCATTAGGATTGGTAAAAGTTCAAACAGATGAAATTTGTAAACTTGCGGTTAATCAAGATGGACGGGCATTACAATATGTAAACGTACAAACAGATGAAATTTGTAAACTTGCCGTTAAACAAAATAAACAGGCATTATACTATGTAAAGGTTCAAACTGATGAAATCCGTAAACTGGCAGTGAAATAGGATGTGTAATTAAATCTGTAAAAAATCAAACAGAAGACCTCTGTAAACTTGACCTTAAACAAAATAAACTGGCATTATATAATGTAATAAGGAAAACTAAGGAAATATGTACATTGGCAGGTAATCGCAAATTTGCTTGGCAATAGGCCTATGTAATTAAATCTATAAACTATCGGTTCAATCGAATTACTGGAACATACGAAAAATATTATTGTTCATGTTTATTATGTAAATATGAACAATAAAATATGAACAATAAAAATGATTAAAATAATATGGTAATATGAAAATGGATTATGACGAAATTAAAAACTATATATTATTGAAGGGTGTACATGACAACACAATAATAAATTGTGTTGCTAATGAAATGAAAATTAAACAATATGTTAAACCATTCAATAATATACCAGAAGCACAAGAAAAAATAGACAGTGCAATAGTATGGTACATGAATCATTTTAAAACATAGATATTTACTCATAAAAGGACAATAAAAAAGTATTATAATTGTCATCTATCTATTTTATTAACAAAATGCATTACTTTGATTAACAAATTATTCATAAGGATTGTCATGAATAATTCGACAGTAAATAATAACGTTCCTGGAACGTGTGTCCACACACCTATGAAATTTGAACAGTGGGTTCAGTCATTATAATGTATGTCAAATGGATTACATATTAAACTCATCTATAATTTGTGGTAATATGAGTTACCATATCTTTGCTATAATATTAACTTGATTGTCTTTTTAATCCATATTATAAGGTTTATTTTTATACAGTAATTTGCTTTTAAAAAAAATGACCCTCAAGCCAGTCATTAATATGTATGTCAAATGGATTAATCGTAATATGTGTAACAGAAAATTACAATTAAAGGTTGGTTTAAATACGGATACAATTCCTTTTAGCCAAGAAGGTGATTGTGTACCTGGTGGAATTTATTATTGTGATGCAAAGGATATCATGAGATGGAAAGATATAGGTTATAGTTATTTATGTACAGTTGAAGTACCTGATGATGCACAAACCGTAAAATTTAAATATAAATATCGTTCAGATAAGCTAATTATCATTGATACCCCAGTTCCATTTCAAGAACATAAAATGTGGAAAAAAGATAAAATCTGTAAACTTGCTGTTCAACAAAATGGACGGGCATTAGAATATATAAAACATCAAACTGAAGAAATCTGTAAACTTGCTATTCAGCAAGATGGACATGCATTATATTATGTAAAAAACCAAACTGATGAAATATGTAAACTTGCTGTTCAACAAAATGGACGGGCATTACAATTTGTAACGAAACAAACTGATGAAATATGCAAACTTGCAGTTCAACAAAATGGACGGGCATTACAATTTGTAACGAAACAAACTGATGAAATATGCAAACTTGCACTTCAACAAGATGGACTGGCATTACAATATGTAAAAAACCAAACTGATGAAATATGCAAACTTGCACTTCAACAAGATGGACTGGCATTACAATATGTAAAAAACCAAACTGATGAAATATGTAAACTTGCTGTTCAACAAGATGAACTGGCATTACAATATGTAATAAATCAAATTGATAAAATCTGTAAACTTGCTATTCAACAAGATGGGTATACATTACAAGATGTAAAGGTACAAACACATGAAATCTGTAAACTTGCCGTTTATAAAAATGGTTATGCAGTTTTATAAACTTGCAGTTACAAAGCATGGTTCGGCATTAAGATTTGTAAAAAATCAAACTAATGAAATTTGTAAATTTGTTGATGAACAAATAAAGATTCATTAGAGTATATAAATATATCAGATAAAATATGTAAATCACCCTTTGAAAGTAAATGTTATCATGCATTGATAATCAAAGTATTATAATTGTCATCTATTTGTGAATCCATGAGTGGACGAGGTACTCCTTGTTTCATTTTAGGTATAGGTGCATACCTATTCTTTGTACATAATTTATTGTCAGATATAACATTAATATTAATATTATTTTTAACTGGTAATAACGAGAGTTGGGTATCAATAATACCTGTTACATTATCCATATTTACGTTTATATTTTTATCATCATATTCTATTTTCCATTGTTTTTCCTTATTCTTCCAATGATTATATAAGGTAGATGTACCTGGAGAACCAATTGGTTTAACAGTAAGGTTATTATTTGAATAAGGATGTAACGTGTTTCTCCATAACCAACTCCATCCATCGAGTCCTTTTTTAGGCCATCTCCACGGTCCTAAAGATAATCCCTCTGTTTGTTTCAGTAAGACTATTAGTATTACTAATATCAATAATATCCAAATGTAGACTTCCATATATATATATATATATATATATATATAACATTAGAAATAATCAAAGAACAATTAAATGAATACGATCGTATTAAATAATATGTAAATTTAACATTCTTGTACTTCTGGAACCCAATGGGTTGTTCTTTTATCAGGCGTTTTTATACGTTTTACCTCAAAACCTCTTGGACATATAGACTTATTATAAACATTAAGCTCAAATATTGAATTATATTGACCCGAACCTCCGTCAAGATAAGATCTGTATGCCAAATCACGCGCAGCAAGATATAATTCATATAATTGTTTATCATTGATATCTTTGACTAATGATATTGGATTTAATTTTACAGTATATAATATTTCGGATTTAATATAGTTACCGATACCTGCCCATAACACCTGATTCATCAAACACTCGCATATTGACCTATTATTTCGTTTTCGTAATCTTGATACTATTTCTTCTTTTGTATATATATTATCATTTAGTATACAGAATCCAAGTGTGTTTAGTTTAATATTTAATTCAGGTGTGTCATAGATCCATATGTGTCCGAAGTTTCGGATGCTTGTATAATATATTGACTTAAGTTCACTTTTATAATTTGCATATGTAAATTTAACGGCTAAGTGTTTATATCGTTTATCAGTTGGTTTAGGGATTTCTTCTAATATATCACCTGTCATACCAAATGAAATACCTACAGAGTATCCATTATCTAGTGTAATATAGCCAAATTTCCCTTTTGATTCTGAATTGATAACAGTTGCTGGTAATATTTTAGTTAAACGTTCAAAATCATGAGTTTTCTTATGAAAACTTTCTTTACAAACATCCATATTCATCAGTGTAGTTCCCTTCAATATTGCACACAATAAATTCATTTTAATTTTTACTTCAGGTCCTTCTGGCATTAAAATTAATTAGCCATCAGTTTTCAAAGAAATCGTTTATATAGTTTATATAAACTATATAGTTTATATAGTTTATATAGTTTATATAGTTTATATAGTTTATATAGTTTATATCGTTTATATAGTTTATATCGTTTATAAAAATAATCAAATTAATAAACTATTGTCAGAATAGATATTATCATCTATTCTGACAATAGCCTCATGTCCAATATTTCCATGTCTGTCATCATGTGGTCCACTAGCCTCTTGTTCAATATGGTCCTGGCTGTCATCATTAGCCTCTTGTGTATCATTATGTGGTTCATTAGCCTCTTGTTCAATATGGCCCTGTCTGTCATCATTATGGCCTCGTACATTATGCCCTTGTCTGTCATCCTGTTCGTATATAGGGTCATTGTGTATCGCATGGGGTTTCTTCCATTCCATATGTTCTACACATGAAATGTTCGTTATCAATAATATTGATAAGTAAAACATTGTATCTGCTACAGATTCGTCATATGAAATAAAACAGTTAAACGGTAATCCTTTGTTAATATAATTATTGAAAGAAAAAAAACTATATAATGATATAATACATTGCCAACTGGCATAACATTTCCATTTATGTCTAATGTGTGGATGAGTTAATGCATAGTCAAACCAACAAACTATTATCCATCCAAAATTTAACATAGCAAATGCTGTAAATATTATAACAGCAATTGCTTTATTTGAATCATTGCATTTAGTGTTCTCGAAAACTAAACGGTTTACCATAGTCATACCAACCAATGATAAAATTGGAATATTTTTACGCATATATTCTATAACTTTTTGTGTCGACATTATACAAAATGTTGGCGATCATTTTCTTTGTGTCGTCTTGATGGTTAATTAAAGCATTTAGTCGGTCAGTAATATGACCTGTCCTTATGTTGTTACAACAGTCTAATTCAGTCACAGTATATAAAACTAGGAAGTAAGAAGTTCTAATTTTCTAAGGTCACATATTCCAATTTCATCATGAAATCCTTGAGCGGAATTTAATTTTATCGGACTTGAATAACCAGGCATTAAAAATTTTGTCTGTCTTGCTCGTGCCATCATTCCTACATGTATCCAACCATCAAAATCTTGCGAGCATATAAATTTTAGAGCTTTTCTTGCAATATAATCATTGTCAATTGGGTCGGAATTGTCCTCTTTATCAAGATGACCTTCAGTACATATTGTATGTTTATATGAATCTATATAATTACATTGTGATTTATGCAAAGGTCGAGGCTGTCCTGAATATGTTATAAATGTACCAGGTGGGTTATTTATAGTCTTTATACTCATAAAATATAACTGTAATAAATCATATGTTCTTATATCGGTATCTTTAGCTACCTTTAATATATTTTTTATATTCCTTGCATTATTCATATCTAATAATCTTAGAGGAGTTTTAGTTAAATATTTAATAGGTAGAGTGCCTCTAGAATAACTATAACCTGAACCGGTAACATTACCTGCAAAAAATCGTGCTGCATTGTCAAGAGGTATTCCTGAACGATAAATAATACTATTATCTTTTAGTAATACTTCTGAAAATCCATCTTCAAATATAGCACAATCATATGACATTATTGAATTACATGGGCGGTCTTTTATAGCATCTTTAATCTGTAATGTCACCATTAATCCGTTATGGTCTGAATATTTCAACGTTTTCCCAGGTGCACTTGGAACTTTAATAAATGGTACTATTTCCATTCCTATGATTTCGACAATGTCTGGTTTATAATATATATGGTCAGGTCTTGTACCAAATTCACTTGTTTTTTCACCAAAGGGTGCTCTTATATAACCCTTACTAGACAATAATTCATGTCCTGCTATCCAATATTTTTCAAATAATACCTTGTTAGCACTGTTCAAACTAGTGAATGCTTGATATGAGTCCAATTGACTATCTATCGCAACATCACCATTAAAATCACCTACAATAACATCAGGTGAAGCTATTAATACAGTCTTTAATTGCTCTATTTTTATTTCTCCTAATATTTTGTATTTTTTATCGTCATTGCGCCCTCCAGTTAAATGAATATTTGCAATAAGTAAACCGTTAATTTTGGCATATACAGCACATCTATCTACAGCTTCTTGATTAGAGGTAATATTTTCTATATTACTGAATGATTCGTCAAATGAATGGTCTATATCAAGTCCAGCCTTTGCATAAATACTATTGCTTAATATTACACCTAATTTGGATTTTACAGGATGTGACAGACATTGATTAACTAGATTATATTTAGGAGGCATAAATGCCAACCATTCGGTTAATCCTAAATTAGTTTTTATTACGTCTTCTTGTAGACATATAACATCTGGTTTAGCAGATTTGATTACTCTTGATAATGCAGATAATGCATTCTTCTCATCTCTAAGCTTTTTTGTCGCAGCTTTTTTGCACGTATGTAACATATTAGCATGCATCTCTACATTTAAAGAAAGTATTTTTATTTCTCTTGCACCACCAGTCTGCAAAGGTAATGATACATCATAAAACTTTTCTATACGTTTTATATCCTCGTTATTGAGGCCATTTTTACTTCTTGATTTTCCATTCATTATTTTATTATGTATATTTGCATTATTCCATCGCAAAGATTCCATATAATATTTAAAGTATTAAATTTATTTTAGTTAAATAATTCTGTAACTAAAATAATTATGTAACTAAAATAATTCCCATAGCATTTCTTGTAGCAATTCGTCCTTATCGCTTTCATAACCATCAAATATGTCGTCTAATTTGCTGTCTAGCTCCTTTCCTGCTATTTTTATACCCATTGTGATTCTAGATGTTGTTTTAAACAGGCCCTTGTATTCACTAATACGTTTTTGTCCTTCTTGATCAAGATAGTAATTTACTAATAACTTATCAAAAACATCCATACCTTTACCAGCTAATTCAAAAATTTGAATTATTGGTTTTGCAATTTGATTTGTAATATAGTGACCATAATCCAATTTTAATTTATTTTTACGGATATATTCTGGTGTTTCAATTCGTTCTCCTTGCAACTCAGCTTCCTTGTTTATAATATAGGCAAATTCTAAACGGTCGTTTCCACGTGGTTTATTTCCTGGATCACGTTTACCTATTCTCTGAGCTAAAACATTATGAGCGATACTATCTGGTGCTTTATAATAACTTCTAAGTGTCTTAGCTATTATAAATTTATTTAATGGAAATTTACCCTTCAATACTTTATCGCATTCCCTTCGTACAAATTCTATAGCTTTATCAACACTATTCTCATTCATTATAATATCAACCATTCCACCGAAAATATGTTTAACAATAGGAGCATTGTCCCTACGTTTCAAAACTATACCCATACTCTTAGCACTATATTTAGATGAACCATATTTCTCAAAATAATACCCATGATAACGTTTTTTGCTTAATAATATAAATGGTTTAATGGCCTTCTCAAATTCTAAGTTATGTGGCTTTTTTAGTTGTTCTGATATTAGATATGATGATTCAGTACACAATAATATACTTTTATTAATTGCATCTAGTCCATACAATTTATTTCCCTTGCGGTCGATACATTTAAATTTACAAAATATACTATCTGTATCTCCATATGTTATACTGCTGTCTTTATAATTATTACGCACAAATTTACTGCTTATATTAATTAGTTTGCGACCAGTTGCAGTGGTACATGCAGCAATCTCCCTCAGTCTTATTTGACTTGTACGTGCTCCTATAATACCATACAAACTATTAGCTGTAACTTTATATGCCTGTTGCAAACCATCGTATAAATTATAGTTAAAACTGCCTTCTTCGTAAGTATCACGTTTGTTTTTAGTTGACTTACGCGAAGCCAATAAATCTTCTAATATAGTAGGAATAATATCCTTTTTACCGTTTGGTGGCTGAGAAAATCTACATATTTTATGTCCTATAACCACTTTATGTGTTTTTTTACGACCTGGAGCTACTGGTACATCCTTCTTAACATCATATACTATATCTACATATGCCCAACCTTTATACTCGTCATTTATTAACGACTTTTCATATTTTGTATTACCTAACAATTTTCCCTTCATATTAACTGATTCTCCTTTCTTTACAACAACACTACCAACAAAACTATTATGACTTAGATTTTCACTTATAATACAACTTGGATACAATGAATTAAAGTCTGCAACTACAACAGGATCATCATCGTGTATTCCTCTGTCTGGATCCAATACCGTTGCACCCTCGTATTTACCTTCATCTTCATCTGCTTCCATAACTGGAATCAAATGTCCGTTTTCTCTGCATCTTTTAGCTACATAACTAAATAATTTAATACCTTGGCCTCTTAAAAACAAAAAACTAATTGGAACGGAACATACTTGCGCCATACCAATATTATTTAATATTAATTCAAATCGATCTATTAATCTAACACATAATATACAATCTATAAGACAATATTCCGCTATTTCCTTTCTTTCATTATTTGTCCCTCGTTGTTTTATGAAAATCTCTTGAGGAGATACTTCTACCTTTCTCTTATACATAAATTCACGGCAAACAGAATCAAGTTTATAACTATCTAATTTATGCATTGATTGCATAACTTTATATAAATCAATAGATATACGACCTTGCATAGATATATAATATAACGTATTATCTCCTAATCCAGCACTCATTAACTTTTTTTCAACCAATTGTTCCTCTGTATTACATATCTTTCCCAATTTAGAAAATTCTTGTAATACTCCTAATTGTTCCGCACGATCATACAAATATTTATAGTCAAATCCAAACGTATTATATCCAATAACAATATCGGGATTTTCAGTAGATATTACTTTTTGCCATGCTAATAATACCTCCTCTTCTGTATCATATGTTTCTACAACTACTTCTGATTTATCAGTTTCGTATTGTGCCTTTTTTCTCGTTTCTATTATGTTTTTATTCCAATAATCCCAAAACTCTTTTGTCTGTTCACTCTTTGGTGGTAAAATTTTGTTACCTGAGGTTTTTTCTAATTCTTTTATATGTTTTTCAATAAATTTTATTGGTAAATCTACACCATCGAACTCAAAATCAATAAGAGTTTTATTTTGTATTGGTTCACAACCCTTAAGACATATTATATGTTTTAAATAACAGTCGGTTTCACCGTATTTTTTAAACGTAGACCCTATTTGTACAACTGCATCATCTTCAGGTTTTGGAAGATACTTATTTAATATCTCATTTATACTTGGAACATAATCATCAACCTTTTCATCAAGCTTATAATCCGTTTTATCAAATTTAATCTTGTTTTTACGGTACATACGAACCTTACGCAAACTTAATAATACATGGTATGCTTGTTGGCATATTTTGTTTATTGATGGAATCATATCAATTAAAAGATCTGTACGTGGTTGTTTATTATATTCAGTATAAATTCGATTGATATTAAGATTATGGTAGTACGGATTAAATGCCAATTCAAGCATATTTATAATAACACCAATAGGATCGCTAGAAATAGACCTACTGTTTTGGGTTACCTGTTTATTAAATTCTATTACTATTTGCTCTGATAGAGCAAAATAATCAGATTTATCAGTATTTATAGCAGGAAACTCTGTTTCAAAAATATCAAGAACATTATTAATTGCGTCATCTTGTTCATTATCTTTAATAATATTATATAATTTATCACTACATGTATCTATTACAGTTCTTAAATCATCTGTAATCCAGCTATTAGTAATAATTTCTTTTACTGTTGGATAATATGGTTCTAATAATTCCACACATTGTATGTTATAATTATTATAATAAGGCTGAAAAGCCTGATATAAAAAAGTCGCTATTACTGGACGCATATTATCGTATAATTTGAGGTCACGGATATTATTGTATTCTATAATAATATCTCGTGCTAACTTTTGATAATCCTTTTTTGCAATAGGAAAATCACCATGACTACTGTCTGCTTCAATATCAAAACCAACATATTTTATTGATGGAATACCCTCTTTTTCTAAAGGATATACGTTATTTGAGGAGCAGCTATATTGTATATCACATGTTGTTTCATTTGAATATTTTTCTTCAATATTCATAATATTCATCCACCCTACAGCTTTAATATCTCGACAATGCATAAATCTCAACAATGGATCAAGATTACTTTCAAAAGGTTCATAATGATATGGCTCATTACAATTTAGACCAAATATACGAATTTTTTCATCAAATAATTTTGCATAGTGATACCACGCAGTCTTACAACTAAAAAGTAATTTAATATATTTAAACTTATCATTTGCAGTAAAACCATAAAATGGTTTCGCATTAATTAATTTATGCGAAACTAATGTTTCAGAATACCATTTTCTTGCCTTTCCTTTAATACCCTTAACAAAAATATGTGCATCATTTACCGTCCAATTATTAGGTACTTTAACATAAAAATATGGTGTAAAATCATTGATGTCAACAGTAGATGAGTTTCCTTTTTCATCTAGACAAAATGCACGAACTATAAATTTATTATTACATAAGTATTTTTTTGGATCGTATTCTTTATCAGAATCTTTATCTTTATCAGAATCAGAATCAGAATCAGAATCAGAAGCATCTTTGTCCTCTGATATATCTAAACTGTGCCAATCAATAACATAAAGCTCCGTTGTTGTTTTTATATGTTTACTAACAACCATATATTAGTATTATAATATTTATCAATTTATATTATTATTTGGGTACTTTATCTTTATCTGTAATAGGATTTGAACAACACAATCTTGGTCTCTGTGAATATCCATTTTTTTTCATATAAGCTCTCATATTATCTAGAACATTTTCCCATGTAACCGATTTATCAATGCATTCAATGAATGCAGTAGTCATTGCTCCAGCCCATTTACCTTGTATCAAAGCATCTGCGCTTGTTTGGTTATCTTGACATCCACTTAACATAAAAACATTCGATTTTACACTGGATGCTGCATTTTCTATATAATTTTTAACAGCTCCTTCATATCTCCATTTTAAGTCAAGAATAGTACCGCTGTGACAACAATCAAATAAAAAAATCATTCTACATCCAATTGGAATACTCTCTGCATAATCATGTAATTGATCATCTGTTATCATTCCATTAGTAAGATAATCCATAGGTACTATAGTCTCATCTCGTCCATCTTTCTCATCATGATCAAGATCACATGTATTACTCCCATGTCCGGAGTAATGAAACCATAGCTCTTTAGCCCCAGCAACATGTGATTTAATAATAAGTTTACCTAAAGCATGCATAATATTCATACCTGTTGCTTTTTTATCGGTATCCTCTGTTAATATAACTATGTTTTCCGACCTATATCCACGTTTCTTAATTAAATATTCTTTTTGTCTATCAACATCCGTCTCACATCCCTTAAGTGCTGAAGATGTACCAGTATAGTTTATACCAACTAAAAGTGCATACTTATACTCTGTCGGAATATCCATTATAATATCCTCAATATTATAATTAATAGGGAGGATATTTGAAATGACTTTGTATATATCAAAGTCATAAAGTCATACCTTTTACCTCCATGTTATTGAATATAGATATTAATTCTTTAGGAGTATTATAATATAATATATCTATCATATTATCATTTGTGTAATCTATATTCATATTATTTAGTATATCGCATATTTCATGTAATTGTTTAAACGTAGGGACATATATTTTGCCTGAATAAAGAGAAACATTATTTATTATAGATTTTGAAAACGCAACACATTCTTTACGCATATATTAATAAGTATATAATTATATTATTTATATAACTAATATAATTATTAAATAGAAAGAGGAGGAGCAGCGGTGATATTATATAAAGCTATTAACCGATGTCGCTCATTTAACATTTGTTCCCTAAGCTTCTTATGACGTATCATATATAGTTGTATAGTGTCTTCTGAACTAGTAAGAACAATACCGCGATTAGGAATTAACATATACTTTGTGGCATCACCTCTATCTTTATATACGTTTTTAAGACCGCTATCTAATGAACCAAATGATGTAAGACGCATAAAACTAAAAGACCCAGGCTTACATAACCTACATTTACATAATGGTCTCCAGAAAATTCTGTCTGGGATAAAATATATATATGTAAAACTTGTTATTTGACAGAATGTATATACATTCAAATATTATTTACTTTGTATTATATTAAATTCCTGGTTTGAAAAAAATGAACCCTTTGAAATTATATCAATGTATGTCAAATGGACTAACAATAATATGTGTAACCGAAATTTACAATTAAAACATGGTTTAAATACTGATACAATTCCTTTTAGTACTGAAAGAGATTGTGTAGCCGATGGAATTTATTATTGTGATGCCAAAGATGTTATGGATTGGCACATCTTAAATTATACTCATTTAGGTACTATTGAAGTACCTAAATGAGTATAATTTAAGATGTTATGGATTGGCACTTCTTAAATTACACTCATTTATGTACTATTGAAGTACCTAAAGATGCACAAACAGTAAAATTTCAATCTAAATTCCGTTCCCACAAGATAATTATCATGGATACTCCAGTTCCATTTAAAGAACATCAAATGTGGAGAATTCCTGATAGAGTTAAATTTATAGTTAAATCAAATGGAATGGCATTACATCATGTACAAAATCAAAGTGAATAAATTTGTAAACTTGCTTTACAACAAAATGCTAATGCATTACAATATGTAAAAAAATCAAACTGAAGAAATATGCAAACTTGCTGTCCAAGAGGATGGACTGGCATTAGAATATGTAAAACATCAAACTGATGAAATTTGTAAACTTGCTGTTCAACAAAATGGAGGGGCATTAGAATATGTAAAGGATCAAAGGGAAGAAATTTGTAAACTTGCTGTTTAACAATATGAAATCGCATTATATCATGTAAAACATCAAACTGATGAAATATGTAAACAAGCTGTTAAACAATATGGACTGGCATTGCAATATGTAAAACATCAAACTGATGAAATCTGTAAACTTGCTGTTCAACAGGATGGACTGACATTAGGATATGTAAAACATCAAACAGATTTTATCTGTAAACTTGCTGTTCTATAGGATGGACATACATTAGCATATGTAAAAGATCAAACTGATGAAATTTGTAAACTTGCAGTAAAGAATGATGCTAGTACATTACTGTATATTCGAGATCTGACTGATGAAATATGTAAATTTGCCATAAAGAATGATGTTGATTCTTTAAAATATATAAAACAACAACAGAAGAAATATGTATATTTGCAGTAAAACACAATCCTAATGTTTTAAAACATGTAAAAAATCAAACTGATAAAATATGTAAACTTGCAGTTCAATTGGATGGTTTAACAATTAGACATGTACATAAACACACGCAAGAAATTTGTAAACAGGCCGTAATACATAAAGGTTATTATGCATTAAATTATGTAAATAATAAATATCATACTGACGAGCTCTGTAATCTGGCGAAACAATGCGATAATTAAGTAATATTCTTTTTAATAACAATAACTTGTTTCTTTATTATAGGTTTTTTAATTGGAGAATACAATAACCCTTTAAAGTTTTTCCAGGTATGTCTATGAAATTCGGTATATCCATATTTTTTTAGCGCTGCTTGATGTTTAGATGACAAATATCCCATATTTGTATGAATACCATAGTTTTTTAGTATTGGGTATGTATTACATAATTTATTAATGTATTTGTCTCTATTATATTTAGCAATAATGCTTGCAGCTGCTATAGAATAATATTTACTATCTCCTTTTACTACTGTATCATATGATATATCTTTGTATTTATGAAAACTATTACCATCCATAAGAATATGTTCAATTAAATATCCTTTATCTATTAGTTTATCAAGACATCTGTGTAATGATCTCATATTAGCATTATATATTCCATATTTTATTATCTCTTCTACATCTGCATAATCATATACATAAGCATGAGCATGCTTAATTACATACTCATATGAACATATCATCTTTTTAGACGCTATTAGTTTTGAATCTTTAACTAATAATTTTGTGTTTTCGTCTTCATAATCTCCCCATATCACAGCTGATGTATATACAGGTCCTAGACCTGGTCCTCTTCCAGCTTCATCTAAACCAACTTCAATAACACAAGATTTCATACATTTCTGTAATGTTGTTGTCATTCAATAATATTATTAAATGATATCACTTTAATATTAATATTGAATATTATTAAACTATTATTTAGTACATATGAGCATGACTTTAGGCAAAGGATCTATTGGACTCAAAAGAGTGACCAAAATTATGCAAGAAGTTTAATATTTTGCTTATAATGGAGCATCTTCAACTCAATCTTTCAACCGAAACAGCTATTGGTAAGAGATTCGTAAATAAAGACCTATTTATTCCACAATAGTTACCTTTACTCCGGCTCTTTCACAAACACCTTCCACTGTGTTTTTTATCATATTGATAAATTTCACAATTTGTGTTATATTCAGCATTATATTCAGCTAATTTAACTCGCATTCTTTCCAAATCTTTTGTTTGACTGGTCTTAAGTAAACTTTTCTGAATTTTAAGGGCTTCATATTCACGTTCAAATGCCGCTATGGTTTGAATGGCTTCGTTAGATGGAAGCCATTTATCCTTATCAGATACGAAACTAGTGCTATTTTTAACAACAATCCCGATTTCTGTCTCTGAGAACCCATAAAAGTTCTTGTATTTCTCTTTTTGTTGTATTTTGTGATACAAACATTGAATAGTTAGTGGATTACATTCTTCTATGAGTATGGTCACCAACAAACTTGCTAAAGGGTCTCTTCCAGTCTCATTGATTGAATCTGGTCGACGTGATAAAGACCAATTTGGTTCTGTCGCATCGTCTGATACGAACTCATCACATTCATTTAGAATGGAATGGACAGTGTTAGATGTAACCCAATCTCGATAGAAAATAAATTGAGACATTGAACAGAGATTACGATACAGACACTTTGAGGTTGATGGAATATCAATTTCAGTCAAGATAAGTGTTATCCCTATTTCTATTGATTTACGAATAGTAGAACATTTAAAAGTTATATCCCTTGTTGTTGTCCAGATGGGATCTTTGCAATTACTTTGAATAAATTCATCGCAGTCAAATAGAATATTAAATACGACTTTAGGTTCGATTATAGGTAAACTATGACTTAAATATTGCGTATAGTTGATAATTGATGATGTTGTCATTGGTATATCTGTAAATTTAATCGATTTAACAAATAATTTAATATACCTCTGTTTGTACGTAGTATGAGGTGGCTCCATAGTACTTTTTTATACTATCCGTAAAATTCCAACCTAATTCAGGATAACTTATAAACTGTTCTGGATAACTTATCATAATGTATTCTATGTTATATTCAGAAATATATACGTTATCATTGTATATAATTGTATTCAATGAATGAGATGATAAAGGTAAGTCACTCATGTTAAATATTTTTAATAGCTTTTTATATACAAGCTCTTTTGTAGATGTTTTAGGGGGGTACCATCTTTACATGTTCTGCCAGTGTCCAGTATTTATTAAAACGGTCTGAATCATATAAAATAAAATCATCACATCTAGTTAATACATGGTTTATATTAGTATTTCTGAATTGATTGTCCGTTAGAGATTTCATACATTTATTCCAGAGCCGATTAGTATCCTCTGGCATATCTAAGGTGTTTAATATATCAATTAACAATACTCGAATAGATTCTTTAATAGTTTTTATGTCCTTAGGTAACTGGGTGTTATCTCTGACAATAGGACTGAGTTCCCATTCAGTATCATATTTATCTTTATGACAGACAAACTTATCGATATTTTCACTGTTTTCTAAGACAGCAGTGATTTTTGAAAGAGAAACATTATTGCTCTGAGGATTACTGATACTACTTACCAACGTCTGTATTGTGATCGGAATGTGGGCCTCTCTCATAATGTTAATGATATTTTCTATTGACATGATATACTTAATTTCCCAAGATCATTTTTCTTTCCAATTTACTTTAAAAGTTATAACCTTTGTTGTCGAGATAGGATCTTTGTAACTTAACTACTTCTTATGTATCCAAAATGGATCTATATTTAAAGTATAACTTGTAAGTATCATTAATGGAATATTGTAAAAAATATTATTTTTAGCTTCATCAGTAACGCAGATAGTTTTGAAATTTGTCTACCTAGATTTATTACACTGTTTTGTGTGTTTTTAGTCCATTTATCCCTAGGGGCATATATAATATAACCGGGAGTAAATAAAGATTCCATTTTTATGTTTAAATTATGTATAATTATATCTGTATCTATACAGATAATATAGTCCTCTTTATATTTCTGACAGGCATCTATAATTATAGCGTTTTTTTAAAATTTATTTAATGTTTTATAAAAAGAATCAAAAAATATTTCTACTTCTTTTTCATTAATAATTAATGGTGGTAAAAGTCTTATTGAATTATCTCCACATGTAATTAATAATAAATTATTATTAATTGCTTCTTTTATAATATTATTAACATTTATATCTTTTTCTATGTCTATTCCAATAAATAAACCATGTTGTCTAATTTCTTTAATATGTGGAAAGGACTCTAATTCTTTTTTAATTTTATCCCCCATAATATTTGCATTATTTAATAAATTTTCTTCTATGATTGTATCAATTGTAGCAATAGATGCCGAAGTAGCAATTGCGTTTCCATTATAAGTCCCCCCTAGTGAATTTTTACTCATTAAATCAAATACGTCAGAATTACCAGATACACCACCTATTGGGAATCCACTCCCAATTCCTTTTGCGAATGTCATTAAATCAGGTATTATATCCCAATATTCACTTGCCCACCATTTACCGGTTCTTCCTGAACCACATTGAACTTCATCAAAAATTAATTTTATATTATTTTCAGTGCAAATTTTCCGAATATGTTTAACAAAATCTTTAGGCAATTGAATAATTCCTTTTTCTCCTAATATAGGTTCCATTATAACTGCACATGTTTCATCTGGCGATGTCTGATTTTCAATAATATTATTAAAGCTTTCTATATTATATTGATTACAAAAGAATACCCCAGGTAATAAAGGTTGAAATCCTTTTTTATATGAAACTTTAGAACTACATAAAGACATTGCTCCTAAACTTCTTCCGTGAAAGCCACCGTTCATTGTTATAATATTCGGTTTATTAGTTGACATTCTTGCTATTTTAATAGCATTTTCTATAGATTCTGTTCCACTATTAGTAAAATAAATATTATTATGCCCATTTGGTAAAATACCTACAAGTTTATTTATTAATATTTCTTGTTCGGTATGTGATAAAAAACAATTTTGTTGTGCGTGAACAATTTTATCTAATTGTTTTTTAACTCTATTTATGACTTTTGGATGTGAATGACCTGTACTGAGTGCTCCTATTCCGGAAGTCATATCTAAATATTGATTACCTTTTATATCCCATACCCAACATCCTTTTGCGTGAGATGCTATTAATAAATTGTTTTTGATTACCCCTCTGGGAATATTTTTTATAATATTCATAATATACTATAATAATTAATCTTTATAATAATATACGAATAATAATTAATCTTTATAATAATATTATACCATACATTAGATTTTAATAAACTTTTCGTATCATTCGGATTTATTTGCCCTACAGTATTCACTAATTTATGTGAAGACAAATATGAAATATTATGATTCAAATTAATAAATAATAATATATTTATTTAACATAGAATATAAAAATATTAATATATTTTTAAATATATTAATTTATTTAAATAATATATTTAAAAATATATTAATTTATTTAATTATTGTAATGAAAAATATAACTTTTAATAATTATTATACGTATGATGATGTTCTTATAAAACCTAAATTCTCAAACGTTTTAAGTAGAAAGAATGTTTGTCTAAAAACTAAACTTACAAAAAATATAACACTTAATACACCAATTATTTCATCAAATATGGATACAATAACCGAAGATTCTATGGCTATTGAAATTGCAAAAATAGGTGGAATTGGAATTATTCATAGATATTGCACAATAGATAAACAAATTGAAATGGTTAAAAAAGTGAAAAGATATACTAATTATATAATTCACCAACCATATACAATTAATGAAAAATTATTAATGGAAGAATTAATATTTAAAATGAAAGAAAAAAAAATTAAATCATTTCTAGTAGAAAATGAAGAAAATGAGTTAGTGGGAATTATTACTAATCGTGATTTATTATTTTATAATTCAGTAGTAAAAACAAATGAAAAAGAAGACATTATAAAAGAGTTTATGACCCCTTTTGATAAATTAATTACAATTAATAAAAATGATTTATTAACATTTGATATAAATGATATTATAAATATCATGACTAAAAATAAGATTCAAAGATTACCTATAACCGATAATAAAAACAAGATAATCGAAGGTTTAATAACATTAAAAGATATGTTAAACAGAACATCAAACGATTTCAAAACAAAAGCAAATTTAGATAACAACTCACAATTAAGGGTTGGTGCTGCTGTCGGGGTTAATAAAGATTATTTAGAAAGGACCTCCAGATTAATATCAGAAGGATGTGATATCATTTGTTTAGATGTAGCACACGGACATCATTCATTATGTGGCGATGCTATTAAAAAAATAAAGGTATTATATCCTAATATTGATATTATAGCGGGTAATGTGTGCACAGGTGAAGGTGTAAAATATTTAGTCGACTGTGGGGCAAGTTGTGTAAAAGTTGGAATTGGGCCAGGAAGTATATGTATTACAAGAAAACAAACAGGATGTGGTGCTCCTCAATTATCTTCTGTGATTGAATGTGCAAAGGTAGCAAATGAGCTTGGGATCACAATCATAGCAGATGGTGGTCATAACGGAACGATTGGTAATATATTTAAAGCATTATGTTGTGGTGCGAGTGCTTGTATGTTAGGTGGTTTTTTAAGTGGAACACTCGAAACACCTGGAAATGTATATACTAAACTTGATAAAAAAGTCAAACATATAAGGGGTATGGCTGGGATATTTGCTAATTTTGATAAATCAGAAAAAATGGGTGAGGATACTAAAGATATTGAATCTATGACTCCTGAAGGAGTAGAAGGGTATGTTCCTTTTAAAGGTCCAGTTAAAGATATTATTCACCAAATTGAGGGTGGTATTAAATCCGGATTATCATATGTAGGATGTGGCTCATTAGAAAAACTAAAAGATACAGATATTAATTTTGTGTTAATTACCGCAAATGGATATAGAGAAAGTGGGTCTCATAATATTCATGAAATATAAATCTATAATTAAATATTCCTATAATAAAATACTCCTATAATAAAATACTCTAGATTTACCAAAGAACAACTTTTCTGGAAAATGTAATTGGGATTTCATAATTCTCTGATATGGTATGATACAATATCCGAGAATTATAGCTGCACTTCAGTTCTTATCAGAGAGCAAAGATTTCGATATTACAGATAGTATTCTAGACAAACTCATAAACTAAATGTTCAAAATATAGGTTCTTTTAAGTTGTAATATTTTTGAAAAAGGTGATTAATTTTTTATAGCTATAATATCATCGCCGTCTGTATCTCTTATATCATACAATTTATAATGATGTGTTTCTAATTTATCTTTCACACATTTCATTCCATTTAATCCATATTTTTTTTTATTTTCATTATTATAACGAGAAAAACAGTCTTCTTCAAACGGCCATTTTTCATATCTTATTACAGAAATATCAATATCGTTTAAATTTATAGAATTAATTATTTCGGAGTCAAATCCTTCTGTATCTATTTGTAAAAAGTCTATATTTTTTACATTTAATTCTTCACATAATCTTTCAAAAGTAATACTGTTTGATTTAATTTCAATCATGTGTTTTTTTTCGCCCCAATCATTCATAGGTAATAAAGAAAATTGACCATCATTATATAAAAGATTTCCCTGTTTTCTATCTGGTTGAAGACCCGGTTTTCCATATATTCCATTTTCTGCTGGTATAAATAATGATACTTCTTTATCATTTTCGGTATAAATTGTTTTGTTGACAATAATCACCTCTGTAAATTTCTTTATACTATCATAATTTTTGTTTATATCATCAATAAGTGCCGAATTAGCTTCTACTAAAATAACTCTTTTAGGTTTATAATAATTAATATATTGTCTAAAATTATCAGCACCATTGTTGGTTCCAATTTGAAACCAACATTCTTTTTTAACAGAATTTAAAATATTTTGCATTATACTACTATTATTATTTAATTATATTTATATATAATTATATATAAATATAATTATATATAAATATAATTATAATTATATTTATATATAAATGGTAAAAGTTATTTCTTTTTCTTTATGGGGCGGTAATTGCCCGTCGCAATGTTGTTCCGATGATTTTTATATTGGCTCTATAAAAAATGCAAAATTAGCTTTGGATATGTATCCTGGGTTTGAATGTTGGTTCTATATACATAAAGAAACGGTACCTAATGAAATTATAGATAAATTAAATAATTTTTCCAATACTAAAATTATTTACAAAACAGGAGATTTAAACAAGATTAAACCAATGACCTGGAGATTTGAATCCATTGATCATCCGGATGTTGAAATTAACTTATCTCGTGATACTGATACAAGATTTTTATTAAGAGAAAAATTAGCGGTTGAAGAATGGATAAAGTCTGATAAACTTTTTCATATTATGAGAGATCATCCACATCATGAATTTCCAATACTAGGAGGTATGTTTGGTATAAAAAAAAATAATTTAATACCATCTTGGAAAAAATTAATAAATACCACAATTCATCAAAATGGTCCCAGAGATTATGACCAAACTTTTTTGAAAAATATTATTTATCCAATAATTTTAAAAGATGTTTTTGTACATTCATCTTTTTATAAGTATAAAGGTGAATATGTAAAACCATTCCCTATACCCTATTGTGATAATTATTATTTCGTCGGTGGATATGTTTATCTAGATGATTCAGTATCAACCGAACATACTAACATTTTAAAACAATATATTAAATAATAATAATATTAAAACTAATCAATTAATTAATTCAATGGATAAAATACCAAAAATAATTCATCAATTATGGATCTTATAGAGGATATGCTACATTTGGTGTAAAAAAGAACTAACTAATGAAGTTATTGAAGAGGTGCGTAAAGGTTATGCTCTCTACTAACTATTGAAAAAAAATTTATTCCTTTTGTTACACATCAATTATAAACCCGATGGAATTATGGCAAAAAAATAGCAAGAAAGACTGGTTGGTGAAATTTTATCGGGTCGTCATCAAGAATGGTTAAACTAGATTAATAATTAAAGATATGTTTATAATTAATAGTATATTATATCTATATATTTACAAGGAGGATTAGGTAACCAACTATTTCAAAAGGCAGTAGCAGTATCAAATGAATGTAAAAATGCTCTAACATAGCTTCCATCACCTTGAATAGTTATTTTTTTACCATTTTTTAATTGATCAATAAATTTTGGAATAACTTTCTCAGATATTGATTAGGACCATAAACATTATTTCCCCTAGTTATTATAATATGCATATTAAAAGATTGATTATAAGATTGCGCTAACATTTCAGCCCTGCTTTTGACGCCGCATAAGGATTAGTCGGACAAAGAATAGATTGTTCTGTTTTATGTTGTTCATTTAAATCGAACATTGATTCACCATACACTTCATCTGTAGATACGTGTATAAATTTTAATAGATTTTTATTAAATAATCTATTTACTTCTAACAAATTAGGCGTTCCTAATATATTATCTTCGGTATATTTAATAGAATCTGTAAAACTATCTTGTACATGCGATTGAGCTGCAAAATGAATGACGTGAGTAATAATATTATTTTCAAAAATATATTTTAGCAAATCAAATGATTTAAGATCGCCCTGAATAAAAGTATAATTTTCAGAAGCTCTAATGTCTTTATCTATGTTTTCTATTTTTCCACAATAAAAGATATGCTTAAATTGCTGGAAGAAAAATGAGTAATATGTATATGATATCGTTTAACAATTTAGAATAATGTATCAAAAGCAATTGAATTACCAACAACACTAATAATATTTGAATTTATAATCATCTGGACTTCATACTTGGTTAAGAGTTTTGATTTTAATTTCTCCAATATTTCTATATTGTTACACTGGGTTGTACAACTAACAACAAATTGTGATGTCGTTATTATAGTTACAATAACTCCTAAATCAGCAAAATCTTTAAAATCTATGCATATTACATTATTATCTAAGTTTGTCTAACTTATATAATAATCCATCAAATATATTATAATATGTTTGAAATGATGTTCATTTTCTTTATAGTCCTGAACAATCATCCGTATTGTTGTTAATAATCTATGTATATACATGTTGTCTATTTTATTGAATAGTTAGTTGACTCCTCAGAGGCTCGTGTATATTAATATGATTGTCTTTTCAATATTTTATTATTTTCAATATTTTATTATTTTCAATATTTTATTATTTTCAATATAGTATATGCTTAAACCACGTTCTAATGAAAGCTACTTTCAGTTTCAAAGAAGATTTATTAAAAATGCAGGATATATTAAAGGACATGGTATTAGAGGAGAATATGTTAGTCTTATTTTAAAATCTGCAGCAGTGTGGAATAATTCAAAAATATATAAACAAGTAGCCGGTGCTATTGAACCTCATACGAAATGGATAAAACATTGTGGGTATATAGACACTTCTTGTCGAGAAGAAGTATCACAGCATTCTTCTGTTAAAATAGAGGATATTGAATTAGGAGATCGATTGGGTTCAATATCCCAAGATGCATATGTACGTTTAGGTGTAGTTAAAAAAACAGGGATGAAAGTCGCTGTTAAGTTTATTCCTATTTTATTCAAAGATATATATAAACAAGGTGATCCGCTACGTAAGTTTAGTCCTGAAGAAGAAGAGGTTGAAACAGCAATGAATCTAGGAAAGCTAGCTAAAGAGGATCCTGGTTTACCTTTTCCAATTACATTAGGTGGTGGTTCTGTTAGAATTAGATTACCTATAGACTTCGCACAACGAGACACTGCTATAAAGATAGATGTATATAATAAAGAATTTTCTATAAATGGGAAGAAGCGTGCAGCAATATTAGCAATGAGAGGTGATTTAAGTGATCATGATACTATTGTTTCAGCAATGTATATTGTATCTGAACTGGCAACAGGAGATTTAAAACAAATAAGGCTAACAGAAAAATTAGCTTCCTCTGCCGGTTGTGCTTTAAATATGCTTCATAATTTTAATTATACTCATGGGGATCCACACTTGGGGAATTTCTTAGTACTTGAGTGTGGTCAGGTAATTATACATGACTTTGGGCACTCAAAACAACATAGTCCTGAACAATCATCAACTAAAGCAATTATAGATGACATTCAATTTGATAAAGAGTTTTTAGAAAGAGCAATAAATAGTTAATTTAGCAAATGTCCGTCAGAGTATTAATTTCATTTATATAGTATATAAATGAAATTACTCTTAATAATTATCATGTTTGCTGGAATATTAAGTGTTACGGTTGGATATGTAAATCAGTTAAAGAAATGCCCTCCCCCTAAAATAGAATATAGATACATTCCTCGTACTTTTGAACAAGAACAAGACAATCCAGTAAAGGTATCAGAGTTATATAATACAATGTTTACTCAACCCACACCATGGATTAAGGGTATAACAGAATCCAAATCAAAGAACACTGATCCCAATCGATACTATATTACACAATAAATTAAGTATACATTCCATGAGGTGGTGACGGAGGTGGCGTTGGTGTTTTTTCTTTAGGACCACTTTTATGTAAAATGTAATTTTTTAATCCATCTATTATATCTATACGGGATAATACTTTTTGTTTGGAATCATTTGTTAAAAAATTATTTTGGCAATGTGATATGATAGATTTAGTCAATATATGTTCCATATCACGACCACCATTATTAATTTGGCCTGATGTTACATATGGTCGTAAATCATCTCCTACTAATCCGTTATTTGTTATCTTCCATCCAGATTCATTTGCCATTTTTGAAAAAATCTGTATTAAATTTTCAGCATTATATGGTTTAATATGAAAACTAAAAGGAAATCTACTAATTAATCCTGGATTATAACTAAAAAAACTCTCTTGTGTTTGTTTATAATAACCAGCAATAATACATAAAGTATCTGGTCTCTCAGATAACAATTGATTTATAGTATTAATGCATTCTCCAGTAAAAACATCATCTTGTTCTTTATTACCGAAAGAATAAACTTCATCTAAAAATAACACACCACCTTGCGCCTCATCAAATATGCTTGTTGTTTTCATGGCTGTCTGACCACAATATCCACCAATCATATTGTTACGAGTACCTTTTATAAATACATCATTTTCCAACAGACCCGATTTAACGAATGCCTTACCTAATAATTGGGCTATATGTGTCTTACCATGCCCAGGTGGGCCATATATTCCAATATGTAACATTTTACCATCCGATTTTGCCATCGATAAATATTTTAGAACTTTACAAAATTCAGATTTAATATCATCCATTGCAATCATATTATATATATCTCTAATCTCATTTGTACATTTACTTAATTTATTTAATCCAATATATTGTTCAGTTGATATACCTGCTAAATATGTAATGGCTGGAATATAATTAATGTCCTCTGGAATTACATCAATATATCCTGTTTTTGTTTTAATTTCATTAGTAATAAATTGTGTACAATGACTACAAGTACTACAATTTATATTATGATACGTAGTGATTTGCTTTTTTATATCGGTAACAACCTTAGAATAAGAAGTAATAACATTGATTAAAATTAATAAATCATTATTTACATCATTATTTAATAATGATAAATAATGATGTAAATACTCTATTTCCTTATATTTTAAGGAATACATATGCAAATGTGTGCACCACTCTTGAAAATTACAGATATAACAAATCATATATTAATATATATTCGATCAAATTATTTATCAAAGAGAAACAACTAAACAATTATTGTAATGACAATAAAATTCTGTATATTAAAAATATAAAGAACTATAATACATATATGGAATTAATAACTTTACTTACACTTTATACAATGCCTCAAGTATGTTTACTATGTGCATGTGCTTTTTTATTATGCAAAGATAATCCAAAACGGCAACGACAGCTACCAAAATCACGACTGGTTAGAAAAAATGCCATTCGTAAAAGAAAAAGTGTTCCTTTTACAATTACTGATTTAAAATCAGTAATATCTGACTTAAAACAAGTTCATATTTTAGTCCCAAAGGACTCATCTACATATAATACACATAGCCCAATGTCTAATTACATTAAAAATAAACTATTACCTACCTATCTTATAACTTATCCATATCAAAGCTTTACAACATTATCTTATAAATTAAAAAATAAAGTATCTACGAGAGTGGCCCCTCTCGATATGATTAATTACAGTCCTATGCATAACTTATGCATAACTAGAGAGTTTATCGAACATATTATGAAAGGTGTTAAATATTATCGTTCACAGAGGTCCTATTTATGGTATATGCGTTCAGCCATACATCCAATGATAAATAGTCAATATAATATTATAAGGTCTAAACCTTATCGCCAATTACTAAATGATAGTTTATTATTAGCAAAACTTAACCATTTTATGAAAAAGGAGCAATATATTGCACAAATAAGCTCCCCTATGCATAAATATATAAATGATAACGGTAATAGTATACGCTTTTTAGCAGAAGCTCGATGGAAATTATATAATAAAATTAATTATAATATACGGGTTTCACCCATGAGAAATTTTATACAATTATATAATATATATAATAAATTACAACTCTTTATATCCCCTTTAAAAAAATATACTATTAACAATAAATATAAAATACTATCTTATAAAAAAATATTAAATAAAAATGGTAAATTAAATAAGTGGAAAATAAAAGCAAGTATAATCAAATCACCACTAAGACACTATACTATTTTAAATAGTAATAGTATCCATTGTAGATATACTGAATTTGTACAATGTAAATACCAGAGATATAAGACATTAATACCAATTAATTCAGCAATAAAACAACAATATGCACGTAATATTATGAAACCGATATGCATAGAATTGTTAGAAAAAAAAGACACATTCCGAAATATACAGAATTATATGGAAAATAATATACCGTTCGTCCATTTTACACAAACTCATGCCACGAGAGTAGTTGTTACTTTTCCAATTATAAATCAAGCTCATGAATTTATCAGTGCAAGTAATTTAGATGATTTTAATATTACGACACTATGTAAAAGTAAGGATGTTAAAATCGAATATTGTTCATCCGTATTACCATATAAAATAGCTCAAAATAGAATAATTACCGCAGTACAATCTTTAAAAAATATGACTAACATTGTTTTAGGTAAAAACGAAAAGGCCACTGTACATGTATTCACAGATAATAATTGTTTGAGTATTAGTCCTATATCATTAAATAATACATCTTCATATAGACATGCCATAATAAAATTCATTAAAAGAGACCAAGGGAAGTTTAACAATCGCACGTACAATATGTGTAATAAAGCATTAAATCAATATATGAAAACATCAAAAATACCAATGCAGTTTTCATTGGGATTCACAAATATTTGGTTAGGTAATGAATTGCAAATTATACTATCTGTGCCAGTAGCAGTTATATCTTCTAAAGATTTTACCCATATTACATCTGATATTATTATTCGCATGAATATTATTAAGGATGTAATATATACAAGCCTCAATAATGAAATCTGTTGGATGTGTATTTAAATTAATATCGATGTTTTTCTAAATTATCAAAGCGATGTTGTCTAGATTTAAGTCTTTTTTGACGTTCTTCTTTAATCTCTTGTTGTTTTTTTTGTCTAAATTCCATTGTGTTTCTATTTATCTTTTCAGGTAAAGCATTAGATACAATTGTTTGTCGATAATCCTTTTCAATCTCTGCTTTGCCTATATAAAATTTTTCTAAATCAAGTACGTTTTCATCCCAGCAAATACATAATGACTTACCATTTTCAATTACTTGTACATAAAACCCGTTATTTTGTAAATGTATAAATAGATAATTGCGTAATGCAGCTATTTCAAATAAAGGTACTCCCCATTCTAGTAAAGGTATATCATAAATCATGTATTTTATGCCATCTTTATTTTTTCTTTTAATTAAAATATGTACTGTTTTTAATTTTTTCTTAAAATAATTTAAATAATTCTGTTCTTTCTTTTTATTTTCACGAACAAGTTCAGATAGGTCCATGAATGTATCATCCATATATTATAACAAATATAATCCTATTTTTATAGAAACATGAAATTAAATCTATTTAATTTCATGTTTACATCGAATAAAATTAATAATTCAATAATTCAATAATTTTATCGAAAAACTACAAATCCACCAATTCCTAATAAAACATCCATTAATAATGGAATACTTGCATATTTAATGTACTTATTACTATAGAGTATTAATAATCCTGCTAATAAATAGAAAATACTATGGAATATGCGTAATTTAGCCCACCATGTTTTCCCACCACCTTCAAATGCATTCATACGTCCATTTGTAAAATATAAAAACATTAATGAAGACGATATTAATAATAAAGCAATCCCCATAAACTTAAACATAGTATCGGACAATAATGTGGTTTGAGGTATATATGAAATTAATAGTCTAATAGGAATGCATATTAATGCAAATAATAGTTTTCTATTTGTATTATTCATTTATATATTTATCAAAGATAAAATGATAAACATTATGGAAATATTAGTATGTCTATATTTATGGTCGTTCAACAGATAATCCAACAGCTCTAAAGAGCTATTCGATAAATTTTGCCTTATAACAATAGAATGAAATAATTTCTTGTTGTTTGAGTATTAATATTATCTTGAAACTAATTTGATGTCATTGACATTTATTATATATGGTAAATTTAATGATTTATTAAATAAGGAATCATAGCGTGCCTTAGGTGCGCTTGACTTCTTGGATGCTTTTATTTTTAGTTTACTGCATTTGTTTGCCAGATTATTGAAACTACTTTTATTACCAATCATAGAAATAATAATTTTATTAACAATATTATTTAGTATCTGTTTGTGTCGTCTTACCCCTTCATTTTCACTTAATATTTCAGCTAAAAATTTAGCTGCTTCAGGACTTATTGACATTAATGATTGTTCAATATTATGTAATTTTAATACATCAGGTAATAAATAATCTGTAATAATATTTATTTTTTGTTGAATATTGAAATCTGTAAGATACATAATATTTGAACGATCTAGTAATGGTTTCGATATATTAGATTCTTCATTAAAACTAAGAATAAATGTTATACCTGATAGATCGAGACCAATACCAAGATATTGGTCCATTATATTATTATTTGTTAATGGGTCTAATGCATGGGTTAAATAACCATAAATCGCTATATCATTATCACTGCTAACTTTATCAATTTCGTCAAGATACACTACACAATTAGGACCATATTTTTCAAGAATATCAGCAAATAATCCCTGACAGGCAGACTTCCAATACCGTTGAGACCCACTAAAAAATGTAGAATCACGTAAACCGCCTAAAGATACTTGACAAAATGGTAATCCTAATGCTTTAGATAAACCTTTCATAATTAATGTTGTCTTTCCAATTCCTGGAGGACCACATAGACTTAAAATTTTCTGATTATTAATACCCATTGCTCGAGTCGCAACATATTCAATTATATTATTTTTTACAATGTTATGCCCAAATGTGCTTTCCTGCATTGTATCCCATATACCATTTAAATATGTAACCAGTTCATTACGATCATATTTTTTATTATCTATTAAACTGGAATGTGAATTTATTGATATTATGATTTTTAATATAGCTAAATTACTTTGATTACTATTTGGATCTCTCTCATGTTCATCAACTAATTGCATACAATGAGTTTTCTGTATAGGATTTGTTATATATGTATTTATGTCCTTTCTTATATTATCGTGTGGTGAATTATCATGTATAGATTTACCTGATATATCTATAGTTTCCGTATCAGATTCAGATAAGATACTACCTGAATCTGATGCTTCAGATTCAGAACAATATGAGGCATCAGATTCATATTGTTTTTCTGGGTTATATGTTATATTAGTTATTCGTTTTATATATCCTGACATAATAATATAAATAAAGTATCATTTTTTTGATATATAGATACATATTTAGATGTATCTATATGTAAATATAGATACATCTAAATATAGATACATCTAAATATAGATACATTTAAATATAGATACATATTGTGAAAAAAATGATACTTTATTTATATTATAATGTCGCTTATTCATAAAATCGTACATGGTGATGATGTAACAAGTATCACAGGAGTAAGATTTGCCCTTGTATCTCCCAAAGATATATTAAAAGAGTCCGTTGCACATATATATAAGCATGTAGGTAAGGGAGATTTAAGTGGAACATTATCTGATCCACGTCTTAGCGCAACTCATAAATCACGTAATGCCATAACACTACAGTCAATTAAAATGGACCATGGTAATTGGGGTCATTGTTTTTTATCAGTGCCGGTATATCATCCTGTATTTTTTACTAAAGTAATTGATTTACTTAGAGTAGTGTGTCCTGTATGTTCTAGTATTCGTTTATCTGGCGATATAGATGATATATCTATTATTCGTCGTCAAGTAGCAGGTGTAGTTGCAAAGGATAGAGCACGTGCTGTCCAGAGTCTTATTACAAAAAAGAAAAACGTTAAATGTCATAAATGCAATAGTAGCCTTCCAGATGTAGTAAATGATAGCGGTAACCAGGTTCTTGGAGTTGCCTATCTTTTTAAAGACAAAGACAAAGGCAAAAAGGCACCAAAAGATAGTGAAACAGATTCAAAAGGTCAGAAAATTCAACCAATAGCTGAACCACAAAGCGCTAAAAGTATTCACTCAATACTTAAACGGATAAGTGACGAAGATAGTAAATTATTAGGATATGATCCTAAATATTCTCGTCCAGAATGTATGATTATTACTGTGTTACCTATTAGTCCTCCGACAATTCGTCCAGCTGTTATGACAGATGATGGAAAGGTACAGGATGATGATTTGTCACAATCATTGTATAATATCCTTAAATTCAATAATCTTATTAAAGGACAACAAACGGAATTAGAAGAAACAGGAACTAAAGACCCCATAAAAGAAGCATCTCTTTTAAAAGAAATAGATACAAACACAAAGGCTTTACAATTACAAGTTGCTGCACTAATTGATAACAAAACTAACGCATATAATACAGTATGTAACCGTTCTCATAGACCATTATCTACTATTAAAGACAGACATAATGGTAAAAGAGGAAGAGTTCGTGGTAATACACAGGGAAAAAGGTGTAATAAAACTGCACGTACTGTAATTACAGCAGATCCATTTGTTAGTATACGTGATAAGGGTGTTCCATATGAAGTTTGTATGACGATTACATTTCCGGATATTGTTAATAAATATAATCGCGAGTTTTTATATACTCTTGTTATAAATGGTGCTTATGTATATCCAGGTGCAAATGAAATTAAACTTCCAGGTCATACATCACCAATTAATTTGTCTTGTTTGACAAAAGAAGAAAGAGAAAACCTTAATTTACCATATGGAACTACAATATATAGACATTTAATAGAAGGTGATATTATTATGAGTAATAGGCAGCCAACATTACACAAAATGAATATTATGGGTCATCGTGTTGTGCCTTTATATGGACTAACATTTCGACATAATGTAAATATTACAGAACCATATGGTGCTGATTTCGATGGTGATGAAATGAACTTAATAGCATCACAATTTCCAATGAGTGTTATTGAAATAAAATATTTAGCACTTAGTTCTACACAATTAGTTTCACCACAATCAAATAAACCTGTAGCAGGAGCAGTACAAGATACTGTATTGGCTATGTGTCGTGCCAGCAGTGAGAATATTTGTGGTTACGCACCAACAGAAAAACGTTATGTGAATTTCAGAGATTTTATGCATCTTACTGGATGGATTACCAAAAGGAGTGGACTAAATCCGGTCCCGGACAAACAAGGATGGTCTATGATAGATATTATAGATATGATACTTCCATCTATATCACTTACCAGAAAAGTTAGTATGTATGGAGATAAACACATTCTTAATATAGAAAACGGTAAAATAGTTCGTGCAAAAGAAGGACAACGACAACCAGCATTTCTTAAAGATACTGGTTTACTTAAAGCTACACGAGGTAGCTTCGTGCATATGGCATGGAAAGATTATAACCATAATGTAGCGGCTGATATGTTAGATGATTTTTCCCGTGTTAGTTCCCAATGGTTGCTTATGTCTAGTATGAGTGTAGGAATAAGTGATTTTCGATTAGCTGATAAATATCTAGACCAAATTGAAGGTATTAAATCTGAATACATGACAACTGCAGAGAATTTAGTTAATGCTCTCCATAATGGAGTATATAATGATAATGTACGTACTGCATTAGGGCTTGGGAACCGTGGATTAACCTCAAGTAATTATGAACAATTTGAGATTGATATTACATATATATTAACAGAATGCCGTAATAAATGTCAAGCTATTGCACAAAAACATATTATGAAATATAGGGATACTGATAAAATATACGATAATCGTTTTATGAGCATGGTTAACAGTGGTTCTAAGGGAAAACCAACAAATATGGTACAAATTGTGTCTGTATTAGGTAACCAGGATATGGACGGTAAAAGAGTAAGAGATTTTTATCATAGACGTCCTACTCCATTTGTATGCAAGGATACACTTACTGCAGAAGACCGTGGAATGGTTACTAGTAGTTATATGAAAGGTCTTAATTTACTTGAGTATATTTATCACGCTATGGCTGGGCGTGACGGTGTTATTTCGACTTCTATTAAAACCGCTGAAACCGGATATTTACAAAGGAAATTAATAAAAAGACTTGAAAACTTGGCTACATGTTATGATGGTACTGTTCGCGATGCAGGTGGTATCACTGTACAGGAAATGTACGGCGGTGATTGTTATGATGGTGCTTACGTAGAAAAACAATCGATAAAACATATATGTTTTAGTATAGCGGAATTAATTAAAACCTATACTTTTACCGACAGAGATTTTGATACTCTCCAACAATTTTGTCAAAATTCTGATTATGTAATTAATAAAGATATAGAAAAGGAGGCAATTAAATCAGAAGTTGCACAACTAATCGAAGACTGGAAATACTTACGATCACGATATTCATTTAACTTGCCTGAAAGTATTCCATCTGTTGTAAACTTCGACAGATTAATCATGAGTGTTAAAAAATCTATTGGTGCGCGAGGGAAAATACCATATATGATAAAAGAAGAGGTATTATTACCCAGTTTTATTAATAAACAACTAAAAAATCTTGAAACGAGTATACATCTTCCAACATCCAATAGTATAAATCGTCATTGCATGAAACAATTTTTCTGCTTACTCCGGAGTAAAATTAATAGTAAAGAACTGATATTTAAACACGGTTATAATGTTTATTCTTTTAATGAATTAATTAAATCTATAATTAGTAGCTTTTATGCAGGGTTAATCTCGCCTGGTGAGGCAGTTGGTCCGCTAGCAGCACAAAGTATTGGTGAACCTAGTACACAAATGACGCTTGATACATTCCATAATACTGGAGGTAAAGCTACTGTTTCAGCAGGCGTTCCAAGATTCAAGGAAATCTTGTCTGTTACTGTTATGAAAACACCATCAGTATCAATATATCTAGAAGGTATCAAAATACCAAATTCGATTATGGACATAGTACATAAGCTTTCTACTGAACATGATTTTAAATTAGATAATGCTCACCCAACCATTAGAACAGTTGATAAGTTTCTTATGAAACTTAGTGAAACTGACAAAAAACACGCAATTAAACTAAAAAAGGAATTTATAAATTCATATATGATTGATGTACATGACTCAACTAACACTGTATCTGGTGTTATGGAAAAATTTGATAATTTAACATATTCTGATATTGTTAACCGAAGTGATATTTTCTATGTTGCATCAAAGGAAGAAATGGAAACAGACGAAGACCTAAAAAAATACGTTCAATCACAATCAATATTCGATGAAGATGATATTCAGTATCCTGTATGGATGTTAGTATTTGAAGTTACACATGATAGAGATAACGGTATTACTGTTATAGAATCTATAGATGGTATGAATTTTAAATATATTCCATCATCTGATGTAAATTATATCAGAGGAACTATTAAACCTGAACATGCTTCAATGAACACCATTAAAGATATAGAAGAAACATTACTTAATAAGAAACTAAAGGGTGTGGACGGAATAATAAAAACTACTATTAGAGTAGAATCTAACGATATTAAACTTGATAATGAGAAAATCGTACAAAGAAGTTCTAATGAATATCCTGAATTGGCTGAAGTTATGATGTCTGATAAAACATTTATTATTGATACCATTGGTACTAATCTATTAGAAATTCTATCATGGGATAATGTAGACCCTTATCGTACAATAACTAATGATATTACTGAAACAAGTAAAGTATTTGGCATCGAAGCTGCTCGTTCATGTATTATACGTGAAATGGAACTAGTATTAACTGATTCGGCTATTGATCCAAGACATTTACAGTTATTGGCTGATGCTATGACATGTCGTGGATTTATTCAAAAGATTGATCGATATGGTGCTAAAAAGGGAGAAGCTGGACCTATCGGAGTTGCTAGTTTTGAAGAGACTACTACTGTAATATGTGATGCAGCTGCTCATTCAGTATTAGACCCATTAAAAGGAGTAAGTGGTAACGTAATGTTTGGGAATTTTTTGAGAGGTATCGGTACAAACGCATTTGAAACACTTCTTGATGAAAGCATGATTCTAAAATATGCAGAACCTATGACGGATTTATATACAGAAAACATAACAGACTTGTCAACTACCATTAATAATGCTAGTGAAGTTGAATGTAGTGTAGATGAACTCGAAGGAGCATTTGACTTTAAGTTATAAATAAAACATACACATAGTAATCTAAGTTTATGTAACAAAGAAAGATATTTTTCTTTGTTATGGATTATCATACTAATATTTTAATTGTTCTTTAATGATGCGATATATTAAATGGTAAATATGTATTAATGATCGCATCATCAAAGAAAACAAATAATACCACAGACAAACATGATAATGATGGAATTAGTATATTTGAAGATGATTTAGTAATAACTATATCTGTCAAATATCGTTTGTGACTTTCATTAATTATAATAATTGCTGATTCCTTAGTTAATGTTGCACCTGTAAACAATCCTTTATGGATGAATATTACTTCATTGCCAACTACTTTAATTGCTTCCTCATATGAAATAAGGGGAGCAATTAAACTAAACCTTTTTCCTTTTTCTGTAACAGTGTGTATATTCCATTGACGTACTAGTCTATTAGAATTGTTTGGAGATATAATATATTTTACTGTTTGAACAGTGTCAAATTCTTTTAAATATTGTGTAGTATTAAAATATGTATCTAATATCAATACATATTTATTCTCTCTAGTATTGAAGGCTTTTTTGAAAATTGGTAAATTACAACTATATTTATACTCAAAATCAATCGCTTTCATAAACTTATTACGTATAACCGTTTTCATCATATTTACAGCTTCGATAAAAAGTGTCATTTGCAGTTCATGTTCGTAAACATTGTTACTATTGAACTGACTTATTGCTGTTCCGAGCTGCAATGGATGAAATCTTATTTTATTATTTTCGCAAAATGATACACCGTTATCATGTGCATCAATTGGCAAAATAAAGGAACTATAAATGTAACTGACTATTTTATTTACATCTATGTGTTGTTGTTGTGTTGGTGTTGCTAGCTTACGAACTAATTGTCTAGCATAATCTTTATATATCATCCCACAGCTACTTAAGGGGGTTATATGTTTATAATCATTTGAGTAACTATCATTAAATGATGATTGGTGATGGTCGTAACAATGAGTGAATTGATCATAAATTCCGCCTACATCTACAACATATTTATTAACATCACTTTGTGCGGGTTTAATAATATTCATATCACGTGTTCTAATTATATTAATCGGACCTTTTATACATAGATCTAAAATAGCGATGGCACTGACTTCATCCATATGAAATATACCATTATGTGTAATTATTTCAGTTGTCATTAGAAGTAAGTCCTGATCACTTTTTAAACAATATTCTAAATAAACTAATAATCTGAAATATTATATTTTAGATTGGTGGTATTCGCTTCCACAATGTGATTATTGTAATAAAGAAGGAAGTCCAGGAATGTAGAACTATATAGAAAGAATTCTGTGTGCGATATCTGTTATAATGATCGGGTTTTTCCTATACGTCATCCGTTATAATTAACTTATTTTAAAAGATTTTCATCTAATTTGAATTCTTTATGACATGATATAATTTGATCGAATTATAATACAAATGAATATTTTTAAAAATATAATAAATTATATCATGTTGGTTATGTCCAGAACCAACTATAAGTAATACATGTGGATATTGTAAAGCACGTAATGGTAGTTATAGAGCTAATATACCTAAATATTTATATGTATGTGATTACTGTTATGATGATTTTTATTTTGTTTTACGGTATAGATTTTAATATTAGAGTTTACATAAAATACATACCTGGATGTAAGCTATCAACCTCTAATCCATTAGCTATAAAAAAATTCTTGTCATGGTTATCTAACAACAAATGATGATATTCTACCTCCTGTTCTTTCTGTATTTGTTTAAGATAATTTATACTCCGGGCATAATCAATATTTACTTTGCCTCCCGCTTTTGAAACAAGAATACCATGATCACCTGATATTAATAACTGTTCATATGGACGATGTTCTCCAAAAAAGTTAACAGGTATAATGTACGGAGCATTGTGTTTTTGACACCATATTTTAGAATTTAAATGTTTTAATACTTTAACAGGGCTGCCTATTTGATTTATAATATAGCTCCCTTCAGTTATTTGTTCTATAGGTATATTTTTAATATTTCGGCCATCATTTTCGCATACTATAACATTTGTCCCACGCACGACACATGGTTTTAACAAAGTTCCCTTTAACATAGTAAATCTAATATGTGTATGTTCTCCATCGGGTATAGTTCCTGTCCCGACATTAATAATGTCGATATTACTATCGGAATACAATGTTCTAAAAGACGCAATAATTGCGTCTTGAATATCTTGTCTAATTGAGGGATATAGAACCAGCATATCGTAATCAATGTACTCAAACTGAATAGTTACATTTAATCCTGATTCGGTTATACTGCTTATTATAACATCATCTACATTAGGATATCCTGATATCTTAAAATTATACATAACAGGATTCATTATTGTATATTCCGTACGAAGTGTTGATAATAAATCTGCTATAGTGTCAATTGGTTGGGTTATTGTACCTGCTGTGTGTCCTAGGTCTAATGGAAACTCTTCGATGACCCACATTTTAACAAGCCCTGTATCACCATTACGTATAAAAACATATACTTTTCCTAATGAATCAGTAACTAAATGTATGCCTCCTGCTGAAGTACCACTACCATAATAATAATTAATTGCCCCTAAACGTGTACTCCATAATATTAAAGGTGTATATTTTTCTATTACTGAATTTACTATACGTTGATGATATACTTTAACAATTCTAATTTGATCAGTGACTGTAACGTATGCAAAATAACTGAATTGTCTACTATATATATTTACTGTATGCGCTATTGTCATATTCAATTGTGTTTCGTCTAATGCTTCATCATATGTAGACAATTTATCTAAATTATATTTGTAGGGCATATCTAAACCATTAACATCTCCATCTGAATTAACTCTTCCATTAATATTGGTTATATATAATCTATTTTTATCATCAAGATTAAACCCATAAATCAAACAATAAACATCTTCTGCCAACATTGTTATTCCTGGAGATACAATGTTTAATTGGTCACTGATTAATACATTGGACATAGCAGGACCATTTGTTGCACTTATATCGGCAATTAATACATATAATTTATCAGATAATGTATTAATATAAAAATTAAGATAATCATAACTAAGACTCATGTTAACACATGATAATCCTGTAGACAAACCGGTAATACTTTTTAAAGATGTAGTGATACCTGTGGCCTTAATTGTTTGATATATACTAATTGAACCAGATATCGGTAAATATATATAGGTATATAATAATATGTCAGAAAATACTACACCTGAATATTTTCTCTCAGTATCAATAGCTATACCAATAATAGAATTACTCCATTCTAGAGTAAGTCCTCGAGTACCTGTAGCTTCTACAGTATATTGATTAATAATAGTTGTGTTTGATCCATTGTTATATAATAAATATAATTTGTTATATAAATCCGAGTACTCTAAATACGGAGCATGTGATATTCCAGTATTTACTGGAATTGTGACGGGTGCGTTATATTTAGTTACTGCAACTGTTTGTGCAAAGTAATGTTGATGATAATCTTGACGTTGAAGTCTTATTATAGATAAAGTTGTATCTGTAATAGATACAGTATAAATATTATAATCATTAGCAATAGCGAAATTTGTATACGATTGTGTTGTTAATGATAATTCATCAATGTTTGGATATTTTTTAGGATCAACAATATTTATATTATATACATACGGATGAAGATTTGATGCCTGTTGCGTAGTCATTAAATATAATAGTATTTTATATTTAATTAGGATTTTCATTAAATATGTCATTCATTAGTTGAGGTTTAAACCCAATAACCTTCATATTACTACATGATTGAGAACGTGGCATTGTCCGTGAACTACCTAACCGGCTTTTAATATCACTATCAGAATCTTTGTCAGAATATTCATCATCAGAGAAATCTTCATTATCAGAGAAATCTTCATTATCAGAGAAATCATCGATATTTAATGTTATATTGTTTTTATTGGTATTCCATGGAGTACCAAGTGTAATTCCCTCTTGTGTTAATCGGTACATAACAATTTCCTGTTCTTGTTCATGAATGCGTCGTTGTTCTCGTTTTTTTAAATGTTTTAAAATAAACATCAATATCTTACCTATAAGCATTATTGCCCCGTAATATATACGTAAGAGACCACCTATAAGACCAATAACAACAACAAAATTAAACATTTTGCTTGGTTTAGTATTAGTTTCATTATTAACTAATAAATTATCACGACAATACCATATTATTGTTGTAATTGTTACTAATATTGATGATGTTATAGCAATCGCTACACGAAATACTTTTTGATATTTTTTTCTAAAATCATTGTCATATATACGTTGGGACTCGTCTTCATTATAATCCTTTATAACTAAATCATCATAATAAATAGGACGTGTATGTAAACTTACGACAATCGCTGGAAAGTTTAAACATATAATTAATGTGCATATACCTAAGCTAATAGGTGCATAAATATAGGTATGTTTTTCCTTGAAAATAAATGTAATGATAAGAATTATTGGTATAAGAAGTAATGTTAAATTGTGCAACCATAATTTAACCTTATATTCACAAATATTTAATTCATACATGTATGAATTAATATCTTGTTCATTTTCATTATCTTTTGATTAAAAAAGAATATATAAATTCGTTTTATTTACTAAGGTCATTAGGCCTCCACATTTAATTTTACATACTTATGTCATCAGGACACATTAATAATTTCTTTGTTGATTTAATATAGAGTATCTTATTTGTAATAATATCCTTGATTGTATTAGCGTATTCTATACCTGACTTATACATTCCATACAGTTCTTCTACTGTACTATAATTATTATCCTCTTCATCAAACGGAAAGGCATGTTTGTCTTCTATTATGTCCAGACAGCCAACCAGTTGCATACATCGACCTATTAATGATAACTCTTCTATTCCAAACTCATCGAATTCTTCTTCATCTTTTGCATCCAACAAACAATAATAACATACATATCCATAAACTCCCTTTGGACTGTAGTATCTAGTACCTAATCCTTTATCTAAGCACAAAGTACAACTCTGTTGGTGTTAACAGTGTCTACCTGGTCTAACGTGATAGATACTACCCTCATCCAATGAATCGAAGCTTTCTGTGCAATATTGACATTCAATTGACATTATATTTATTAATAATATCATTTTAATCTTTTTTACAATGTTGTCATTTTGAATATATATATATGTTGCAAGAAGTAGATGAAACACTACTATCTATAGGGACTGTAGAAAACTAGCAAAATATCTTAGATTATATTAATGAATATGTTAGAAAAATAATACACAGGTATAATTGAACATTTAATAACTATAACGATGTAAAATCGTAATGTTTCTATTCTAAAAAAGGCTTATGATGAAGTAAGTGATGATTTCAATACAGTTTTAATGAAAATAAGTACTATAAAAAAAGTGATAATACCAATATAACTGCAGCAATTCATAACTATAATCAAATGAGATATATTCAAGAATTTCGAGTTTTAAACGGACCTTTGATAAATATAACGAATGTATAACTATTATAGTATACTGTATTAATATTATCATTATAATAAGAGCATCCCTAATATAATGATATATAGAATAACTTGAGTTCAATTCAATAAACATATTAAAAATGATATTATTAATAAATATAATGTCATTAACAATAGAAGGATTAACTAAATTGTTAGAATCAGATGATGCCCAGTTAAACTATATACGATTGGATGCCAAAGATCTTATAGATGACGTAATGAAACCAGAAAACATTACAATGAAGATACAAATACCATCATATTTTCGTGATATATTTTCAACAGGCTTTAGTATACATATTGATACTCCTTCAGGGATATCAATGTCTATATGGCATTGTCTATTGTATATTATGACTCATGAGCGGTATACACTTGCTAATTGGGAACAGAAAAAATTATATGTTGAAAAGTTTATACAGGAACTAGATCAAAAAATACTTTTACGATATTATAAAAATTCTATTATTATTCGTAATACACGATATATACCAGAGGATTTAAAGCTTCGTGCTAAATTTATAACAGATGATGTATTATTTGCTCTTTCTAGCTGTTTAAAAATTAATATATTAGTACTTGGTACATGTACCTGGAATTTTCATTATGGAGATCCAGTTATTAATATGTCTTTACCTCTAATAATTTTAAATAAAGATCATCGACAATGTTATAGTGTTGTTTCAATCAATAACGAACGTATATTTGATAGTAATAACATTGTAAACCAATCATTAAAATCCCGTACACCAGATAAAAATGTGTTTTTGTTATCAATATTAAAAGATAAAAAAATCAAAAATGACGCGGACATTGAATTTATACGTATTGTTAAAGGGCAATCTATCATTGAAATGAATGAAATATTATATAATAAACAGTTAAATAAATTAAAAATGGCAGAACTGAAAATTCATGCATCTGAAAATGATATTGATATTACTTCTATATCAGGAAGACTTACCAAAGCCAAGTTAATAGATTTATTAATTAAAAATAATAAACTTACAGAATGATTTTATTGTTTCATTTGTTAATTATTATATAAATATCATAATATATGGGTAATAGTGAATCACATGTAGAAAATGTAGAAAATGTAGAAAATGTAGAAAATGTAGAAAATGTAGAAAATGTAGAAAATGTAGAAAATGTAGAAAAGATTATACCTATTATAAAAGAGCGTCAATATAAGATGATAGATCTAAATGTACCATATGCACAACTTGAAATGATAAAAGTGTTACAATCAAACTTTGATTATGAGGTTAAAGGAACTATATATTTTGATGATAATAACGAGTTTATAAGTTTTGCTGTTCGTACAGATAGTAGTGAAGTAAGTAGTTATAGTGAAAGTAGTTGGAGAATATGTTTTCATACACATCCAGATAATACTGCACGTAAATACGGTGTAAGATATTTTTCTCCACCATCTGTAGATGATATTATGGAAATATATGAACATAGTATGAGTTATGTCCCAAGTAATATAGCAAATAGTTTAGGTGAAATTAGTATTATTTTCACTAATGAAGGGATTTATATGATGCAAGTGGATCGAAAACGGTTTGCTAAATTTAATAAGGATAATATGCCTATTGAACTACTTGAAGAAATATTGAACGAAACATTCACTGAATTTGCTACACATAATATTCGAAATGGAATGGAAAAGATTACGAATAAAGTAATAGATATAGAAAATCCACAAATATCATTAAAAGACTATCAAGATATCCTTAGGTCTTTTGTAGATACAACAACCGAAGATTATGGTTTTAATATATCGTATCATACGTGGGAAAATTTAAAAAATGAGGGACTGAGTATAAAAGCATATAATTATTATATGTAATCATTCCCATTCACATCCAAGGTGATAATTATCACATCCCTTATCCAGTGTCTTTTCTTAAGGTATAAAAATGAATACTAATTTTGGATCTCTTTGTCGTAGTTTAAGTTTAAACTTAAACTTATAGAGAAAGTTGTTTCTCTTTCAATGTCATTTATAATATGAGGCAATGGATGTATTAGAATCATATAAAAATAACCTATCATAGGTCTCATAGTCAGGCTACTAACTACAACTTAGATGAGGGTAAGTACAAAAAATAGAAGTAGAATATGTTATTGATGTTGAACTCTTTGAACAAAACCTTAATTAGATAGAGAGCAATATTAGGATCTCGTTTGACTAATTTGCACAAGGACTTAGAAATCAAGGTAATCTAACAACACTAATGTATTTAGGTGGTATTTTTTTATTTGTAAATGAAATAGTCCCGTCACATTCAGAGCAACAATCTGAATCAAGACCAGGTTTTATTTTAGTTAATTTATTTACATAGATAGAATTGTCTTTAATTAAATCATAGTCTAAATTTGGATATAATTTAATATATTCCACAATCCTTTTTAGTTCATATTTATCTTCTTTATATTGATACTTTTTCCTTTCCCTGCTTTGCAGCTTTGAGATTGACAATAAGCAATTTGTAATTCGATTTTCAGATTTTGTTGTTGCTTTATCTGTTATTTTTTTCAAATATTCTTTATCTCTGTGTCCTAATGAAGACCAATTTTTTTCACATATTAAATGTTTTCTTGGACAAGTTTCAAAGTGTCTAATATTTTTACAATGCACTCCTTCTAGGCAATAATTAAAATTTATGGGATGAGACATATAACTTAGATAATAGTAAGTCTATAATAGAAACAGTTCTTTATATGTAGAATTATGATACATATAAAGAACTGTTGACTCAAAAATACTATCATGTCATTATTAATGATGGTATTGAAGATTATTTTATGTCCGATTTAACTCCAAATCAACTGATAACGGCAATTAACACTATATGTAATTTCGATGAAGAGCTTGTAGGTGAACCATATATGTATCATGACGCTGAGAAAAATATCAAATTCACATTTTGTTATAATAACACTGTGTTAGCAGAAGGATGGAATTGGCTATTCGATGACCGGGATGACTTATATAAGAAAGGGCGATTCTTATTTCCGTATAGCGAATACTATGTAAAGGAGGTGAACATGAAGTATATTAGTAAACAATAGATTAGATACAGTTTTATACCATTTAGACTAATTGTAGTCAAATCCGCGTCCAGTACTTTTTCTCTTCACTTTGGGCTTCCTTACAGGTTCTTTTTTACACAAATAAATGAAAATCTTAAGCTTATGTACAACAATAACACATATTTTGCCACGTTATTGTTCTGCATTTTCCAATGACAGTTAACTCTTTTGTTTTATATTTAGACAATAATTCCTTTTGTAAAGCTTCCTTTGTTGGAAAACCTTGAGGTATATTATATACAGATGATAATTGTTTTGCTAATAAGTGGCAATCGTCCATGTCTTCAGTTTCTACAAGGTCGATTATTTTTATTCCAATAAAAAATGATAGATTAGATTCATGTTTTATATTATGACCTCCTCCTGTTTCTATAAATTCTAGACCTTCAATATCAGATTTATATTGATATAATGAATCAGATAGGATATCAATATCATATTGTCCTATATGGACATAATAACCATGATAAATACTTGCATTTGTGTAATGTGAAGTATATACATTTTGAATTAGTGCAAATTCCATCCACATTTGATCTGGATAAAGTTCCTTCATTTTATTCTTGACATGTTCAGGAACACAAATAAGTTTGTCTGTTAATTGTAATTTTCCTTCTTTATTGATAATTAAGTCTTTCGATTTATCGAATAATCCATGAATACAATCCTATTGTATTCATGGACGGATAACGAATCACATGGATCTCCATACAGAGGCATATTGTATGTTTTTATATTTCCAATATTTGGACTGTCTTTAATGTCTCCATTATAAAATCCATAAATAAGTACAGGTGATGAGGTAACCATGATAGCTGCTATCCTCTTTCAATTTTCACAGAAATATCATTTCACCCACTCTGGTGATTATTCATTAGTAATATAAACTGGAGCATGGTTCATTCTCTTCTTTGGCAGATATTCATTCTCTTCTTTGGCAGATGTTACGTGGAAGTCGTGATGCTTTACACAGTCTATTAACAATATTGTTAATAGACTGTGTATTCTTTACATGTATATTGAAGAAAAACACATGTGATGTTGTGTTTTTCTTCAATTATTTCTATATCAGTATATATAATTCCTTACCATATATCATCTGTTCATTGTTGAATTAACTTCACTGCATTATTTGCCTCATTTTTGGAGTATAATGTTAGATAATAAACTCTCAGAGGATTATCGTTGATAGAACACTCCAAAAAGTATATGTGAAACTGATAGTGAAGTGTTTTTATATTTAATTGCATAATTGTCCAAATATCTCAGTTAATATAATAATATAACATTTTTCACAATATTGAAACTGTGGAAATTCGTCATCTACCTTAATTTTTTTAATTTGTTCACAGTTATCACAATGACCCATCATTTAAACATTAAATGATGATCATTTTTACTCAAGAATTGCACAATCAGTCATTAATTTAAATAGATTTATTTCTATTTGCCTTTTCATATAGTTCAATTCACAGGTATCAATATGTAATATATGGTCCAACTGATCCTTTATTTCAGGATATTAAAAATCATGTAAATAGTATTGGACTAAATTAAAATGTTATCTATAACATTCTTAGTGATAATAAGGAATGTTCATTATCATTATTACCTGCAGTATTACAATATAATATTGTACTAAATGACGAGGAAGCCGAAATCATCGTATCGTTGTGGTCTACAGCAAAAGAAAGAACAGCAGACCCAGGTTTTAATATTTATTATATATAATATAGACGAAATGTTTATAACTGTCAAAAGTTCAATTTCTGTAGCAGATTCATTTGACTGTGCATACAATATAGATATTAACTCTCTTTACTTATCAGATGAGGAATTATCTAAGCTCCAAAAGCTACAAACTCAATATGGAGTTACATTACATACAATCCCATTATGTTGCATTATTCATATGATGACTAATTATATAATAATAATGTTTTAATGTTTTAATGTTTTAATGTTTAATGTTTTAATGTTTTAATGTTTTAATGTTTTAATGTTTAATGTTTTAATGTTTTAATGTTTTAATGTTTTAATGTTTTAATGTTTTAATGTTTTAATGTTTTAATGTTTTAATGTTTTAATGTTTAAATGTTTAAATGTTTTAATGTTTTAATGTTTTAATGTTTTAATGTTTTAATGTTTTAATGTTTTAATGTTTTAATGTTTTAATGTTTTAATGTTTTAATGTTTTAATGTTTTAATGTTTTAATGTTTTAATGTTTTCGGCTTCTATTTCATGAATGTATTGTAAGATAGTATTTACTACAGGATCATCTTTAACTGTATGTGGATAATTGAAAGTATCATCATCAACATTTAATAGACATGTTCTAATAACTTGCGAAACATTATCTACAGCAACCACACGAATTCCATATATATCTTTGAATTCATTATATTCTTCTTCATTTCTTCTAGGAATAAGTACTAATTTAACTCCGGCTCTATGTGCTCCTTCTATTTTACATTGCAAACCACCAATAGCACATACATTACCATGTAAGTCTATCTCACCTGTCATTGCAATGTAATTACGAAATGGTTTTTTACTGAAATAAGAAACTATGGCTGTAGTGATTGCTGCTCCAGCACTTGGTCCATCTTTACTAGTTCCTGCAGCAGGAAAGTGTACATGTAGTGCATTTTCTCTCCATTCATCATTAATTCTCTTGTATTCTGACGTGTTTTTAAACATTGTCCAACTATTTGTTTTAGCACATATAACACTTTCTTTCATAACATCACCTAGTTTACCTGTGAGTTGCAAATGGTATTTTTGGTCAGATGGAGTATCATGGACTTCAATTATAGTAATACCGCCAGTACCAATACTAGTGGCATATAATCCATTAACCCATCCAATTTGAGACTTAGTCGGTATTTCTTTGATATGTATTTTATTTTTAGCACCTAATATATCATCTACTAAATCCTGTTTAACTATATATGGCAACTGGTATTCTGTTTCATTATAAATCTTACGTAAGTTAATTTCTCTTATAACATCAGTTAATTTATCCTTCATGTCCCGTACACCTGCTTCACATGTATATGTTTCTATTATATATCGTAGTAATTCATCACTAATTTGTAAATTATCATCAAAGAAACCATGAGACTTTAAAATTCTAGGTAATATATACTTTTTGGCAATTATTGTTTTGTCTTTAGGATTATATTGTTTAAAATTTATTTCATGGATACGATCCATTAAAATATTATCAATGACACTACTGTCATTATAACTAAGAATAATAAGAGCTTTGCTAAGATCCATGCTTACACCAAAATATCTATCCTCTATATGGTCATTCTGTTCTGGGTCTAAAAGGTGAGTTAAAACACGAATAATTTCATCGCCATGAGGTGTTCCAGATACCTTATCCAATTCATCAAAATATAAGATAGGATTCATAATTTTAGCGTCTTGTACATATTCCGCTAGTTTACCTTGTTGAGAACCAACATATGTATATCCATGACCTAATAAGAAACTTGCACCATTAGCTCCCCCTAAGCTAGTAAAATAGAATGGACGAGGATTGCCTTCTTCATCGATAAGACATTTAGCGATACCTTGTTTTGCTAAAGTTGTCTTACCTGTGCCCGGATAACCTTGGAATCCAAATATTACACCGGACATTTCACCATTAATCCATTGTGCTATAATTGATTCAATATTTCTTTTAGCTTTATCTTGTCCATAAATACAATCATGTAATGTATTATTAACATCATTTAAATAGGTTTTACGGTCACATTTAAACTTACTCCATTCATTGCATAAATTTTCTATTATAATAGTAATGGTGTTAAAAGACTCTAAATTAGTATCAAGTGTTTGCATCATTATTATTAGTTTATCAATATCTGTCTCGCTATGATAATTAGTCGATTCTAGTACGTTTTTCAGATTTTGAATATTATCTAAATTATTATCTTCTGAGGACTGATTACGTAAATAATCAGATACTATAAATTTAAATTCGACTATAAGTTCCCTAAATGTATCCATAAATTTAATTATTTTTTCTTTTCTAACGATTCCGAACGGAATTCTTAACAATCCATCAAGATAACGCGTAGCTTTATCGTTTCCATCCTTAGAAGACTTAATCTCTTTTAATTTATCCTTTGCTTTTTTCCGTGTGACGTCATCACATTTCATATTATTGATTCTGGTTTCATATGGTAAGACACTTTCATCAACTCCTATTTCTTTAATATCTGTTTTTACAAGTGTGTCAAATGTCTTTTGTAAGCTCCAATGTAATATTCCATACAATTTATTGAGTGTAGTTTCATTTTGCGATCTTAGTGTAGTAATAATACTTTGTGCATAATCGTATGTGTCCTCATCTAGTAGAAGAAGTGTTAAAATATGATATTGTCTCTTTAAAGGTGCTCTTAAAAAATCTTCAAGAACATGGCCTTTAGGGTTTAATTTTAGTTTATGTAACTCCTTAAGGTCATTGCCAACCAAATTTACTAAGGGTGTAATGTCAAGACTTAGGAAATCTCTAAGGGATATTTGATCTATATAACGATTAAGTATTACTTCGTCTTCGCCATGTTTATTTGTAGCTAATTCTTTAAATTCGTTTAATTTATCTGCCAATGTTCCGCGAATTCTAGCTATATTTAGAGGGTCTTCTCTAAAGTATCCTCTAATGGTAAATGATTTACCCAGTAATGGTAGAATGATTTCGGCTCCATGTATTTTAAGAGTTAGTGATTCAGTATAACACATAGATTTTAAAACTTTAATTTCATTTATATTAACTGTACTCGTTTTAACAAGTACAGGTATAAACATAGTGTTAAATAACCTTAAAAAATTTCGATGCCTTTCTGCCATACCAAGATCCCAACAATCACCACCAAATAATCGTAATATATCATAACAGCGACTAGCACCACATAATTTTACTAATTCTGTTACATTATAATGCAACCAACTTATAAGATATCCTATGTCTGGCAATGTATGCAATAGTCTTATATTAATTGGTTGTTGAATATTACAATATGTATCAATTAATTTATTTGCCTTTTCCATATAAGTACGGTAATGTTCAGAATCAATTACACCATTGATGTAATTATTGTTAATGTTATTCGTAACAGATACCATAGTATTGTATATTATATCTAAATTGGTATTAAGATGATGAATAATTTTCTTCTTATTACGATAAATTTGTTGAAATGTAACAATCGCTTTTAAATGCTTATAACCCAAATCTGGCATAATATAGCTAGATGAGTTTTTTCTATTGTTTAGAGGTCTATAAGGATGAAGCGACATTAATATAATTAATGTTATTTTTTAAATACAATAATTAAAAATAAAGTTAAATCATATCATCTAATATTACATCACTAATGTCATTATTCTAAATTACGAACTGATATGTAGTTGTTTCATTTCAACAAATACATTTAACCGGTTCCCTTTGATTGAAACTTATGTGCATATATTTTTGTCATCTAATCCAATATCATGTGGTATATTTACCGCTTCTTTATATATTAAAGTAATCATTTTCATTCCCATTTTCATTCCCATTTTCAGTAATATAATTTTTTGCTGCACACAATGTACTAAAAAATCCTTGAACACGTGTGAGCCCATAATTATAAACAACATAAATTGCTTCCATATAATTATAATTATCAATTTGTTACTAAATACTTTATTAATCAAACTTATATAATGCATTTTCTAAAATATCGTCAGGTTTTATAGGAAACACTATACGGTAATTAACTATTAAGTCTCCATAAACCCCATAATTGTTTAGAACGGGCATACCATGACCAACTAAAACATGTTTTTCGTCGCTCGCTCCTATATTTACAGGAATATCAACAACATTTTGTCCCAAAAGTGCGACTTTTATAGTATTTCCAAATAGGGCTTGATACAAGCTAATATTTAATGTTAAAAAAAGGTTACAATTTACTCTTGAAAACAATGTATTATTAACTTCAATAATAGTGACCGGACATACATTAATATGTGTGCCTATATTATTAAACATATCAACTAATATAACCTGTCCAGGCATTGTTCCTGCAGGGATATTGACCTGTCCAGTACATTTTTCATTAGATAAATTATGATATACTGTTTTTTTACACCCTGAATATAAGTCATTTAATGTACATTCTATATATGGGTCTTCTGTTTGTTGATAATATGATATATAATTTACAAGTGTATCATATGCCTCTTGTAACTTAATAAACTGTTCTGTGTTATCGGCACCTGTCTTATATTCCTTTGAATCTGGATGGTATTTTTTACAAAGTATTATATATTTCTGTTCTAATATTTCTATTTGTTTTGATTGGGTATGTTCAATAAAGGTTGGTTCTAATTGCATAAATGACATACAGGAATTAATGTCCATTTATTATTCCTTAATAAATTCCTTTAATAGAAGTCGTTTTCCTAACTTAAAATCCTTATTCTTATAAATTGCAGACAATTTTGGATATAATGTCTGTAATAGATTTGGATATTTACCACTTTCTGTAATAACACCTAAACTATCTGTTAAACATTTCATACTTGCATAACGGATGTCCTTTGATTGTGTTTCATCATTAATTTCAAATATAAGAGTATTTAATAATGTATCTGTTAATTTTGACTCATTACTAAAACGTTTTTTAGGTCCAATAAGGCCCGGATTTTTATCATTAAATGGATATGAATAAAGATGTGCAAATAATAAACATGTTGTATTACGATGTTGTCGTGTTCTTGTCACACCATCGATTATCATAGTATCTTCCAGTACTAAAGGATGTTCAAAAATATCTATGGCCATTTTACAGAATTTGATTCGGATCGCGTTTTCTATTTTATCAAGACGTTGAATAGTAAATAATACTTTTAAATACTGTTTTATCATATTAGGGATTTGTATAATCGTATCAAAAAACAATTTAACAATTGCACCAATTTGATTATCAGGTATATTCATTTGACCAATCTGTGCAGCGGTTAAAATAGTGCCATCTTTTCCAGTGGTTACTGAACTAAAAGCTTTCTTAATATCTGATAGAATACGGTCGTCTCCATGTTTCTCGTGTGCGGCTATCCTCATAATTCGAGCACTTCTAACTGGTTGTTGTTCGTTACAGGCTTGATTAAATTCAGTGTTAAGTTTATTGATATATGGTTCTTTTAAACAACATGATGGCATTTTGTATGTAGATATTAAATTGGTTAAACTTATTGGATGTTTAACTGTACCAGGATTAAGAGAATAGAACTCTCCTAGACTATATCTAACAGGTGTTAGATTAGCAGATGCTTCATTAAAAAATGTCTCAGATTGCATTACAATAAATAATGTGATCAATTTATTAAATATTTTAAACTCGATATGTAAATATTTTAAACTCGATATGTAAATATTTTAAACTCGATATGTAAATATTTTAAACTCGATATGTAAATATTTTAAACTCGATATGTAAATATTTTAAACTCGATATGTAAATATTTTAAACTCGATATGTAAATATTTTAAACTCGATATGTAAATATTTTAAACTCGATATGTAAATATTAACTGTCCATATAATTATGTCACCACTATATGGACATAATTTTACACACGTTTAAAAACATATTTATTTAAGAAATTAAGATCAATGTCAGCTATAAACACCCATCAAAATAATGGCTTAAGTTTTATGGATAAATTTTTACTGGAATCATTATTAAAATTCTTTAATGAGCCATATAATTTTAATATACTGCACCGTTATCGAAGTGCTAAAAAAGGAAAGACTAACATATCGGTCAGTCTATTAGATTGGTTTATTGTTAATTATGCCAAAAAAAATGGCATACAATATGAAATTAAGAAATATGGAAGACGTAAAACTATTCTTGTAGAACAATCATATACAGCCGCACTCTATGCTCATAAAAAGCTATATTTTGATCCCTTCGCACGGGGAAGCAAACAGGGACAAGATCTTATAATATACAATGATCAAGGTGTAGAAATATCAACGGCTATACGCCAAATGAATTTTTTTCGTTGGGCTATATCAAATGGTGTAATAGAATATATAGATAAACATGTAGATGAAATATACAAAGACATGAATAAACGCTCAAACAGAGGAAGAAGGAAACCATCAAATCATAAGAAAAAACAGCTCTCAGTCTCTGCATGCAAGTCTCTGGGGATACATTCGGTTAAGATGACTGTAAAGTTTGAATGAGTTTGAATGAATTTGAATGAGTTTGAATCAGTTCTTTTTACAAAAATTAAATATAATATAAATTAATTAATATGTCTTATAGCAACTTATTATATATTTTAACGGTAATATTAATGACGTTGATGGGTATTGAAGTTGTTTATTATTACTTTTTTCAAAATAAAACAAACAATGGTCGAAAGTATTTTATATATGAATATTTTAAGGGAATTGAAAAAACATTAAATAGTATCGATAAAATATATACAAATATAGGATGGGATGTATTATGGAAGGTAATAATGGGTTTTAAAAGACAAAAGGGAGGAGTTGATTATATGTTTATGCCAATGCAACCTCGTAATATTGAAATAAATGACGTAAATGATATATTTAATGCATTAAATATTGATCATGCTGGGATAATGATTGATATTATTGACCATGATAATGCGATTATTAATCTTAATAGGAATCAGGTAGATTTACATGATCATGCAACCCAAAATTCTATTGTAAAATCATATTCTAATCTGAAACAATGGATAGATAATAACAAAGATTATGTTATATCTAATGACGAATCTATTAAACAAATCAAAGAATATTTATTTAAAAAATATAAGACAGAAAATATAGACAATATAGAAAAAGCATATTCTGTAATTAAAAGTATGATGAAAAAAAATGGACATTTAGTATCAATTAATAAAAATGAACTAGATGTTCTGGCTCATGTATGGTCTCGTATAAATGCTCCTATAAACAAAGAAGTAAGAGAAGAATTAGTTAATAATTTAATAGAACAGTTGACTGAATGCAGTATTAATATAAATATGGATCATGCTAGATGTTTAACGGGTAGAATATCACGTATAATTCAATCTCTTGAAAGTATAGACAAGGAAAATATTGTTAATATCACATCTGTTGAGATGGTTAAGAATGAACTAAACAATAAGATACCAGTATTAATTGAAAATTATACTGTTAATTGGTCACATGAACAACAAGATAAATATGATAATGGTAACATAGAGTTAGCAGATAAATTGCGTTCTCATATACATGATGAATTATTTAAGGATTATGTTAAATGTAATATATTTAAACCAGATACATTTGAAACATTAATTAAACCATATTTAAATGAAATATAACTTAAATGCTTTGAGTTTTTTCCAAATAATTACTCATTGTAAAGTAAATAACTCTATCATGGATATACGCTAATTATGAGTTTAATAATAATGATTGGTATTTTCCTTAATGCAATCATGACAATACATACATTCGCGATTAATATCAATATTAATCGCGAATGTATGTATTGTCATGATTGTAATAAATATTGGGCTAGTATTACTGATCAAGATCTAATGACTCTAATTGCCCATAGATTTCCTGAACTTAAATTTTTAGCAATTAAATGTAATCATATGTCAGTATGTAAAAACGGTATTTGTTATAAAGATAATAATGGTATGGAAGATAATAGATTGAACTTAAAATTATTACCAATTACAATATTGTAATTGTTCTTTAATATTCTCTATCGCTCCCCGTTATTAGGATCCATGACAATAATAACTACTACTAACCTTATAAATATTACATTACTAAATGTAAGGGAATAAGAGTAAAAGATGGCATCTTTTAATTTATATGTCAATCAAAAGGATGCCATGAAATCTGAACGCGTTTGTCATATCCTTTATCTTGGAATACATATCCATGAATTTGTATTTTGTTTAACTGCAAGTTCATTGATTTCGACCGTAGGCGTTTTCACATATTGCAATGCATACCCATTTTGTTGAACAGCAATTTTACATATTTCATCAGTTTGATTTTTTACATATTGTAGTGCCGTACCTAACTGTTTTACAGCTAGTTTACAGATATCCTCTGTTTGATGTTTTACATATTTTAATGCACTACCATTCTGATGGACTATAAGTTTACATATATCATCGTCTTTCCACATTTCATGGTTCATAAAATGAACAGGAGTATCAAGTATAATTATTTTATCTGAACGATACTTATTAGGAAATATAACTGTTTGTGCATCACGTGGTATGTCAACTGTACATACGTGGGTATATCCTAATCCAGCCCACCTCATCACATCTGTAGATTCACAATAATATATTCCTCCTGCTACACAGTCGCCTTTTTTTACTGAAAGGAATTGTATCGATATTTAAACCAACTTTCAAGTGTAACCCTCTGTTAATCATGTCCCAATTAACCCATTTAACATATATAGTTTTATTTTTAATTGCGTGTACATTCATTATGTACAAAAATTATCGATCAATTTTGCGTGAATATTACACTAGACCCTTTTTTATCAATACCTACAGTTGTATATTAGCAGTCGTTAAAGAAAATTTAATTTGTTCTATATCGTATGAAAAAAACAATAATTAAGATGAATTGATGTTTGACAATAATACTTATGACGAACAACTCTAGTACAATTATAACCTGTTATTCGTCAACGTACGAGTAAATATAATAGTTTATTATATTTACTAATACTTACGCTAATCCGAAAAGAGTTGGAGTCACAAGACTTTCCATTGTCCTTACTGGGAATTGGGTGGATGACCATTAAATGTAGTATATTTTGAAGTTCTGGTAATTTTCAGCAATTGAGTTCTCCGAGTGTTTACTATTTTAGTTTCTTCAATTTTAGCCTAGGTATTGTAAGCTGTTTTATGGTCTGTAAATATTTTATTGTATTTGCTCCTTAAAGATTTAGGATAGTTAATTATACCATCTCGCTTATCTCTTAATGGTTTTGTTTTACGTCTACGTTTAGGACGTTGAATCATATTATTACTGTACTTTATTAAGTTTATTTACAGCGCTATCATACCCGTTTTTCACTATTTCTAATTGTTCGTTAAATCGAATAATATCATTTAAATAATTACTATAGAACATGATATGTCATTTTAATTTTGTCCATATTGTAAATCATCTAATTGTGCGAATAAATTTCTTTCTTGAGACCCTACAATCGTTTCAGATTTATCGTTTATCTACACGGCTTACCAGTTGAACTAGTAGTAATAAGTCCATCAACTTGTACAGTACAGGTCAACCATATAAACAGTAAGCAAATTAACAATATAAATATAAACTCCATTTCTACATTATCCATTATATATAATGAATAAATGTAGAATGAATTGCTGTTGTATTCTGGGTTGTCTGATAAACTATACTAATATATCATAACATGAAATATTTATCATGAATGGCTTTTTTAATCTATTTTCTACTGGCTTTTAAGTAATAAAATTTTTAAATTTTTTGCAGAGTATAATACTATAAATAATGCATTTTATTTAAGGATTAATCCTTAAATAAAATTGATCAATCTTACATATTAATGAATACTGCAGAGTCATCATATAAAAAGGTTGTACAAGCGTATAATGAACGAAATCCTACCTCCATAAATTCTAATGGAACACACCCATTACATAGTACATGGGTGTTGTGGTCTCATCCACCTGCATCAGTATCTAATAACTGGGACATTAATAGTTATGTTAAACATTGTACAGTTAGCACAGTGGAAGATTTTTGGAATGTCTTCAATGGTATGAAATCACTTGTCAATCCGGACATGTGGTTTTTTATGCGTAAAGACATTCCACCTATTTGGGAACATGATATAAATAAACAAGGTGGTCGTTATAAATTTAAGATCCATGGTGACAAAGTTGATAATGTTTTTCTTAATCTATGTGTTCATTTAGTAACAGAACATATATGTATTTCATCATCAGATTCTATCTTTATTAGCGGTGTATCTGTATCACCAAAACAAAAAGAACAATCTACCGTAAGTATATGGGATATAGATTCATCTGTTAATGATAGTAAGAAATTTGCTAGTAATATTAATGGTATTGATTTTGTAACAGGTCTCTATGATGATCATGCATCATCAAAGAGTAGAAGTGAACGCCCTCGGTACGGAGGAGGCTATTCTAATAGTAATGGGCGTGGAGGTAAAGGTGGACGAAGTAATGGTCGGGGAGGCGGGGGACGACGTAGTGGACGAGGAGGTTATCGATATTAAAATAAAGAAAAATGAACGGAAGTATTTTTTATGAATGACTACAATAAGTTTACAAAACATTAATATAGGCGATTATATTCAAGGAACAACATATACATATTCTCAAAAATATATAATGTCTGAAGGATATGAAGAATATAATACTATAAAAAAAGGCATTGTTGTTCAATGTAGCAAAATATCATGCGAACACGTTTTGATTAAAAAAGATGATGGTGAGGTTGTATCTGTTTGTTTAGACCCTGGTTCAAGCGGTGGTTGGTGGATAGAAAGATTATAATCATATGATAATTATGTTATTATACATTCTTATTAATTTCTTAATGTTATATGAAAGTCTGCAATACAAATATTAACACTATTGTTATTGTTAATATTTCTATTACTTATAGTCTTATTAAAACTTTGCATTTTTACAGATACAAATTTGTAAAAATGATCACAACAAACCTTCACTAGTACTAACTACTTAATTCCTATCAATGGCACATGGTAGTCTAGCAAAAGCAGGAAAGGTTAAAAACCAAACTCCAAAGGTAGATAAACAAGAAAAGAAAAAAAGTTTGACAGGACGCGCTAAGCAACGCAAAAAATATAACCGTAAAATTGTATCTAATACAGATAAAAACGGAATTCTAAATCTAAGTAGATATAAATCTAACTCATCGCCAAACAAGAAAGACTAATTTAATTTATTTACTTAATTTATTTACTTAATTTATTTACTTACTTAATTTACTTAATTTATTTACTTAATTTATTTACTTAATTTATTTACTTAATTTATTTACTTAATTTATTTACTTTATTTAATTTATTTACTTTGGATCCAATGTCCTCGGAAAATTGAATTTTCCAAATCTTGACAGTAGTTTGGAACATCATTCTAACAAATGCCATCAATTAGCAACAATAATAATAAGGATAAAGCCGAAGAACAACGTGTTAATAACATTCGCATCAATCACCGTATGTTGTGCGGAGCATATAAATTTCATATCATGTATGATGAAGCAGATAAGAAAGTACTTGGTTTTAAGGATATCAATCGCTATAACTTGAATCAATATGATTCAAGTGTGTCTCATTCTGACCTTGTTCTAAAAAATTACCTATCTTATCCGGAACTTTACAACGGAAATAAAGTTCCGGGATGTAATGCCAAAGAAATTCTAAAACACACTAAATCATGGGGGCTAATGTCTCTATCAGACTGTCCTCGTCATGTAGTTGATATCAGAAAAAGACGCATGAGCATGTTTAATATCCGATACAAGAATTACATTAAAGCGACTACTCTTGGTCTTTAAGAATTAATTCTTCAGTATCATCTTTTTTTGTGTTTTTGCGTCTCTTTCTCTTTTTTTGTTTCTCTTTCTGTTTCTCTTCTCCATTAATGAGTTCAGCTGCGTTTTTGTCCGCTTTAATAGCCTTTGCTGCAGTAACTTCTTTTGATTCAGGTTCGTTAGTTCCTTCTTGAACCTGTTTAAATTCTTGAATTTCTTTTTTAATACGGTCACGTTTTCTTTGTTGGAGACGCTTTTGTAATTTACTGGCAGGATCATTTGTTTGAGAATCTGCCATATTCTTTTTTCTTTCCTGGTAATGAGCATCTTTATTTCTCATACCTTCATGATATTTACCCATAAGATCATTTAGTGCAGGTAACATATAATCTTGATCTTGAATTTCATCTGCCTCAAAATCTATAGGAAACCATGTTCCTACACTAACAACATATGCACTTATAGCTTCTTCTATATTACTACGAACATACTCGCATCTTGCAGCTGCTTCCTTATATGATCCGTATGCACCGCGTATTTTTATGCCACGTACACTTGTGTCATCTCCATGAGCATCATCAAATTCGTTATCTGTCTGAACACGATTACTAGAAATAAATATTTTATATTTATCTAAAATTTCTTCTTCGTCCAATGTATATTTACGATGACATTCCTGTACAAATTCATCCTCATCAATTAACATATTTGCAAATTTATCATGTAATATTGTATATAAATGTTTATCTTCTTCATCTGTGGACATCTTTAATCTATCTAGAACAGAATCTATTTTTTTTCTCATATCAACCTGTAGTTTCTTCGCCATGTGTGTAGATTGGGCTACAATTTGTTGATTTATATCACGTACAAGAAACTTGTTAACATAATATAAATTTTTCATTAAGACCCTGTCTTGTGGGTTAACAATTGAAACGACTGTGTAACGTTGACCGTTGATTTCTGGATCTTCTCTTAAGTAATCAGTTTTTCTATTTTCTGTCATTAAACAATAAGGAATTATCTTTTTAAGATGTCAACGAAAAAGTAATTTAACAAATTTTTATTTTACTATATAGATTATATGTTGAATATTAATGCTTCAGAAGTCTTTCGTAGAGCGATTAAATACTTAGTAGAAGGGTTGGCTGTTGCTGCAGCAGCCTTCTATATACCTCGCAAGAAAATGAATTTACAGGAAATTCTTATGATTGCAGTAACCGCCGCAGCAGCCCTATCTGTTTTGGATTTATTGGCGCCATCAATTGGTAAACATGCAAGACATGGTGCAGGATTTGGTATCGGAACAGGTCTAGTTGGGGCCAATAAAATGCCTTTCCCTGGAATACCAGGATTATTATAAGATATTATCAATAAATAATGAAGTATTATTCATATTAGTTTAGATAATTACCTAAACATCCGGATGTAATTAAGTCCATAATTATCTTTAATGTAAGATAATGTTTGTTTCCTAGCATCTTTTTAGATGTTTAGATGTGATGAGGAAAGAGACCTTATGGAGTACAGTGAAGGGTCTTTAAAAATAATTAACAAATAAAAATTTCCAATATTTCCATCAAATTTTAAGTCTTTAGTTACAATAAATTCTGATTTAGTTGTTATTCTAGCATGTTAATTGTTTCTGGATCGTGGACACACACCATCCGCTGACCCGTATCCGCGTGACATTCCGGTTGAGAAGTGTTGAGCTAACTACCATGGGTCAAAAAAAACATAAGTATAACATTTAATCTACCTTTGCCATCACTCATCATTAATTTAAATGGTATTTTTAGTTTAATTATGTCTATCCTTCAATATATTTAATTTAATAAATTCACATTTTGGTTTATTAAATCATATTATATAATTAATATTTTTTATATATAGAATTAGCTATACCTTGCATGCTTGCATACCTTTCTCTGACAGGCATATCAGCCCATAACTTAAGATAATTTACAATCATATTTCTACCCTTTTTTAATATATTTTTATAGGATAATTTTGTAGTTTTTTCCAATTGGAGAACTTTGTCTGGATTACAAAAAACTAATTCCATTGTTCTCTGCCCACCGGTATGATAGAATGAATCATTATTGTATGCAAACTTATTGGTTGCTTTATAATATGTAATGACATAATCTTTGTAATATGTATCCAAACCTTCTTCTATATCATCAGGTCCTTTAATAAAAGTTGATTTAACTTTTTTTGTTGATTGTAATATATCTATTTTTTTAAGTATTTCGTCTCTGGGACAAAATATGTGTTTCCTAAAATGCAATGGTAAAGGCGTCGCGTCGCGGAAAGTCACCCATCCTGAATCTTGTTCCATATCACAAAAGTCTTTTTTATGAAGTATATTATTTGGTGAATTTTGATCAAAAGCAGTATTTATATAATTATTTCTGTCCATACCATGTTGATATATAATTATATCTTTTTTAGTGGTAAATGTATATAGATATGGGTTTTTATATTCTATACCTACAGAAGTTAACCGTGTACTTACCAATAAAATGAATAATTCAGATACATTCTTATTCATACTAAAATATGCTGGAATATTAAAATTATCTATTTTATGTATTGACCCATGATAGATTGTAGTACCCTTTGGCAATAAATACGTATGTATATCATTTGCTAGGCCAGTATATCCAAATGTATTAGAAAATGAAGGCAAACTACCAAATTTGTCATATAAATCTGCTTTTACTATATCAGTTGATTTCTCTTTCTTACTTGGTTTTACTGCTTTTACTGCTTTTACTGCTTTAACTGCTTTAACGGGTTTAACTGGTTTAACGGGTTTTATGGGTTTTACTGCTTTAATGGGTTTTACTGCTTTAACGGGTTTTACTGCTTTAACGGGTTTTACTGCTTTAACGGGTTTTACTGCTTTAACGGGTTTTACTGCTTTAACGGGTTTTACTGCTTTAACGGGATTAACACTTGAATTGTGTCTACCACAGTAATTTGTTCCTGGTTTAGTATTTGCTGTACATTGTAATCCTTTTTTCGGACCAGATTTATAAAGGCTTAAACACTTAGGCATTATATATATATATTAATTTTCTAGAATTGATATTCTGTTTGATAATTCATCTTGTTGAGTTATAAACTCAAGTTTATACATTGGCCCAGTTTGTGATTTGTTTATTGGTTCTTCATAATAAATATCCAGATCAGATAATTCTACATTATCATTATCATTATCATTATCATTATCATTATCATTATCATTATCATTATCATTGTCATTATCATGTTGTTTTGATATTATTCTTTTTTTTCTAGAAATATTTATTCTATCTACAGGATCTAATGTTCTTATAGTTAAATTATCGTCATCGTCTGATAATATATCGATAGTCATACTATCATCATGGTTCGTATCAAGATGTGTTTCATAATCTATTATATTGATAGTAGTTTTGTCGTTATTATCTAAGGTTTTGTGTATTTTTCTATCTGTATTGTCATCATTGTTATTTACGTGTATATCAATAGTTATATTATCTTTATCGTCAGGTAACTGTTTATCTTGTATTTTAATAGTAATATCGTCCTTATTAGTTAAATGTTTATCTTGTATTTTAATGATAGTATTTTCATCCTCTGTTAAATGTTCATCTTGTATTTTAAGGATAGTATTTTCATCCTCTGTTAAATGTTCATCTTGTATTTTAATAGTAGTATTGTCATCCTTATCATTTAAAGTTATATTGTCATTTCTATGATTTACATATGTATTTTGTATTTTTATGGTCATATTATCGTCCTCATTGCTTACTTCATCGTTTAAAATGTTATGCATTATCTTTGAATCATGTGAATTTACATTTATTGGAATTACAAGTATTGAATCTTTTGAATCTTTTGAATCTTTTGAATCTTTTGAATCTTTTGAATCTTTTGAATCTTTTGAATCTTTTGAATCTTTTGAATCTTTTGAATCTTTTGAATCTTTTGAATCTTTTGAATCTTTTGAAT